ATATTCATTCTAAGTTCTTTTTGTTTATCTTTCTTTACTTTGTAGTCAAACATTTGCTTTTTGTATTGCTTTCTAGATTGTAGAAGAGAAGATAGAATTGTCAGATAGTAAGATTCTTCTACTTCTTTTCTTAGATATAGGGCTCCACTTATTGTGACGATAATCTTTCGTTGAGAAACTAGTTTTAGAAAGTCTTTTCCACTAATTATTTTTTCTTCTAGTTGGTTGGCTGTTTCGTTGTATAGATTTAGTTTGATTTGTGGTAAAGATGAGAATTTATCTTTGTTATAACAATATTGGTAAGCAACTTCTTTATCAACTAACCCAACGAAACTATTTGGACCAATGTTATAGGTTAGAATTAACGATGGATATAGACTTGAGAAATCAAAATCTACTACCCATCTATACAAACCAGGGGATGGTTCTAGGACAAAAGCTCCTACGATTTGTTTCTTAGTAGTGCTATAAGTTAGGGTCTTAGCAGCCAGATTCATATTCTTTAAGTACGATAGTATGAGTCCATCAACTTGACCAATCGTTGTAAGGCTACAACGAAACGTAGTACAACAAATTCTTCTTAGTTCATTTTGAAGCGAGATTAGTAAAAGTTTGTTTTCTAATTCAAGAAGTAAAGAGATATCCTCTTTGTTATATAAGATGAATTCTTTTGAATATTTCTCGTACCATAGATACCATCTTCCTCCATGATCTACTTTTAGTTTTCCCTTTCCTAGCTCAGCATTAGCAATAAATTCCAAACTGTAGCTTTCTTTTCTTTCCTGAGAAAATCCTTCGTATAGAGTTTTTAGATCTAAACATACAAATCCGGCGACCTGAAGAAGATTTCCAACTGGTCGAACATTATGTAAAGGAGACAACATATTGGGGTCTAAGCCAAGTCTTTCCATTCTTTTCGTAATGTAAGTAAGGTCATAACTTAGATTCCATCCAGAGATAACGTCTGGATCTATTTCTTTTAGTTTCTGAGAGAATATTCTTAACATATCTTCTTCTTTACTAACAAAAATTGTATCTTCTATACTCGTAGCAGAAGAATGGTCAAACTCTCCAGTATCATAAAAGATCGTTTCTATTTTATTCGTTTTGTAGTTAGAATAAGAGATAAGAACAATTGGATCATTGGCTGTTTCTGGACTGGAGAATTCTCCGCTTCGAGAATACACCTCAATATCTATGAACATTATATTTAGATCGATTGTTGGCTCTTTATCTTTCTTTTGGTGGTAGTAATCTAGAGCGTGTTTGGCGTCTAGACCGATATCAGCTTCATATGATATACTGGGAATTGTTTCTTCTGGGGGTTTGTTTTTTGTAATAACGGGTTGTAAGTCCAAGTAACTTAGTGCTAATTTTGGTACTTTGCCTTCTTTTGGAACGTAGTAATAGTAATCTAAGGATGGGTGTGTATAGATTTCTTTACAACCGGTTTTGCAATCTCTAAAAATGTACACAACGTTATAAGAAACAATCTGAATATCCAACAAAGCATATCTCTCTGAGTAATATTTTTCTGGTATTCGATATAAGCATTTGTTATCTTGGATTTGAATCTCGCTGCTTTTTACTTGTTTCTCGTTAACTTGTTGGTTATTCTCGTTACTTAGTTTTGGTTCTTTTCCAAGAAAAGAAGCTATAGTTCTAAAGTCAGAAGAAAAGATACCTTCTTTATCTGGATTTCGCAAGATATAACTAGGGTGGAATGTCACAAAGACAGGATACTCAACTCCATGAATCTTAGTCCTATAGAAAGATCCTCGAAGTTGAGTAATACTTCCCCCAGTTAGACCGAAAGCAGAACATGCAGATGCTCCCATTAAGACTATTAGTTTTGGATTGCATTTAGAGATAAGCGCCAGTACGTTCCTTTTACAATTCTCAATGGTTTCTGGATCTGGATTTGTGGTTCTTCCGTCTGGTCCTACTGTCTGACATAACACAACGTTACTCAGCAGGTAGTTACAAGTTTCTAAGTTATATATTTCAAAGAATTTTCGAAATACTTTTCCGGCTCTTCCAATAAGAGGCCTATGAGTTCTAACCTCTTCGTAACCCGGATTCTCAGCTATGAAAACAACTTCTACCATAGATAGATCATCTGGACAATTGCATTCCGCGATACAAGAGGGGGCTTGCAGAAGTCGGCATCTTGAGCAATCCGAGAACCTTGAAGAACGAATTGAGAACACTGAGCATCTCCTTGTATGTGTATTAGTTTTCCTTCTTTTTGTTCTGGTGGTATCTTTTACTATCTTTCTGAAGAAAAAAAAGAAGGGGGAGTAACCCCCTTCTGGTTCTGCTAGAAGTTTGCCCTAACAAGGATAGCCTGGTCTGGATCTCCGTTCCATTCGTATTCAATTCCATATTTTTCTAATTTCTTGCATACTATCTTTCCAACTTCTTTGGCATCTAGACCAATGATTCCGAATTTCTCAGTGTGTAATGGACCATACTGGAGGTACAGTTCACCTTCCTTGAGAAAAGATCGATGACTTTGGCGGTTCCAAAAAACACATCCATTAACTTTTTTACCCTTCTCATATAAATTTTCTGCGGTGGTAGCTAGTTCATAACCTGCACAAGTTGTGCAACATAGAAAATTCATCCTAGCTAGCAATTTATCTTCTTTTCGAAGATCTTTAAAGGCTTTCTTCAATCGTTCTAGAGTCGAACAGACTTTTTCTGGGTTTACTTTTCGTTCTGATCTTCGCATTTCTAGTTTCCTCCTTGTAAGAAAGTTCGTAGTTCTTTTTGCATATGATACTCGCCCATGCTGTTGATTTCTTCACAATTTTACATATCGATATTGTTTTCTTCTCTTAGTCTTTATTCTCTCTGTTTTGTAAAATTAAGTTAATGACCATATCATAAATTTTCTTATCTTTCTTACAAACTTCTAACATTACTGGATCTGGTCCTATTTCTTTGATCCATCGAAGAGCTAGCTTTGGCTCGCTAATTCGTTTTTGGAGTATAGCTTTATCTTCTGGCCACCTTTCGGCCCACCACAAAATCCAGAAAAAACAAGTGATTCGATCTCGCATTATGTCCTTATCTTCTGGCCACGTTTGTGCCCACTTACAAACCCATTCGTTTTCACTAACTCGATCTCGCATAATATGTCTATCTTCTGGCCACTCGTCAGCCCACCAATAAGCCCACTCACTTTCAGTAACTAGGTCTCGCATCATATGCCTTTCTTCTGGAAATAAGTCAGCCCACTTATATGCCTCCTCGCTTGTGTTAATCTTATCTCGCATTGTGTCCTTATCTTCTGGCCACCTTTCAGCCCACGCAAAAGCCACTTCTGAGGCTGTAATTCGATCACAAACTTCGTGTCTTCTACTAGGATTGGAGCAAGCCCATTCAAAAAGAGACCATTCAAAATTTACATTAGCTCTGTCTCTCACAATTTTTTCTCTCCTTGTAAGACAAGTTCTAGCGCTTTTCTATAGAGTTCTTTATCTTTCTTACAAACCTCTAGTATTAGCGGGTCCGGTCCTATTTCTTCGATCCACCGAAAAGCTACTTTTGGCTCACTAACTAACTTTCGCATTATAGCTCTGTCATCTGGAAATTCAACAGCCCATCTAAATGCCCAGTAACTATCATTGATTCTATCTCGCATTATGTCCCTATCTTCTGGCCATTGATAAGCCCACATGAATACCCAAATGGAGTCCCAGACCCGATCTCGCATTAGATCTCTATCATCGTTCCAGCAGCATGCCCATCGATACGCCCAGTAACTATCATTGATTCTATCTCGCATTATGTCCTTATCTTCTGGCCAATGGATGACCCACTCATATGCTTCGTATGCCTCATGTATTTGATTTCGTATAATATCTTTATCTTCGGGCCATTGGTTAAGCCACATGATCGCAATTTTTGTTTTATTAATTAGCTTTCGCATTACGTGTCTATCTTCAGGCCATTGCTTAGCCCAGTGGTAAGCCAATAATGGCTGGACAATTTGACTTACTACAGAGTGCTTTTTGTCTTTATGGTGAGCTAATGATGGGTGGGCAATTTGACTTACAGAGTACCTTTCGCCCTTGTTTGACGCTGCCCAGTAAAGTACTTGGCGAGAATGTTGCAATTCTCCTTTGTCTAAGTATTCTTGGAGAATATCAGTTATCTCATAAATGTAATCTTCTATGTTTTGAATGAACTCGCGATTACTTATATACCTGTCAACTTTTTGGATTCTAGATTCTAGTTTCCTAGTTAGAGCTAGGTGTATTCCTTGTTCATTGATGACTATGCTTAGTTCTTCGTTGGGAGGAAGAGATTTTATGCCTAAGATTATTTCCTCAATTTCTTTATCTTTTTCGTTCATCTTTCTAGCTCTCTTTCTTGAAACTAGAAATTAGTTTCTCCTTGTTCTCCACTGACCGCTTTCGGATCAGATCTGGTAAGGGTATTCCAGTAAGCACTAGGAGTAGTTATTATTACTAGGCTTGTATCTGACCTATAGTTGCAAGTATAAAATATAGGTGGGGGCGTGATACTATACCAAACTGCTTGGATACAGATATGGGCTTTGCAGTAAGGATAGGTGTCTATTTGTATGTACATAGTTCTTTCCTCTTCTTTTTGTTGTCTTGCGACGTTTCCTTTCTTTCGTTCGTTTTTTTTCTTAAGCTTTCTCGTTAGTCTCAATTTCTCGAATTATAGGACCAGTCGTTAAGACATTTTCGATTTTGATAGTAACCTTATGGTCTCTACCTTTTAGTAAGAACCAAAGCTTTTCGTACTCATCATCTGAACTCCGCCACACCATACCACACCCTCCCATGAGGTAGCAATAGCCATCGTTGCAGGCTTCCTCATGGGGATAGTAAAAACCCTGTATGGCAATCCATGGGGCGGTTTGTGCTTGTGATGTCTCCCTAAATTTTATCTGACCAATCCAAGATTCTCCCGTTTGTTTATCTATTATATTAACTTTCATCTTTTGTCTTCCTTTCTCGAAGTTGTGAACCGGGTGTCCCCACATTGAGCTCCCAAACCCGGTCGCGGAGCTGTGGAGGTGCATCGGTCTGTGACGACCGATAAAACGCATGTGGGGTCACGTTCTAAGGTTAAGTTCAATATAGTTTTATTACTTCTTCTCCAAACTTTTCTGGGAAGCGGCTACCAAACCTAAGACGGCAGAGATATTTTTCCCATCCCTGCCATTTCGCTTTAATGGATGCCTCGTTCTCATCATCATAGACAATGATTGAGGTACCCTTAGGCAAATCGTTAAAGAATCCATACTGAGCCAGAGCATCCGCTATAGCCTTGGCTGGTGTCGAACCACTACCAGTACAGAAGGCGGTATTGTTAGGAAGGGTTTAGAGTAAGTTAGAACCTCCCTGTCTTTGCTTAATTCTAGAACAATGACTAGGTTTTCGGAGGCTACTTGGAGCTCGGCGTAGTACATGTGTCTTCCTCCTTTCGGGTTTGTCAATGATCTCTTCTTGGGCCACCTGTCTCATAGGCGAACCCGAATGTTTACATGAAGAACCCTCGGGATCGGGGCATAGGTTTAAGAAACCTGAGACTGAGATTTTGGATCATTCAGCCCCCTCTTCTCCCCGAGGATCCCCTAGCGTGTAGATAATGTTTACTTGCTTGTTAAGAGTCTGCCTCCTGGTCCACGATTTTTGTTCATACCCTCGCATCCAGAAGGCAGACGTATTTTGAGTTAGAGTTCAATTCCTCGATTCTTTGCTTTCTCGATAATAGTTGTTTCGTTGTCATTCCAACTATCTGGACGAATTTCTTTCAGAATTGGGTGGTAAATCACAAGTCGGGGCATCTGGTACTCATCGTGGTCATCGAAGAGACTTAATGAGTGCGACCAGAAAAATCTTCCATACTGTCCTTTTATCTGGGGCAAGTCAAAGAGGAAGTCTTCCTTGTTACGCCAGACATCCATTACTCGAACGACTTGATCAGATGGTCCAGTCATGCGATTTACGTAGACAACCCACCTTGGTTTGTCACCCAGCGTCGGGTGGGGTTTCCTTGGTTTTTCCGTGCAGATTCGGATAATGCATGGAACACCGATAAGATTCTGAGGAGGCTCGTCGAATTTGAACTTGGCGCACCTCCATCCCCCTAGAGTTGGAGGCTCCACCCCCGCTCCTCGTTGGTAATAGTTATCCTCCCAACGAGACTTCTCCTTTCTGCTAATCTCGAACCATTTTTTTCGAAGGTGGATATCTCCAACTGCTTGGTCAATGAGACCATAGGTCTCTCCCTTCCCTCTAACTTTTATTAGCTTGCTAGTAAAACTACTGGTTAGCATAGCGAAATTCTTATGTAGCATGTTGTTCCTCCTTCAAAACACGCAAAGCTCTGAGTCTTGCTTGTTTTGCAGCTTGGTAGTTCAAACCGACTTTCTTCGCTGTAGAGTTCAGGTCCTCACCGCAGAACTTAGTCAAAGTAAGGAGAATCGCACCTTGCATTGCTGCCATTCGACCTCTCTTTCCAGCGAGGTTTGATCGAGATCGGAGTAACCGACCGTATACTTCGAGTACCATCTGCTCTTCGACGGATTTTTCCGGGCAGGGAAGCAAAATCTGCTCCGTGGGTTCCTCGATCAAGTACCAAGTTCCGGGACCTCCATTACCTGTCGAACTCTTCCGACAGGCGTAAGCAAGAGAAGCCTTGTATAGATCTCTATAGGTCGCTCTTAGGAAGGAGGTACCTTCCAGGTCTCTATGAGCCCAGGCAGCGGCGCGGGATTCCTGCAAAGCATCTTCTCTGAATCGATCCCAGAAAAGAGTAAATTGTCTCCGGCATATACTCAGAGCAATTTTCTCTTTCGTAGAAAGCATACCATCTTGTCTCATGCTACAAGGTCCTCCGGCTTGTGGCATAGAGCCAAAATGTGGGGGCTAATCTTCCTCGGCCGCTTTAAGGGCAGCCTCTCTCTCAGCCAAAGCTTGCTGGAGTTTGCTGAGTTCCTCTTCGGCCCAATTTCTGGCTTTTTGAAATGCTGTTGCCCACTTCGGGTCTGAAAACTCTTCGAACCAGTAGCGATATGCCCTTCCATCTTCTAGTTCTTCGTATTGACCCCAGTTAGCGTGGAGAGGAAGGCCTGCGAGACAGACCTTCTCGCCAAATTGCAGGTCATTAAGAATCGAGAAGTTCTTTCTCTTATCAGCAGGGAGTCTTATCTCAGCCCGGACCACCACATCGTTGCCCAAATGGGGAGGTTGTTGGCCTATCCGCTTAAGAACGATCTGAGCCTCTAGTCCTTCCTTAAGTTGGATATTGATTTCTTCTCTTGTGGTTTTTGTCTTGCTCATGTCTTTATCCTTCCTTTGTTCTTGTTAGAATATCGTTAGAAAAAGAGTTCAAAACTAAGTACTGAGCATAAGCAGGTTGTTTCATATTTTCTGGAATTTCTATGTCTAGATTGTACGGTTGTAAGATGTCAAAATAATCTTTTCAATATCTTCGTCTGAGTTAATTTCTTTTGGAAGTATTAACGTAGTTGCGTAGTGCATTCTTTCTTACCTCCTCTATGTAGGAAAGAAGAACGAAGTTTCTTTCACATAGGCTGTGGGAAGAAGCCCAAGGAATCAAAGAATTCTAAAACTTCCGGATCAATAACCCCCTCATTTCCACTACAATAAAAATCCATGTAACTTTCGCCTTTGCCCCGGATATTTGCAATAAGTTCCCCAGCATATCTCCAGCTACAAGAAAAGACATTATGTGGATTATCTTTATCAATCCAACGAGTATTGCAAAGAGCCCTATAAACTTTTGTGGCAAATTCGGTGTCTTGTAATTTGTACTTATTGTTTCGTAAGGTCTTCTCGAAGTCCTTCATCTAGCCTTCCTCCTTTTCTTTCGTTGGCTCATTTTTTTCTTACAAATTTGTAACTAGACCTGGACCCAGTCTAATGGTTCTAGTAAACTCTCGAATCCAAAATGGATCTTTGATTTGTTTTCTCCTTATGTCCCTATCTTCTGACCACCGCAAAGCCCACTCATAAGCCGAATAATCCTTGACTCGGGATCGCATTATGTCCTTATCTTCTGGCCACAATCTAGTCCAAAAGAAAGCCCAGTAACTATCGTTGATTCGACTCCGCACTATATCCTTGTCTTCTGGCCATCTTTTAGCCCATTGTAAGGCGACATAAGAAGATCGAATGCGCTTTCTTATACTCTGTTTTGAACTAGGGTCTTGCTTTGCTAGTTCAAATAGTTGTTTAGAGGTCATCTTTTCCCAACCTCCTTCCTTCTACTTCTCACTATCTCCTTGTAAAACAAACTCAAGAGCTTTCTGGTAGATTCCCTTATCTTTCTTACAAATTTCTAATATGTCTGGATCTAGCCCTATGTCTTTGATCCACGCTAGAGCCCATTCTGGTTCTGCAATTAGTTTTTTCATTATGTGCTTATCTTCTGGCCATTGCTTGGCCCACCAATAAGCCCACTTACTTTTACTAACCCGGCCTCGTACTACGTCCTTATCTTCTGGCCATCTTTTAGCCCATTCAAAAACCCACTTATTCTCAGTAACTCGATGTCGAATTATTTCTCTTTCTTCTGGCCATTTGAGAGCCCACCTATAAATCCAGTAACTATTAGTAATTCTATCTCGCATCATATGCCTATCTTCTGGCCACCTTTCGGCCCAGAGAATAGCTACTGCTGAGTCCTCGATTTTTTCTCTCATCGCAAACTTGTCTTCCGGCCATTTTTTAGCCCATTCAAAAGCCCAGTAATCTTCATTGATTTTGTCTCGCATTATCTCCTTGTCTTCTGGCCACCTTCTGGCCCATTCAAGAACCCACTTGTTCTCAGTAACTCGATCTCGCATTATCTCCTTGTCTTCTGGCCAATGCATAGCCCACCAATATGCCCACTCGCTTTCAGTAATTCTATCTCGCATTATCTCCTTGTCTTCTGGCCATCTTTTAGCCCATGCAAAGGCAATATCGCTAGATTCAATATATTTGCATACATTCTGTCTTAAACTAGGATTCTGCCTTGCGTATAAGAGTGCTTGTCTTGAAGTCATCTTTCCCTCTCTCTTTCCTATCTTCTTAATTTCCCTGTAAGATAAGTTTAGGAGCTTTATTATAAAGTTTCTTTTATCTTTCTTACAGACTTCTAACATTAGGGTCTAATTTCCAATGTTTTCGAATTATCGAAGAACTAAATTTTGGGTCAGTAACTGATTTTTTCGTATTACAGTTTTACCATCTAGAAACTCGATAGCCTATTTAAAATGCCAGCAATTCTCATTAACTTGATTTCGCATCTTACCTTATCTTCTAGCCACTCAGTGGGTCCCGCAAATAAGTTCGTTCCAGTCATCTATTTTTTCGAATTATCTCCCTGTCTTCCGGCCATCTTTTAGTCCACTCAAGAGCCCAGTAATCTTCATTGATTCTATCTCGCATCTTGTCCTTATCTTCTGGCCATCTTTTAGCCCATTCAAGAGCCCAGTAACCTTCATTGATTCTATTTCGCATTATGTCCTTATCTTCTGGCCATCTTTTAGCCCATTCAAGAGCCCAATAATTACTAGTGATCCGATCTCGCATTATGTCCTTATCTTGCGGCCAGTTGATAACCCATCTAAAAGCCCAGTAATCTTCATTGATTCTATCTCGAATTATATCTTTGTCTTCTGGCCATCTTTTAGCCCATTCAAAAACCCACTTATTTTCAGTGACTCGGTCTCGAATTATGTCCTTATCTTCTGGGAAATGCTTAGCCCACTCATAAGCCCACCTACTATCAGTAATACAATCTAGCATTATATGCCTATCTTCTGGCCACTTTTCGATCCAGAGAATAGCTACTACTGGGTCCTCGATTTTTTCTCTCATCGCAGGTTTGTCTTTTCGCCATCGTTTAGCCCACTTGAAAGCCCACTCACTTCCCTTAATTCTATCTCGCATTATATCTCTGTCTTCCGGCCATTGTTTAGCCCATGCAAAAACCCATTTACTTTCAGTAACTCGATCTCGCATTATATATCTATCTTCTGGCCACTGCTTGGCCCACCGATAAGCCCAGTAGCTACCAACGATTCGTTCTCGCATTATATCTCTGTCTTCTGGCCATCTTCGGGCCCAATAATATGCCCACTCGCTTTCTGTAATTCTATCTCGCATCTTGTCCTTATCTTCTGGCCATCTTTTAGCCCATGCAAAGGCAACATTTCCAGATCGAATGTACTTACGTACATTTTGTCTTAGATTAGGATTCTGTTTTGCGTATGACAGTGCTTCCATCGGAGTCATTTTTTGCTACTTACCTCCCCCAATTCTCCATGTAAGATAACTTCAAGCGCTTTTCTATAGATTTCTTCATCTTTCTTACAAACTTCTACAAGATCTGGGTCTGGTCCTATGTTTTTAATCCACGCAAGAGCCCATTCTGGTTCTGTAATTAGTTTTTTCATTATGTACTTATCTTCTGGCCACGCTGTAGTCCAAAAGTAAGCCCACTTACTTTCAGTAACTCGATCTCGCATTATATCCCTATCTTCTGGGAATTTAAGGGTCCAGTAATAAGCCCACTCACTTTCAGTAACTCGATCTTGCATTATCTCTTTGTCTTGTGGCCATCTTTTAGCCCATTCAATAGCCCAGCGATTTCTAACTCGATCTCGCATTATCTCTTTATCTTGTGGCCATTGTTCCGCCCAGTAAAGAGCCCACTTACTTTCAGTAATTCTATCCCGTATTATCTCCCTGTCTTCTGGCCACCATAGAGACCACTTAAGAACCAACTCGTTGTCAGTAATTCGATCTCGCATTATGTCTCTATCTTCTGGGAAATACTTAGCCCACTCATAAGCCCAGTAGTCCTTGACTCGATCTCGTATTATGTCCTTGTCTTCTGGCCATCTTTTAGCCCATGCAATAGCCAAGTAATTACTACTAATCCAATCTCGTATTATGTCCTTGTCTTCTGGCCATCTTTTAGCCCATTCAAGCCAGTAATCTTTACTGATCCTATCTCGCATTATCTCCCTGTCTTCTGGCCATGTTTGTGCCCACTTACAAAGCAATTCGTCTCCAGTAACTCGATCTCGTATTATGTCCTTGTCTTCTGGCCACTCGAGAACCCACTTAAAGGCTGCTCTTGGTGTCTTAATCTTATCTCGCATTATACGCCTATCTTCTGGCCATCTTTTAGCCCATTGTAAGGCGATATAAGAAGATCGAATGCGCTTTCTTATACTCTGTTTTGAACTAGGGTCTTGCTTTGCGAGTTCAAATAGTTCTTTAGAGGTCATCTTCTTTATTACCTCCTTATCTTCCATATATATAAATAGATCCGAAAGATTTCTTATAGAATTTCTCATTCTTTCTTACAAATTTGTGATAGACCTGGATCTGGTCCAAAGGTTCTAATCCACTCTCGAAACCAAAATGGATCTTTGATTTGTTTTCTCACTATGTCCTTATCTTCTGGCCACCATATAGCCCATTGAAAAGCCCAGTAACTGTCAACTATTCGTTCTCGCATTATGTCCTTGTCTTCTGGCCACTTAAGGGCCCATCTATAAGCCCAGCGACTTTCATTAATTCTGTCTCGCATTATGTCCTTGTCTTCTGGGAAGAGAATAGCCCATGCAAAGGCAATACTGCTAGATTCAATATATTTGCATACATTCTGTCTTAAACTAGGATTCTGCCTTGCGTATAAGAGTGCTTGTTTTGGGGTCATTTTTTCCCTGCCTCCATTTCTCACCTCTTAGTTCTTTGTAAGATAAAGCCAAGAAGTGCCTGATACACCTTCTTATCTTTCTTGCAAATCTCTAACATGTCTGGGTCTGGTTCTATATTTTTAATCCACGCAAGAGCCCATTCTGGTTCTGTAATTAGTTTTTTCATTATGTGCTTATCTTCTGGCCACGCTGTAGTCCAAAAGTAAGCCCACTTACTTTCAGTAACTCGATCTCGCATTATGTCCCTATCTTCTGGAAATCTAAGGACCCAGCAATAAGCCCACTCACTTTCAGTAACTCGATCTCGCATTATCTCCTTATCTTCTGACCAGTGGAACGCCCACGAGTATGCCCATTCGCTTTCAGTAATTCTATCCCGTATTATCTCCTTGTCTTCTGGCCACCATAGAGACCACCTAAAAATCCAGTAACCATCAGTAACTCGATCTCGCATTATATGCCTATCTTCTAGCCATTTGAGTGCCCACTTGTAAGCCCACTCACTTTCGTTAATTCTATCTCGCATTATATGCCTATCTTCTAGCCATTTGAGTGCCCACTTGTAAGCCCACTCACTTTCGTTAATTCTATCTCGCATTATCTCTCTGTCTTCTGGCCATTGTTTAACCCATTCAAAAACCCACTTATTCTCAGTAACTCGATCTCGCATTATCTCTCTGTCTTCTGGCCACTCTAGAGTCCATTGTAAGGCGATATAAGAAGATCCAATTTGTTTAGCCAATTCTTTTCTTTTATCGGGATTTTTCTTTGCGTAGGCGAAAATTTCTTTCGAGGTCATCTTTCCTTACTCTCATCTTCCACATAGAACAAGTTCAAGTACTTTTTGGTAGATTTCTTCATCTTTCTTACAAATTTCTATTAGCACTGGGTCTAAGCCCATTCTTTGGAGTAATAGAAAAGCTCTGTATGGATCTTGAATTTGATACTTATCTTCTGGCCATATTTCGAGCCAGTCAATAAGCCAAGTAGAAGTATGAGCAACTACTTGGAACATTATGTTCTTATCTTCTGGCCATAGTTTGGCCCACTCGAGGGCTATCTCTGGATCTTTGATTCTATCCCTTACAATATGTCTATCTTTTGGCCATTCGCGTGCCCACTTGAAAGCCCACTTACTTTCAGTAACTCGATCTCGCATTATGTCCTTATCTTCTGGCCAATGGATGGCCCACCAATAAGCCCACTCACTTTCAGTAATTCTATCACGCATTATCTCCTTGTCTTCTGGCCACTCGAGGGCCCAGCAATAAGCCCACTTGCTTTCAGTAACTCGGCCTCGCATTATATTCTTATCTTTTGGCCAACGTCTAGCCCATTCCAAGGCCCGTCTTGATGTCTTGATCTTATCTCGCATTATCTCCCTGTCTTCTGGCCACCTTCTGGTCCATTGTAAGGCGACATAAGAAGATCGAATATACTTGCATACATTTTGTCTTAAACTAGGATTCTGTTCTGCGTATAACAATGCATCTTTCGAGGTCATCTTTTCCTCCTACTTTCATTTTACAAGAAGAGGGAAGAAAGAAAAACGAAGGCTGGAAGCAATTTTACAACATATAGCATAGATCGAAAAAGAAAAGATACAGGAAAAGAATTTTTCTTTTTCGTTTGCTGTTCTTTTTTTTTGTTTTTGGTTAAAGTAGAAGGGGAGAAAGGAAGAGGAGAAGGAAAGCAACGTACAAGGGCTTCGTTACATCCTCTCCTCTTTTTGTATGGCTAAGATTGTTGTGAACTAGTTGTTGTACCTGGAGTTATTGATCCATATCCACTAAAGAACTCATCTTTGGAGATAGCAAAATAGTCGCACATTTTACTAATCGTACTTTTATCCATTCCTAGCAATGGCGCCCGGATTTTCACAGATTTATCTTTGAAGTAACCATTGTTTTTACACATGTCATTCAGGGCTCCGATCCATACCTGGAAACAATCTGGAAAGTTACCTTCGTAATCTTCCCAGTTAGCCCCGTACCAAATTTCGTAACTATCAAATTCTTTGTTAGATTCACAATATGATAGGGCTAAAGACATAAAGACTAGATTCCTTCCAGGAACATGCGCCCAATGATAGTTATATAAAGAGGGCTCGCCGGTTGTTAGGGCACTTCTAGCTAAGGCATTCAAATCAACACGCACCTCTACATAAGGAACTTGATGCTTGGTCAGGATTCTTCGGGCTACCTGTAATTCTTCTTGCATTAGTTGACCATAGTCAAACAGGAGACAGTGAATCGTTGTGTCACTCGAATATATAGACTTTGCAATTTCAAGAAGCAACCTAGAGTCTTGTCCGCCGCTGTATAGAATTACTAGAAGCTTTCTCATCTTTCCTCCCATCTGTTAGTTATATCTTTGGAAATAGATACTAACCATTCAAATTCTTGTTTTGTTAGTCGTCCTAGCTTAGTTAGATTCCAGCTCCCATCTGATCTTTTAAGATAGTATCTTTCTAAACTAAGTTTAACCTCCCCTCCAGCATAGCTTCTTAGACTGGCTACAAGTTTCTTATCTGTTTTTTGATTGAAAATCCATTCACACTTGGTTATATCTTTTTCTGAGTTATACATATATGCTGTCTCTCCTTTCTTCGATATCTTTAAGAAAAGGAAGGTTAGAATCTTTCTCTGATACAATCCAGAAACTAGGTGGAGGAACTTGAATATGGCTTGGGATAGCATTCCAGATTTTAATTTCTGGATCTAGATAGTTTATACCTCTATCTCTTTCTGGATTGTAAAACTCAGTAACTTTGTAATGAACGATTGCTATCTTGCTTATTACTAAGAAACCATGAGCAAAGCCTGGGGGAATATAGACTTGTGTACCATTTGAGCTGGATAAGATCCAGGATGATATTCTTTTATATGTTGGACTAGAAGGTCTAATATCAACTGCGAAATCTAGAATTTCTCCTTTTAAGCAAGTTACAAGTTTACCTTGGGGAGAAATAACTTGATAATGCAATCCCCGAAAGACCCACTGTTTTGATTCCGATACATTATCTTGAACGAAACTAATAGAAGGGAAAGAACTAGATCTAAAGATCTCCGCAAACCACCCACGAGAATCTGGAAATCTTTTCCACGTTATCGTGAGCACGTCTGGGAGGACACTATCTTCTTTTATCTTTATAGATCTAGTTCTTTCCATTGGTTACCCTACGAACCAGATGATGGACTAGACGTTGAGGTGCCTGTCGTTTGAGACGTTGGTTTTGCTAAAAGCAACTCTTGGACTCTTTTTGTTGCTTCCTGGTCCAATTGCTTTAACTCTTCGGAATAAAACGATAAGCATTCAGAATATACTTGGAGTTTTTGTCTGAGATGGTCTAGGGCCTTAAATCTCGTAGCAAGCATTCGATCTTGATTCTTTACATCACTTTTCTCGAGGACCTCTTTTAGAGAAGTTATGGCTGACTCCATCTCCTCTTCTATTTTCTTTTTTACCTCATAGTACACAGCTCTGATATTCCCAGTTGAGGTAATGAGAGGAATTGTTGAGATAACCTGCGGATTAGAAAAGATTTCGTTCATTGTTTTCTTTAGATTTCGAATGAGTTCTCTATTTTTGGGTATAAAGTAAAGACCTCCCCTATCTCTAAGTTCGTATCCATAAGAATTAGAAATCAGATTAATAAGGGCTCTGGAAACATCGTAGCTCGTTATATTTCCTTCTAGGTTTTCCATCTCCGTTTTAATGTGATTAACAATCGCATCATTATGGTTTGCTAGAATTTTCTTCTGTTGTTTATCAAAGATAATAATATTGTATCTAGAGATATCTGTCTCGGTAGCATCGTTTCCCTTCTCAAGCTTTGCTATTATGTATACGATTCGATTTGTATTTTCAACTTGCTTACAAACAATATTGGTGCCTAGACTCTTAGCATATGTCTCCAAAGACGCCATGATTCGAAGAAAATTTGTGGATGATTTGGGCGGAGAAATTGATAGTTTTTGCCCAAGGTTCTTGTTCCATATATCTTGGAACTTTTCAAACGAACATGTAAATGCTGAGGGAAGAGACCACCAAACTATATGCCCAAAAATGTTTAGTTGTTTTTCTTCTTCATATTCTGCTTGGATTGCTACAACCTTTTCTGTGTCAAGCATTGTCGCCATGTTTTTTCTCCTTCTTTATCTTTTCGTATATTCGTAGTTCCGATTTGGCTTCTTCATCCCACTCACCAGGTGCATTTTTCTCAATTTGTAAAGCATATTCAAGCGCTTCCTTATTCGTTGGATCGAATTCACAGACTACCTCAAAGTAATACCCAAAATCGTGGGGTATTCGCTTAACTGTAAATCTAATTCCATATTTCTCATGATCTGGAAAGTGTCTTCGAAGCATATTTGCCCATGCTCTACATTCCGTGAGAGCTTTGATTTGGTAATCGTCGTCTATTGTTTGGACCGGATTTTCGTTATGTGGAGCTGGCCCTAGATAAATGATCATGTTCGTCTTTTCCCTCCTCTTCTTGGAATAAGCAACTCGTTTTTCGAAAGACATACATTGTTTGGAGAGCAGCGAGTTCGTTTCTAGTTGGAGCGTAAGGAATTTTTCTGAGTTTCATATGGGCTTCTTCGGGGGTTCTATTCCCTTTCTTCTCGTTACAAGAATAACAACAAGTTACCACATTTTCGAAAATAGTTCTTCCACCTCTTGATACTGGTATTACATGGTCGATTGTTAAATTAGATCCGCTTGAGCAATACACACATTTGAAACCATCTCGAATCATAACGTTGAGTTTAGTGAGTTTTGCCTTTCTCCTAGTAAGTTTAACCTTAACTAATTTCAACAAACGGATAACTTTTGGAATTGAAATAATTAGTTGATTGCTTGAGCGGATAATTCTATTACTGGCAACAACGATATCGGCTTTCTTTAACAGGAGCAACTTAATGGCTTTCTTCCAGCAAATGGTAGCAAGAAATGTGTAATCTAAATTCAAAAGGATTGTGTTATCTCCTTCTACCATTGGTCTATCAACTCCAATTTCGAAGTAATATTTTGTTTTTGTTAGTCAAGGTCTTATAATTTTGATAAATGTTCCTTTAGCTCGGATAGATTAAATGTCTTCTTACTCAAGATTTTACTTAGTTTCTTTTTCCAATCTATTATCTCTTCTTTCTCCTTTAGTAATTCAAAGAAATCTGCTTCGATCTTTTCACATTTTTGAGTTAGGTCTTGTATTTGTTTGTCTCTTTCGTATATACTCCTTTCTAGATTTGCTATCGTGCTTTTTAGTTGGAATATCTTGTCAAATAGAGCATCAAGAAGAATATCTGCCGTTAGAAACTGATAAATATCCCTCGTATTAGGAAGATTCTTAGTTTGTTCTTCTTGAGGGGGAAGACTTGTTTTTGGTTCTTCTGTCGTTCCTATTCTGGGTTCACTGGGAGTAAAAATCTTGTATCTTCTAGCTGTGTCTAGGATTACCTTAAATGAAGGATTCTTTACAAATAGGCATCTTTTCCTGGGTCCTCTGTGTGTTACATCCGTAATGGTTTTTACGGAAATATAGTTCTTTTCGATATACTCTTTTAGGAGAAGCTTCCCAGACCACCTTCGAAAGTTCTTTTGAAATTCTGGGGGGATTTTCTCATGAATTTCTCTAGTGGTAAATTCGTTAGGCAATTTTGGTAGTACTTCTGCTAGTATAGACAGTCTGGTTTGAGGTTTCGCTTTGTTCATACTTTGTTATCTCCTTTCTTCTTTCAAGTTTCATTCCTTATGGTACTTTAAAATCAGTTCGAAATTTCAAGTGTGTTACTAGCAGATATTGCAACTATGGATCTAGATCTTCTTAGTCTGTATCACTACTCGTTTATACGATCACCAGGATTCGTATCATTTTAAGATAGTTTGAATCTTATCTAAAAAGATCATACGTTTATGAGATTTTCTTTTTGACTGACCCGTTTGTTTGTTACTCATTCATATTATTTCTTTAATCTTCTATCGCAGTTACTTTCCCACCTTGCCAAGGCCCAGTGTATAGAAGAGGTATTCCAGATACCTTATGAAATGTGATAGATGCGATCCTAGCTTTTCTTTCTAGGATCAAAACTCTATGGACCTGGAGACCAAATGTAAGCTTGCCTTGGTAATTTGGACTAATAATGGAAGTGAGAAGAATTGCTCCGCTTCTAAACAAAGTAGTTCTCGTCCGAATATCTCCAACGAGGTCGATATGATTGTTAATCCACTCAATGGTTTGGACTAAGTAGTAACCAGGATGGAGACGCACAGTATCGTCTGAATCAAATGAGACCTCACTTTCAGCAGGAACGAATCTTCTCTTAATTCCCAAGTAAGCAGGTTTGTCACTCTGAGGAGGCAAATAAAAGACACGATCTAGTTTGACATCAATTGATACCCCTTCTATATGAACTGGTTCTGGACTTACAATAAGAGGAACTATTCGACATGTACCATTCTCAACCACGATACCTCCAGCATTAATTCTTTCCCCTAGCTCATTTGCACCAAGGATCATCTTTCCTCCTTTCTTTGAGCTATGCATCTAAGATATATATCTTTATTATCAAAACTGAAATGGGGATCAATGGATTGGACTTGGAAATGATTCTCAAGTTCTACATAGTATCTGATAAGAGAAGGAGTCCAAATAGATTTGTGCATATCCAGCGGAGATCCATCATGGGGATATATTTCTGTGGTTAAAGTAATGTATGTTCTCATGAATTCCAAAGGAGATAGCCTCTCAAAATTTTCATCTAAGTAGATTAGTTTCTTATACAATTCTATATGGTTGGGAACGATAATATCTAGAATCGCGTTATTGTTACAAACTTTTGAAATTAGATACAATAAGAAATCTAGTTCTCGAAATGAGATATGTTCAAGGACTCTATAACAAATTACGTAATCAAATTTTATTGTTGTTTGTTGCAAGTAGGTAACGATATCTTTTGAAACTAATTTTACATACTTGGGTACTTCGAGCTCTGGTGCATTGGGGCTTCCATATGATAGATCAACACATATAATTTGTAAATCTTCGTAAGAATCGAGAAAGCTTCTTAGGTTACTCGGCAAGAACTCTGATCCAGCTCCCAGATTTAGAACCCGGAATTTTTCTAGAGGTTTGTTTCTTCTCGCTATTTCCTCTGGAGAGATAGACTTAGCGCACTTAGGGCAGTATCTCCAACCAGCTGCTTTACATGTATCGCAAAGGGGAGCAGATTGTGGATCTTCTATTTCTCTATTGCACACCGCACAGAGTTTATCTTTCGACATATCTCTTCGAACCTCGAAAGTTTTCTACTAAAGACTCTGTACAATCTTTGATAATCTGGAAAAGATTGAGTTCAATTGTTTTAGTTCTGTTATCCTGATGCTTCTATCATTGGAATAATTCTGGTTCCATGGTCTAGACATAATAATGGCAAAGTTGTTAGGGTCTGCTTGAATGAAAGAATCTAGATACTTGGGATTATCTTCCACAAGAACATTTAAGGAAAGTGCGTTTACGATTGATGCTTTATCTCCTTCTTTATGACGACTAGAAAGAACCAAACATTTTCCTAGACCGTATTCCTTTAGCCACTTATTCACAGGTCCAATGTAGGACCTGGAAGTGACAATCACAGGAATATAACTAGCTGAGATAATATTTCGGACGTAATCAATATTTTCTTCGTATGGTTTAGAAGAAGAGGTTTCTTGTAGGGCAGTATCAATAATTTTATCATACGTGGAAGAATCAATTTCAGAGAACCAGTTGGTAAAATAGAAATCTTTTGGTGGTTCATCTGGAATGTTAACATTAAACTTTTTACAAACTTCTCGAACGGTGCTAGCAAAATCCAAAAGAACCCCATCGAAGTCAAAGCATACGGGAAAAAATTTGGAATGTTTCATTTTTGATATCTAGCTCCTTTCTAACATATCCATCCATGAAAAGAACTCGCTCAGAATAGAGTCTACAAAGGGCTTAGCGTATGTTTTATAATACCACCACTTATCGATGTTAGATATATGTATAGCAGAACTAGAATCTTGGCTAATTAGATCTTTGCTAATTGCTATTCTGGTTCCTCCTTCAATAACAAGGTCGACTTTATTGTCTGATCTAGGAATCATGAAGAAAGTTATATCTTCGTTTCCCAAGATCTTTTCTATAATCATATGAGTTGAGTTAAGAATATTCGTCGTTATGGAAAAATCAATATCTGCAAATAAATCTAGAACTTTTTGCATTGCATCATAGACTTTTATGCCTTTAACAACAACCTTCTCGTTTCTAGGAGTTTTCTTCTGGTCAATAACTCCTAGATACATTCTTCTGCTAGGAGAAAGAATAAGAACTCGAAACGCATAATCAATTTTTAAGATAACAGGAGAGAGATTTGTAGTGAATTGAAGGGGCCTAGTACATATGAATCCATCAAAACTTCTTGCAATGATTTCATCTTCTTGAACATTGTTTATCTTTTGGTAGTATTGGAGAGCATTTCTAACTGCTAGTTGGATCTTTTTCACAAGACCTGGATTTTTCTTTTCTAGTAATCCAATTTGAATTAACCTATGTTTCTTATCCAAGTTATCTAATTGAGATACATCGTATCCTAAGGCTTTTAGAATATTGTAATTGCAGGATTGGATATCATAGTAATAACAATCAGAATGGATTAGAAGATAAGGCGAGTTAATTCTCACTTCATTCATTCTCCTTATTGAAAAGAGAGAGGAGAGAGAGTTAGTTTCTCTCATCTCTCTTTTTCAAATAATTCTATTTCAAAAAGATAGATGCTACCATATCTACAACCAGAATATGGTTAACATCTTTGCTCTTAAGCTGATTGCTTGCGAGATCTATAAGATTTTCTCTTAGTGTTTTAGTTAGATCCAATCTAGAAAGGAGATGTCCGTATTTTGTTTTAAGCACATTGTGCATTTCCACATCGCCAGACAGAAGATCCATTGTTACAGCATTAAGTCGATTTATCTGGCTCTCACTGGGATCAGCAAATCGAAGATCAATGTCAGGCTTAATCTTAAAAGTCACCGGCTGGTGATAGCAGATATAATTGCCTTCCAGTTCAATTAGAGGAGAATGTATAATTTTGTTAGGTAGAATGTAGGACCTAATGCACATGTTATCTGACTTTTTCGTTATAATATGAAAGTTCCGATCTCCAAGTGCCTTGAAAAAGCAACACGGATAATCTGGAACCATGATCTCATCCGTTCTCTTAATGAAGAACACCTCTTTCTTCCCGGCTTTTTGGATTGTGAAAATTACACAGCTTCTAGGATCAATTCCAGGAATCTCAAATTTTACAAGCTTAATTTCGTTATCTGGAGGAAGGTTTCCTCCACTTAGCAATACTTGGGACTTAATCCAATCATAGAACGAAGTGCATTTAATAGGCGATACATTCTGTTCTACCACCATCTCTAGTCCCTCCTCTTGGTTTTCTGATATCGAACTAAGTTGCTCTTCTATAATTTCCGTTTCTATTTTTGAGGTCTCGTCATTGCTTAACTGGTTGGTAGGTGTTGTGATGGTTCTTTCGGGTTGATTCTGGGTTTCTGCCATCTTCTTCACTAGGCTTGACAAATCTACCATCGTCCTTCCTCCTTCTTCTTTTTTCTTTCTTCGTGATATCATAATAGCATGTTCAATAGAAATTCGCTCCTAACTTTGGGACTAGAGGCGATAGATGCCACTGCAGTACTTTTATGAATTGATTCTTCGTGTCTACATACTACCACCCAATCTTTGATCCTAGAATCTGATTTCAGTGTGTTGCTAATTGATCGAACGGAATCTTCTACAAATTGGCAATTTTGTTTTGCAATCTTTGAAATCATGTACTCATCGATCCTTGTTACGATAGGATATGTGGTAGTTACGACAGATTGCTCAACCGCTTGAACCAAGTCCTCTAACCAAACGATATTAGGTAGATTTATATGAGCCCAGACTGTAGCGAAAGATCTTTGCGCATGAGGAAATCCCTTCTCGCCCATCTCACATAACTCTGCCGAACATGGGCAATAAGATGCGTATTGAACGGTAACTCCTTCATAGAAATCAAACTGGTCTCCTCCCTCTAGCACCCCCGTAAACCAGCAAGGGTAGAATTCTGGAAAAACATGCCCTGAGACAGGAGATGACTTGTAATATGGTAAATGAAAACGAAACGTTAACGAGAACTTTCTTGCCGAAGGATTGACCTTGGTCTGAAATTCTTGAAGTATTTCTCTAATAAGATGGTTTTTGAGCGGCTTTTCTAAAAAAGGTTCAATCGTTCGCAAAAAACGAGACATAGAAATTCCCCTGGTATCTTTGTCCAGATCTGATGTCATGGTAACATTCGCCAATAAGTTTACTTGTTTTCCAAACTTTGTATATAAGCTAAACATAAGATTTACATCTGAGACTCCAACATGATCAATTTCAAGCCTATAGTTTGGTTTGGTCGATTCTTGCACATCTGGAAGATCTTCTTTAGTTTTGTCACATACTAGCATTAGAATCTATCTCCCTCCCCCTTTGGTTTTCTATTTTTCCTTTGCTAGTAACCACCAAGAAAGATTAAATCCACTATCTTTTCTATGTATATGAACTCGAAAATCACAACCAAATGCTTCTAGCAACTCATTGTAAGCCTCCTGAAAAGTACCTAACTCTGGAGTCAAAAGAGGAAGCATTTTTCTAGAAATTTCATGTTCCAATCCAGACCCAGTGCCAAGTTTCTCTCCAAATTGTGTCGCTATCTTAAAACGATAATAAGCAGAGAAAATTCGATTCTCAAAGGTATCTTCACTAAGCAAGAAAATAGATTCTGTTTGGGGCGATGTATCTATGTAAGGATATTTTCTAATATCAAATAAGAGACAGGTAGCAATAAGATCCATTACCGCCCACTGGAATAATCTGAATTGAGCAATCTGCTTGTCTGAGCTACCGTTAATTTCTTGTGGATATGTTTCGTATCTACAATCTAGTTGCTCAACTAAAAGCATTAGCATAATAGATTTACAAATACTCAAGGTAGAAACTTCGGATAGCAACTTAGGGACATAAAGTATATGTCCTTGTTCTAGATCAGAACTAAATGTGATAATATTGCCATCATATTTCTTGGGTATGACTGGCATTACTAGATCATCTTTAAGATTAAACAAGAAGCGAGTTTCCTCTGGAATATTTGCACTAATATAAAGATCTGTTTCTATCTGTTCCGCGCTCATGGTTGAACCCCTAACACTTTTAGATAGCCTTCTAGAAGACGAAGGCTTTCCGGTTTTTGATCTTCCGGTATCGTAAACTCATCTTCGTTGTCTCCTCCTTGGATGGTTTCATATAGCCATTTGTTCTTTAGATCAATAGCATCAGACTTTATTGTTAGACATTCTCTAAGGTTGGAAATTCCATCCATGGCAATCATTGCTCGAACTTCCATCTCTCCCAATCTTTGACCACCACCTTTGCTTCTCCCAGACGTAGGTTGGAGGGTTTTCCTGACATATGACCCCACGCATCGAGCTGACAACTTTGTTTCTGCCATGTGGATAACCTTTAACCAATAACAATAACCCACAGCAATAGGATTATCGAAGTAAGATCCAAGCTTTGGATCATAAACAGGATACTCAAATTTGCTCCTGGTATATTTCATTGCTTTTGTTAGGTTCTTATAAGAGGTGGTTCGAAAGGGTGGTTCTATGATAACTAAAGAATCAATAAGATCAGCATCCAGGGATCTGCTATCAAGAAGTTCTTGGATATGATCAACGACAAATTTTTCCGGGGTTTCATCTACGATGGAATAAAATTTTAGAATGTACTTTTTGATTGATTCTGGGTTGATCCCTTTTTCTAACATTCGTTTTGCTCTTTGTTTTAGCTCATATAGAGCCATACCAAGATGCAATTCAAAAAGCTGACCAATGTTCATCCTTGAGATAATTCCTAGAGGATTAATAATGATGTCCAGTTTTCTTCCGTCCGGAAGTTGTGGGGTTTCGTCTTCGGATATAATTGTAGATATGACGCCTTTGTTTCCATGACGGTTTACCAACTTGTCTCCCACAGAAATTTCCCTAAAGAATATCGCCTTGAGTTCTACAAGGAGACCATCTAATTTCTCTCCTTTGATTCTATAATCTAGTTTGCCTTTGCTTGGTAACCCAGTGAGCAGAGGATGGATCTTAGAGACCTCTTTAATTTCTTCTTTAGATACAATGTTCTTCAGTTCTTTTTCGATTCTAGATCGGTCTTTCTTTTGCTTTGCAATTTGAGTTTGGACCCAGAAATCGTATTCTGGAATACTTTTATTCCAACTATTGGCATAGATTCTTCTATGATAAATCATAATTTGCTTTGGAAAAGACAAGTTCTTATCTTCCTGAAATATCTTATTGAATTGCATAGGATTCTTAGGGATAACTTTCATCTTAGCATACGGTTGGTTTGGTTTTAGAGCCTCTCCTAGATCAGGAATTGGTTTGTACTCATCTTCAACCAGAGATAGAAGTGTAGCATTTTCCGGAACGATAAAAGATAGATCCACGCAATGAACGGATTTCAATTTATTTTCTTTAACTACCTTCTCAGAAATAACAATGGCATCTTCGTAATTATAACCATAATAGATGGCAATTCCTGTCAGTAGGTTCTTTCCTAAACAAATCGTTCTGTTCTTTAAGAAGTTGCTTTCTGCAATTATGTCGTCTTTCTTAACTCGGTCTCCGACTCTGACTTTGATATCCATGTAATCTATACATTCAGAATATGTATTTCTTGGTGCAACATCAATGATATCTAACTCCCCGGTATCATATCTAACCAGAACGATATAATTATCTACGTAGATAACTTCTCCATCTCCCTTGCTTAGTTTTAGGTAAGATGTATAATGCGAATAATTTGTTTCACACCCAGTTTGGATAAATGCTGGCTCCGGTTCTAGGAGCATAATAGCTTGTCTCATTTGAGAACTTGCCATCTGGAGCCTAGTTTGGTCATTTTTATCTAAGAATGGAACCATAGATACCGTGATTGAGATTGATTGGTTACAGGGTTTTGATAGTTGTCTCTTCTCATCAAATTGAACTTTATTACAAAAACTTTGAACAATTCCACAATTATCTCTATCAGGAGTATCTACGGGACAAACTCGTCCAAACATTGAGTCATGAATGTCTCGAACTTCTTTTGGAACACTAATCCTTCTATATGCCAATGGACCAATAACTGAAAAGCGAGTTAGTTCAGAAAGTTCATAAATTGGATTATAGAATGTATCACTTTGAATAATCTCACTTACATTACATTCAGAAATGATATGACTCGAGTTAACTGAGAATTTAGGTTTGTCAGTTTTTCGATTCGTTAAGCAAAACTGGAAAATGTTATTTGCAATGGGGGCTGTAATAAAGTATTCTATTCCTCGGATTCTTTTATTTTCGAAATTAAGGTGGTCTATAACTGGCCATCCGTTCTTGAGATGCTCGATAATGTGCTCCATAATTGACCCATTCTTAAAGAATGGTCGATTGTATAGATCAATTCTCAGGGCTGTGTTAAGAGCATAGATAATATTTTCCCCCTTATCTTGGGCATTGTACTTAGCATAGTGCCTCCCAATGTCTTTAAGCAATAATTCGTAGTCCCCATTAGAATCTTCATAGTATGCTTTTAGTTCATCTATGAACTGAGTATATAATTCGTTTCCTGATTGGTCGTAGTTATCGATAAGATCTTTCGCCTTCTCATAACCCATCCACGCTAAAGAGAGAAGGCTCAGGGGAATACTTTTGCCAAAGATAAGTACACTGCTTGGTGTTGCTTGTATTTGCAGCGTATTTGTAACTATCCATAGAGTATTGCCTTTTGTAATGGTAGGTACATCTACTAACTGAAATCTTGGTAGTTTTCTTTTTCCATTTACTATGAGATAGTTATTATCTACTAGTTTGGGAATTGTCACTGAAAGATTAATTGTCGCGCCTCTTCCTTCTAAAATAATTACAAGGTTACTTTTCTTAGTCGGTGCTAATTCTATAAAGGTTTCCCTTGGTTCTTTGATATCCAGTTCTCTAATTGTATATCCTAGTTCTTCGCATGGAATAAGCATTTCTCTAACATCATCAAGGATCTTGTTATAATCATACTGCTTTAAATAGTATGTGGTTATCTCACCATCGAAAATAGGATCTTTTACTCCCATCTCCCCTCCTTCCTTAGCGCTCTTCTCTCATATTGAAGAACAAAACCTGGTCAACAACTCCATGATATCCTCTCGAACTGGTCAAACTCTTAATGATATGTAAAGATGGTCGAGAAAATGCTAGACCCAACAAGTACGATTCTTTGCTAGGAATTTTCTGGATACTAATTAATGACATTGGTACATTGTCTCGATCTGGGAGTGTTCGCCACTTAGTTTCTCCGGCCCAAGCCATTTGGCATACTACACACTCAAAATGGATTAGGAGCAACTTTCTTCTAGATACATAGATGGAAAACAATTTCTTAACTACTTGGGCAGGAGTGAAGTTATCTGGATGGTGCAATATATACGATATCGCTGGTAGTTCAGACGCTATATCATATTGCCTAACCTTCTCAGAAGATTCTTTCTTAGAACCTCGAATATTAGCAACTCCGCTGGTATGGAATGTTCTAAGAATTAGCTGAGTATTGCACTCGCCCAGAGATTGAGCGGCGATTGCTCCAATATAAGGGCTGTGTAATTTGCTTGCTAAGGTCCCGTAGCAAGTCTTGCAAATTTTGAGAGATTTACAATAGATTGGTGATCGAAGATAGATTGTTTTTCCTACGATGTCTGGTAGTCTGTCTCTAGTAACTTCTAACAAGTTGACATCTGAAAGAGAGAACTTGAAGAATCTTCCAATCAAAGAGCTAGCTAACTCATTAGAATCAATAGAAAGCTCCAAGTAATCATTTGTCCCGCAGTCATCCAAATTCAGATCTAGTTCTAGATTGATACAAGCAAAGTCCAATTGCCTACTTAGATAACCTGAGTTACCAGTATTTAAAGCAACGTCTAAAAGCCCCTTTCGAACACCGTACGTTGATGTGAAGAATTCTTCTGGAGATAATCCTTCAGTTAGGCACTTGACTACGGGTCTCTCAACAATCTCACCAGCAAAATTAGATACATACCCTCGACTCAAGATTAACTGGCGGGCTTGTTCCCAGCTTCCTCGACTTCCAGAATCTATAATAGATGAGTAAGGAAAGATGTCTTGAATTTTTTGTTTTATTTCGTTGCTTTGTAGGGCTTGAAGTTGAGCTGAGATTACTTCCGAAGAGTTTGCTTGGTGTTGCAAATTAGTTCCATAGATTGAATCTCGAATTGGTACTAAATCTGAGTAATTGAACCCTTTGAGAGACATAGTTGTACCATTCTTGGTACTAACAAAAAATCCTAGGTCTTTACTGCGTTCTAATACATCTACTACAACTTCTGGGGGATAGCTATTTTTAAGAGCGTCTAGGATTTGGAGGAGTTTCTTCTTGGTAATAGGCTCATTAACAAGGGGAAAATCTGGAGGGAGAATTTGATTGAACTTTGCTCGACCCTCAGTTATATTCTCCCCTTTACAAAGAACTTTGTTGCCATCTTCATTCTTCGTTAGAAGGAATAGACCAAGAACAATGTCTTGATTGGGAACAAATGAGATTGAATCATCTGCTGGATTTTGAATATTAGCGAAGCATGAAAATTTAGTTTCAACCTCCTTTTTGGATTCTTTTAGAACTGGGGCATAGATCGCCATCTGGTCCCCATCAAAGTCAGCATTATACGGATTGCAAACAAGGGGATGAATCTTAATAACTGGCTCTTTATGAACTTTGATCTTAAATCCAAGGATACTTAGGCGATGTAAACTAGGTTGGCGATTTAGTAGAACGTACTCGCCCTCTGCCAATTGTTGGCATATTGGAAAGAGAGAAGTATCGTTTTTAGCAATACATTCATCAATTAGATCTAGGGCTAAATTTAGGTTGCTCGATTTGCCCTTATGATATAAGAATTTTGCAACCTTCAATTTCCATATTTCTAAGAATACTAAGTAGGGAATGGAACAAGTTCCAAATTCTAGAGTTGGATCTGGGACAATGACACATCTTCCAGAAAAATCAATTCTTTTACCAAGGATATTATTTCTAATGATGCCTTTCTTCTTCGATAATTTTGTTAGAATATTTCGATATAAGGCGAAATATGCTTTCTGTAACTTATTGAAGTACTGGCGATATAGTTTTGGATCGTTTCTTATATTGACAATTGTGGACGAAATGGCTTCCTTGGTGGTTAGAATTGATAGGTAATGCTGGTTAATTTCATCTAAGACTTGGTTCCTAACTGACCCTACAAACATAATTGGTCGAAGTTCTGGAGGGAGGACTATGACCTTATCTACGAATAGTTTGTCTAGATTTTTGGTGACTTTTTGAAATAGGGAACTATGCTCAGCGTATGAAGGAGAGAAAATAAACTGGACTAATTTGTAAATCGCCTCCAGGTGTTCGTAATATGTTACACCAGGTGGAACAAGACTTTTCTGAGTAACAACGTAAGAATCTTCATCTTCCGCATATAAGACATAATCTTCCTTATAAAGCAACGTATCAATATTCTTTGAGATTCTGGTTCCTACTAGGTTTTTGATCCAATCGTAGAAAACTGGATTAACCACTTTGAAGGGAAGAGTTATTTTTGCAAATCTTTTTCTCCTTTCGTCGGAGGATACAATATCTACTCCGCAAGCTGGACATTGCTTGCCTTCATGTGCGGCAGTGTAGAAAATCCCGCATTGGCAGGTGTAGCTAGTTACTGGGCCGAAGATTTGCTCCGAAAAAAGACCTCTAGGACTGAACTTGTTCTTTTGAATAAATTGTGCTGTCTCGACTTCTGGTAGATCTGAACAAAAGGTATCGATATCAAGAAGATCCATCTTCCCTCCTCTCCTATGCATGAGTTTATAGACATTCCCTCAAATCAAAGTACGTTTCTGAATAAGAAGAGGAACTTCTTGCTTTCTAGCCCTTCCCACATTGCGAGGATATTATAATATACCCCTGTACAAAAATCAAGTGGTTTCACCTTGCTTTTTCTTTTTTTTGGTTAGAAATTTGGTTATCTTAGACGAGATCTTGATTAGTGCTGGCTTCATTGTAGGTTCGATTCTAGCAGTAATCGGCGAAGGGTTCGTTTGGGAAGGAGGAAGGGCCAGAAAAATGTTCGGAGAAATGAACTTGGTAGAAGTTAAAGATGGGATCTTTGGTTGAGGAACTTTCTTTATCCCAGACTTTCTTAACATCTTTCTTATTTCGGATTCAAATAATTGAAATGGTTTCCATCTGGTCCCTTCGTATAACAAAATATCCTCTAAAGGGATTCTATCTAGCTGGTTCAATTCTAAAATATAGTATGTTTCTAGCGTTGAGCAAACATCTAGTACTGCTTCGAATGAGAATCTTCGATTGGTACAAATGCTTCCTTCTAGTGTCCCATCATGGGAACAATTTGGATGGGGCGTATTTCTTACTACAACTCTTTGAATGATCTGAGTTCTTTCGTCGAAATAGAACTCAACCCTTCTTACTACCAGATTTGGATTGACTCGAATATAGAACATGTACTTCGAATTTAGAACAAGACGACTAGGAACAATTTGCCGGTGACATATGTATTGTGCGAGGTTCATGCTTGCATCCTCGTAGGAATAATGTGGATTACTGTTTGTCCTTTACTTCTTAGAATTTCTGTAAAATACATACCATTTTCTTCCTGTTCTTCCTCCTTATCATCGCACAGTTCTGGAAAGTACTTTCTTAAAATTCTTTGAATTGGTAGAGATATATCTTTACAGCTTATATCTTTTTCTTTACCTAGATATCGAATTGGAATTGTATCTTTCTTTTCAAGGAACAAGTTAGAAGGGATTTGCCTCGATGCTAGAAAATCCATTTCTGATGGTTTTAAACTTAGCATAATAGGATATGTTAGAATAGTATATGTTCTTGAAACAATGAGTCCCACTATAAACCTAGCAGCTAGTTTTGCGAGATTCTTTTTTACACAGCTCGAACTAGAAAAGTTTAAGAATGCACCCAGTAGATTTGACTCACTGACGTTCTTTCTTAACGTCTTTCTATCTATAATTATAAGAGAGTCTCCAAGAATCGCGGCTTTAAAATGAACATTTGGGAAAGAAGAAGTCGAATCAGAGCAATCGATTACAATATCTCCTTTCTTAACGGAAACGTATTCCGTTGGATATCGTTCCTGAATTCCAACGACTTTCTTTAATCGACATAGCAGGCTGGTTACTTTTGGTTGACCAACGTTAGATTCTTTGTAGTAGGAATTAACCAGGTTCTTTGTTTCGACAAGATCTGGATCATAGACAACTATCTGGTGGATAGATTCTTCCTCGTCTAGGTACTTGCTCAGCCAACTCCCCAAACAACCAGCCCCTATGAGGTGGACGACTAGCCCCTTTTTCTTGGTGGCCGGTTGTCTCATTTACTTTCCGCCTCCTGTTCTACCAGATTTGAATATACTTCATACAAAGATTCTAGTACTGAATAAAGTGAGGAATTATTCAAATCAAAAGATTGAATAGTTAGAATTCTGGGGGGTAAATCTCCCCCCTGCTTAATTACCTTCTGCAAGGTTGCAATAAAGGTACTTCCAAAATCTATGTCCAAAGTCAAGTAGGTTTGGACTCCTAGTTTTGGATCATCTTTCACTAGAAGTACAAGAATAGACACAGAACTTTTCTTAAAGAATTCTGGAATTTCAAAAGGTTGGTCCCTTTGGATTAGATCACAGATACGAACTGCGGATTCTAGAAGACTTAGGTTTGGATCTAGAACAGTCGAAGAAATGTAATCTGTGAAAGGTTTCGCTTGCATACTGACCAAATCTCCTTTCTCTAGATATATCAGTCTTAAAGTTGCAAGTACGTGTCGGCTTCAAATTCTTGAATATGCCTATGACTGATTACAATGGTGGTCTTTTCCTTAGATATTTGCCTGAGTAGCTTAGATACTAGCCTTATATTCTCGTCATCGAGAGCATCAAAAACTTCGTCTAAAAGAAGAAGATTAAACTTAACATTTTGAATTCTTTCATTTAGTTCAATAAGAGTTAGAAGAATACAAATATCAATTAGTCTTTCCTGCCCACCTGACAATTGGACTCGGTCATTGGCAAGATTAATCTTATCAAGAACTCTGATATTAATCTTATCTCTAAGTTCCCCAGAGGCCGTCTCTGAGACCGTATCGAAACTAATAGAATAACGCCCACCAGTTAAATCGAATAGGTACTTTTGGACTGTGGAATTCATGAAGGGAATAGAATCGTCTATTAGCATACTTGGAATTCCAGTTGGAGAGAACCCCTTTTTCCAGAACTCGAGAATTTGGATTTGGTTAGATATTGAGGGGATTTCTTGTTTTAGTTTTTCAATTTGGTCTTCGATGGAGGGAATTCTATGATTTTGGAGTTGAATTATAGAATCGTAAGATGGGAAAGTCTCAGATTCGGTTTTCTTCAATAAGGCTTCTTGGATAGAAATTTGAGTTTCAATTTCCTCAATGTATTGAAGTGTCTTTTTGCACTGATCTAAAAGTCTCCTTAGATTTTCTACCTCTTGTCTTTTCTGGTTAATTTGGGAGAGATGAGTTCTTTCTAATTCTTCCCTTTCATTACTAATCTCTCTTATTCTCAACTCAAGCCTCTCTTGTGCTCTTTCTAGTTGAGAACTTTCTCGTGATTTGATTTCTTTCTTCTTTTCTTCTAGTACCCGAATCTCGTTTCTTATTTGTTCCATTTTAGAGAGTTCTATTCTGAGAGATTGTATCTTGTTTCTTTGTTTTTCTAACTTCTCATCAATTTCCTTCTTCTTCAATTGGATTTCTTGGAGTTGAGATATAAGATCTTGTATTTCTCTCTCTTTCTCTTGAATTCTTATATCTGTGATTCCTTCTGGAATAATTTGGTTGCAATAAGGACATGGAGCATTTTCTTTGGACTTTAGTTCGAGGAATCGTTTCTTTTCTTCATCTTTATGATTTCTTTGAGTGGTGAGTTTCACAATCTCGGAATTAATTTTCTCTGCTTCTTTTCGAAGAAGCTCAGTATCTTTCTCAACACTTTCAATTTCGAATAGAACCTCTTTTTGATATTCTTGTATTAAAGATTGTATCTTAGAATCTAATTCTTGAATCTTGTCTTTCGTTTGTAACTTAATAGAAGATACATACTGATTGTACTTATTTGTAATTTCTGATTCTTTTTGTTTTGCTTCTGCTCGAATTCTAGATAATCTTTCCGACTCAAGATTAATTTCATTTTGTTTATCTTGAAAAGCAGAATTTAAAGACTCGAATTCCCTTGTAGTTGCATCTTTATCATACTGGGCTAGAAGATTTCGTAGTTCCAGTATCTTATTTGTAATATTACTTAATCTTATTTGCTTATCTTTTTGAAAAGAATCGTATTCCAATTGTAAAGATTCAAGTTGTGTTCTACATTCTTTTAGTACTTGCTCCAAGGTATGAATCTCAGACATAATAGATTGGTGTTTCTTATTTGCTTCTTCTAGATGCTTAGAGGCATTCTTTTGATATTCAGTATAACTATCTAGTTGGAGAATTTCTCGAAAAACTGCTTTTTGCTCAGCATCTGTCAGATTCGTAAAAAATGCTTTAACCTTCTGAGCAAAGAATATGGTGCTCATTAGAAGGTTGGGACTAAGCACTAGATTTTCTATCATCTTATTAGCTTGCCTGATTCCTCCAGGAGTAACATCTTTTCCATCTCGAAAGATTCTGACTCGGTCTTGCATTTTATGATGTTTTCGATATCTCTCAATTCGAAATAACTCATTTCCAATTGCAAATTCCAACCAAGTATAACAATCTTTTCCTTTCTTATTATTTACCACCAAGTCAGATTTTAGTCCTTTACTTGTCGTTCCGTATAGAGTATAAGGAATTGCTTCGATGAGTGTGGTTTTTCCGCTTCCATTGGCCCCAGTAATTAGTGTTAAACCAGGGTCTTTAAGTTTAAGAATCATAGGTTCTTCAAATAAACAGAAATTTTCCATTCCTACTTCATAGAAAGTGACCTCTTTCATCCTTCTTCTATCTCCTTTATAGATTCACACTCGTTGATAATTGTCTTTGCAACATCAATATATAGGTCTTTACTTTCAGGGGGAATTCCTCTAATATCTAAGTATCTAGATAACTTCTCATCTAAAGACATCTCTCTAGCAATTCCCCTGTTAGTCACTTCTGAATTACTCTTATCAATAATTACGACATCTGGTAAATCCGAAGCATCAATTTGGTTAGTCTTTACCTCGCTCCAAATGACCACAAAATTACCCTGGGAAGTTAGATCTCTGCTCTCTTTCTTAACCTTGTCAATGTCTCCCTCAGAGTGTATCTCTAAGACATAATGCTTGGGATATCCCTCTGTGGGTATTGAATCAATTCTTCCCGAATCGAAATCAACAAGTAACATTCTTTTTTCTTCGTTTCTTTCTCCCCAATCGAATTGATACGGATTTCCTACGTAATAAACTTGGGTTTGTCCCATAGAAAGTTCCTGGGGTTTATGATAGTGGCCCAGGAGGACCATGCCGTATCTGGAACATAGGTCCTTCATGCTAATGTTTGATACAATTGATATACCACTTGACAAAACCGCTTCGTTTAAACCAAAATGTGAAATTAGCCAAGGGTTTGAATTCGTTTTAACTTCTTGTTCAAGATTCTTTGAAAACGGAATAAATAGAATATTGGAGATCAACTGGGTTTCCCCAACGTACAAGACATTGGGTACATGTTTCAATAGACTAATGGTGGACACAGGTTCAGAAGATTCCGAGAGGTCATGATTTCCATCTAACAAAATAAATGTAATATCCGGATTTGCCTCTAAAATTGAAACCAGCTCCTTTGCAGCTTCGGAATAAAGAATCGATTTATGATGAAATACGTCTCCTGCGACAATGATATGTCCAATGTTATTATTCTTACAGTAAGATGTAATCCAAGATACAACATTCACACAAGTTTCTAACTTTTTTCTAGAACGACTAAAATGCCAGTCCGCCGTCACGATCGCCTTCATACTCTAGTCTCCTCTCTTTTGTAATCCCCCTTACAAAGTATACAAGGTTCCAAACGGTACACTTGGAAGTTTTGTCTGACCTACTCCTCGGACAATTACCCAGATGACTGGATAGGGAGGGATTTTATCTGGAAATGTACCCATCAAATCTGTAAAGAATAGGAGGAGTTTAGGATTAAGCTTCCTTCTGGCTATGTCCTCGAAAACAGGGCGAAAATCGGTGCCCCCTCCTCCTCTAACTTCAAAGGGGATAGTTGGATTCTCATAGAATGCATGAATAGCACAATCAATAACCCAACCATACATATTGTCACATACTGGTTGGATTTTCTTCAATGCACCCATAAAGTATGACAGTTCCGTTGAAGAAATTGATCCAGATGAATCTATGGCGAAAGCCACCTCAGTATACTTCTTTAAAGTTCCGGGTAGTCGAAGCCCTTTCTTCTGGTAAATTGCTCGACTATAACATGGAATTTTGCAGTACGTATATCCATATCTTTCCTGACCCAAGAGAGATAGGGATTTTCTTGTTACTAATTCTATGATTCCTTTGCATGAGTTATGAATATTAAATTCTCTTCTCATATCTCCAGGAATAGATCCAATTGCTTTTAGTAATTCTTCTCTAGCAACACTAGATCCACTTATTGGTTTTTGCGTTGAAAGGTCATTAGGAATTACTGTCGATGGATTCGATCCTTGTATTGTGTTACCAGAAAAAATTTCTTTTGATTCGTTGGAACTTGTATTAATTGTGTACTTTGTATAATTTTCATTCTTAGTCTCAGACTGAATCATTTGACCCAGAAGTTGTTCTGTAGCTTGATCCGCGCTCCCCTGGTTGGACTTTTCTCCATCCGCTTTGCTTTGTCCTTTTCGTTGTTTTGTCTTTGCCATTTGTTGTAGTTTATGTAGGATTTCCCTGTATACAACTTCACAGGGACCCTTAGAAAATTCATTACTAAGAAGCAGAAAGTTATACTTGGCTAATTCCTTGTCGTCAGTAATTCCAAGTTGTATCATAAGGGAATTTACAACATGATCAATTGCAATGCTCCAAATGAATTGAATTCTTCCTGCTCCTCTTCTTATATGGTCTAGAGCGGAATGAATCATTTCATGAATAAAATCCAGAAGTACTCCTTTTTTGTCTTGATCAAAACAAATCGCAATCTCATTATCTTTCGTAATGTAAGTATCTTTTTCTGAGTAACTAGGAACAATTGGAACGTACAACGCAAATGACATTCCTGTTTTCTGGAATGCGACCATTCTAAGCCACTTTTCTTTAGTTTTATCGATAGTTGTAAGTTTGGAATTGGTCTTCATGATTCTTCCTCCACTATACCTTCGTTCGAATCATCATAGGCAAGAATAGAAACAATTTCTTTAAACATTTTGTCAAAGGCTGGATCGTTCATGAAAGAAAGTAACGCATGTTTCTGGTTCAAGTAAGCACTTCTAAGATAGAAAAACTTACTCTCTTCCGTTAGATTCTTTTGGACCCATTCTAGAATTTTCTTTTCCACTGGATACGTAGACAGTATCGCTGCTGCCACTACTTGGTCCTTAAATGTCATTGGAGGTCTGGCCATTATTTCTTCCTTGCTTCGATTTAGCATTTCCCAAGAATCCACTAGTTTGGTTCCTGCTAAATAGCCAATTGTACCAACTGCGGTTTCAATAGGTAGACCAATCTTTAGATTACGATCCAAATTCATCCATGATCTAGGAGAATGAAATGGAGTGGTAGGATCTGGTTCCGCGGTAAATAGATAATCCGGATTAGCCATTAGAAAGGCCAGCAACTTTGGATTGACTTTCTTGGCTTGGGCGTAAGTTACGAAATCATTTACGGTTGGAGTAAATTCAACACATAGATCAAATCTATTCATAACTGGAGCTAAGATTTCTTGTGCTCCGGATCCAGAAGTTGAGAAGTTTCCAGCTGCGATAAATCTGGTACTATCTGGAGTCCGGTGCCCATTGATTGACCTCTTAAGAAGAAGCTCAAAGAGAGCAGACTGTTGAATTTCGAGATTCAAATGACAATCATCAAAAAATAGTACCGTATTCTCTTTCTCCGGAAGCCAAGATGGTCTGCTCCAAATCGTTCGAAGCCCTCCAGAAGAATCCTCTTTAACATCTGGAATGCCCTTGGCTTCCCCAGGTTCTTTTAGATAGAGTCTTTCTTCTACCAAGTTCATTCCTAGTTCTTCGCAACATTGCTCAGTAATTTCCGACTTACCACATCCAGGAGGAGAAGATATAAGCATGGATCGATTATTCTTGATACAAATCTTGATGAGCTTCTTTAGAGCAGCGCCGCCTTCGACTTTATACATGTCGTATACCTCCTTCGTTTTTTCGTAATTCTTTATGTGTGGGTTCTTCTTTTTCTTCAACCAAATGAAAGATTACAAAAGTTAGAATCTTTATTATTTAGGAATGATTCTATCCGGAAGGCTTATTTGAATATTCTTTACCAATTTTCTAAGACAAGGAATGGAATTCAGGATAGCCCTTCGGATTCTTTCATACATGATGCTAAGAAAAGTGGGTCGTTTTATCATGGTTACTTTCCCTTGTTTTCGAGAGGACTCTTTCAGGTAGTAGAGAATCGCATTTTTCTTCATACATTTCGTTTGGTTACAATAGAGTCCTTCTTTTAGACACGTATAATCAGATAAGTAACAACATTTCTGGCAACATAGAGGAACGATGCGTATATTTTCTTCCATGTCTTCATCTCCTTAACGAATTTAGGTGCTCGTTAGATGTTAATCAAAAGAAAACCGAAAGAAGAATCCAAGATAAACCTAGAAGAGCGAAAAGCGCAAATAGCTTAATTATTTCTATAATAACTTCCTCTTTTGTTACTTCTGAAGGAAAGATATTTTTCATCATGGTAAAAACCCTCCTCTCTCTAGATGAGTTTTTTGATGAGAAGGAGGAGGGAGAGATTTCTTAGCTCCCCCCCCCTCTTCCTCTCTTTCTTCTAGTTTAGATCTTACATCATTTTTTCTTACTTTGTAGAGTCATTGCTAAGATAAAACTGAGTGAGAAGCTTGGAGTTGTTTGTTCCTAACATTCTAATTGAAATCTTTGAAGGAGTAGGTCGAAATTGCTCTATTGCGTTTGATACGTTTTGGAATTTGTCAATATGTTGCTTATTTTTTCTAATCTTGACTCTTTCAATTTCTAGCACATCTCTATAAGGGTTAGCAATAGATTTAGCCTTAGAACGAAATATAATCCATTCTTGCTCCTTATCAAAAAGGAATATATTTGCGATACTACATGGCTTTTCTAGCATTTCGCAAGACTCGTACTCCTCGTAGTAAACGACTATTTGCCTTCGATCTAAGTGGTTACTTTGCCACAAATCTATCTTGTCGGAGTTTGTGATTGTTGCGAATTTAACATCTTTCTCATTCAAATCTGCTAAACTAATAGCATACTCAGCGCAATCGCTTTGTTGGACTAAGATTTGATCTATGTAACAAGATCCATTCTGGTCTTGGTATATTATGTGATCGAGTCCTTGACTTTGAAGTATAAAACTATCCTGCCAGTTACTTGGATTAACAAATACGATAATTCCCAGTAACATAGATCTTATGTTCATCTCTAGAAGAACCCCCTCTCTTACCACATTACTTTGGTCTCATTAGATGAAGAAGGTATCTGACGCTTCCTTTTTCGGTTGCGAAGATTGCCATTTTCTGTGGGTCTGGTATACCTAAGTTCTTCTTAGCAAACTCAAAAAAGTCTACAACATTTCTATAACTTTCTTTCCCCTCCCATGTAGCCTTCTCTTTGTTGTACTCAAAGATTCCGACTCCTTCAAGATCAGTAAGTGATTTATCCTTCTTGGTATATGCTAGAACAAATTGAAATGGCCCAGACTTATCTCTTAAGAACACAACAAAATCTACAAGTTCAAAATTTGGTTCGGGCATGTATATGAGCGCGCAAAAAGTAATATGCTTTCGTTCCATTGGTAACGAGGACCAAGTCTGCCAAACTTGAGGGTCTGGTTGACTAAATCTTAGTTTCTCGTTAACCATTGGATTAAAAGACAAGATAATGTTATTTGAAGTTTTAGAATCAACAGGAACTTGGTTCATAAATTTCTTACCTTCATTATTCTCAGTACAAATAACGGTTCTAAGAACATCTAGACTAAGATTATGCATTACATTATTTTGCTTCCAATCTGAGGGATGGATAAATACAAAGAATCCCATCAGCATGGTGGATATGCGCTTATGCATAAACATGGCATGTTCACTCCTTTCTTTTTGTTACGTTGTTCAGGATCTGCAATGCTTCGGATTTTGAAAGATTCTCGATCTTATTTTTCATAACATCATAAAGACGGTATTCAACATCCCATTGTTTCTGATTGTAAACTTTAAGCCTAGTATAGTAAGATGAAGCAATCTCAGCACAGCCAAAATCAACAATATCGAAAAATACAGGATCTTTCTTCCCAGGATAGATTCTAAGAATCCTTCCACAAAGCTGTTCTACATTTTGAACGGGAGTTGCCATAATGAGACAATCTTTATGAGGAGCATCAATTCCATCTCGTATCTTTTGGGGAGTTGCAAGAACAATTGGATTATCCAAGTTTTCTAGCGTATCTGCTTGAATGAAGGTAGAAGGATTGAATTTTGTAAATAAGTCTACAAGCTTTGTTATAAACTTAATTCTTTCACAAATGAAGAGAATGTTTCGTTCTTTATCAATTGCTGTTCGTAAAAGCTTACAGCATAGTTTAAAGAAAGCCTCACTTGCGCATAACTTAGTTATATATCTTGGTCTTTGGAATATGTTATTCCAGTATATATACTTGTTGGGTCTTTGTATATTAGTAAATTTTCCAAGAATAACCACAATTAGTGGTCTCATAGTGGTTGTTCCTTCTTGGATCTGAAAAACATCACCCAGATGATACTGGATTATATCTGAATTTCCATCAAATCGATAAGGAGTTGCTGACAATCCATAACTATACTTAGTAGGAATCAAAATAGAGCACTTACTAAAAGTAGGAGCCCCAACGCTCGTATGAACCTCATCTGCTATAAACACGCCAAAGCCAGCATCTTTTAGTAAATCTAAGAACTCAGTTCTTCTTTCCTCTTCTTTCAGTTGAGAAATAAAGAACTGATCAGTAGTTATTACAATTGGTTTTTGCAATTCCTCAGAAATATTCTTTCTGGATCTTAGAGTTCCAATCTGCTCAGGTTCAATGTTGGTGCAATCTAGAAATCTGTTAAACCATTGGTCAACCAACTGAGACCGGTGTGTCAGAATAATTGTTTTTAGTTTCCTAGTACAAATCATATGAATAGAAATAACAGTTTTTCCAGATCCTGGGGGAAGTTGGAGAATTCCATTTTCATTTCGAATAAGGTAATTGTAAGCCAGTTCTTGAGCCTCATCTCGAAGCTTGATCTTGCTTTCCAACCAAGGAATTTGGACAGGATCTTTTATGTTATCTTCAATGACAAATTCCCCTGAATAGCACTTATGTATCGGGAAATATCTTGGTACCAGAAGATAGTCTCCATCTTCTTCATAAAACTTGACAATAGAAACATCTTCGCTCGTATATTCCTTAACCGTTCTAGTTAGCATTCTTTTAGCTCTAGAAATAAGTTCTGGATATGCATATGGAATTCGGATTCCAGATGTCCTTTCTAGATATATCATTTCATTCTCCAAGTACTGAAAGAGAGACCTTTGTAATTTTCTCATTCTTTACTTCTGGTTCTGAGCCAATTCGTTGAACCTTCTTTGAAAATATTGTAGCATTTGCTCACTAGTAAGCCTAGCAGAACAATTAGCCGTTTCATATAACTGTATAGATTCAAGACCCTTACTTCTTTGTTTTATGACTAATTGATTCCATATCCAGATAAGCATATTCTCGGCGGTTGGATTAAAGGGAATGATATCGTTAACTTTCTGATGATCTAGCAAATTAACGATGGTGTTTACCTCTTCTTTAAGAGTAGAAAAATCTAGACTTATTCCGGTATCTCGAACAGGAAGGCAGAAAGCTACGTTTAGAATATAAGAATGTCCATGTAGATTTGCGCACTTTCCATCATACTTGTTTAGATAATGCGCAGATTCGAAACGAAATTCTCTTTCCACACTAACTCTGGGGGCTAAGTATAAAGATTTGAGACATTCCTTCGAGCATACATATACTATGTTACTCGGAAGGAAATCTAGCTTTGGAGTTAACATGACTCGAGCCCATGACACATCTGAGATAGAATCGCACCAAAAACATTTCCTTACATCTCTTGTAACTGGACTATCATCAAGCGTCAATCTAGAAAATTCTTGAAAGGCTGGGGTAAGAAACAAATCAATGCTGTTCATTTGTTCCATGCTATCTTCCCTCCTTATAAGATAGTTCTATACAAGTCTAGAACAAAACCATTTAGATCGCCTAGTTTGGCAGAAAAGTTATCTCTTTTTGTTGCTAGCTCCCCAGAGTCAGTGGAAAGAGTTAGAATCTTCATAATTCGATGCTTCGATATTACAAGTCTTATATCATCTTCACTACAACCTGACTTCTGGCATAAAGCCTGAATTGCCAAATTCTGGTTAGAAATACTTGACGAAACCTCTGAGATATAAGGCTTTATCTTTTCAATGATATCTAACTCACGAATCTGCTCATTAATTTTATTAATTTGGTCTTCTAGGTATATTTTAGTATATTCTTTAAAAACAGAATAACAAGTTAATAGCATCTCATCTGGAGATACCAATCTAATATTTTTCTTGTCCTTATCTACTACGTAACATTCAAACTGAATGCTTCCTTCCAAGATAGAGTCGAGAGTCTTAACCAAAGATTCTAAGATCTCGCTTTTATTTCTTTGTCTTATTACTTGGAAGGTTATTTTTGTTGAGGTTGTTGACTCGTCTAAGTAACCAATATCTTTTCTATTGAGAAATTCGGAAAGTTTGTTTAGCAAAGTTTCAAATCTTCTTCCATCTGGCCATGAGTAAAGGGTTATTCTAGCTTTGGCTTCATCGACTTCGTACCTGCCTCTGACCTTAATTGTTGCCTTTCCCTTGGTTAGAAGTTGCTCAAGGTCTGATTCTGAGGAAATAATATCGCAATCTGAAATCGGCTTTATTGTTGGTCTCGTTTTTCTTTCCCCAATTAACCACAGCAATCTTTCAAATAGATCTTCTATCTTGTAACAAGGAATCAGAGTTCTGTATCCAAACCCAATGCCCACTGTGTATTCCCGACCCATGAGGCAAAAGGGAAACATGGTAGGCAAGAATTTTGGTTCTTTATCTAATTCGGATTCTTCCATCGGAACGTAATCAATATAGGAAAAAGCCATGGTTTGAATCTTTTTATTTAACTTAGCTTCTGTATATCTCATTGCTGCGGCTGGAGTTTCTTCAATACCCACGTTAGTTCCCCAGTTTCCCTGCCCATCTACAAAACCCTGATGGACGAGCTGAACTAAGCTAGAATATGACGATCCATGGGGATGATAATGGCCAAGACAATGTCCATCAATTCTAGCGGATTTTACAAACTTATCCCTAGCTATCTCATAAACGGAAAGAAGTAATCGTCTTTCGACTGGTTTTAGGCCATCAATAATGTACGGAAATGCTCGAAATGTGTTAATGTATCTTCCATAACTCCGGTAAAAGTTCTTAACAATCTTTTCCACTAGAATTCCTCCTCGCTATCTTGCTCTGCAAGAAGTTCTTTTTTCTTTTCCACAGATGAAAACAATTTTAAGATATCATCTAAATTAGACGGAAATGAAACAGGGATTAATTTTCTACCTGGTTCTAGAGCAACTTTCTTTAGTTGATGAGGAGAAAATTCTCCCAGCCCTTTAAACCTAGTTATTGTCCGATTTGCCGCTCTAGCTTGACTTAATTGATTGACATCCCAAAGAGGAATAAATGTTTTCTTCTCATTGATTGCATACAGAGGAGTTACACAGATATAAAGCTTACCGCTTTTAATGATCTCAGGCATTAAGACAGAAAACATGGCTAAAAGCAAACAACATATATGCTTTCCATCCTCGTCATAATCAGAAAGAATTATAACTTTATCATATCTCAGCTTAGATATATCCATGTTGGGAACAATCCCCGTTCCCACTGCCTGAATAATTTCGGAGATCTCGTTATTGGAAAGAAGGTCTTTCTTCGTTACTACAGACGGTATTTTTCCTTTGAGGGGCATCACAGCGTGGATCTTAGGGTCTCGACACTGGAGAAGAGATCCAGCAGCACTTTGTCCCTCGACAATAAAAAGCTCCCCATCCCTATGGCTACAATCTCTAAGCCGAGTAAACTTGGTCAAGTATCTTTTATTTCCTACATCTCCAATGACTTTCTTTGAATTTAGCTTTGCTCGATAATCTGCGAAGTGTTGAAGAAGAATATCTAATTGGTCTGGATTCTTTGAAAAGAATGCTTCTAGTTGTCTTTGCAAAGGAGAGAATAGATGCTCTAATTCTTGCTTCTGGTTAATTAGTCGATCTTTGGTTTGGCCGCTAAAAGATGGATTTTCTAGAAGCAAATGCAAATGCGCTCTTAAACCAAAGAAAATATCTCCGGCTAGGAAATTGAATTTCTTAGAATTCTTTCCAAGAACGTTCTTCAATACGTCTTGAAACATCAAAATATGAGTTCCTCCCTCTACTGGGAGCAAGTTTACGTTGGATTTAATTTTTGGTGTCTGGGACCCAGTTAAATTATAACATAAGAGAACGAAAATAGATTCTGACCCGCTCTTATGAGAAATAGAAATGATAGAAGAAAACTCATCGTTGGCATCCAGGTCTCTTTTAAAGATTTCTTCTTTGGTGCAGGTAATAGAAGAGAGTTTTGAGTTCACATTGTACAGAAAGTTAACTCCTGGAAAGTGAGCTGCCGCAAGTTCTAATCTGTCTTTAATAAAATCCGTATTAGGAACCAGAGATGAAAAGTACTTTTCGCTTGGAATAAACGTCACTCGAGTTGAGTAAGGAATCTTTCCGGTGTAAGGTTCTTCAATTTTTTGGAGCAACTTGGAAAAGACATACTCATAGTAACATCTTTTACCATCTCGAAATACCTCCACAATAAATTTCTTGCTCAAAGCATTTACGGCAACTAATCCCACACCATGCATACCTAAGCTAATTTTGTAAGCTGTCTTTTTTCCTTTAAACTTGGCTCCAGAAAACAACTTACTACAAACTGTATCAATTTGAGTTAAGGGAATTCCTCGACCATTATCGTAAATAGAATAAGTGAAATTTGCAGAATCTATGTCAAGAAGTATAATCGTGGCATACCCTGCTTCGGCCTCATCTAGAGCATTATCTAAGATCTCTTCTACCAGAGAGGTTGGGTCTGACGTATCTCCAACATACATTCCCGGATTGGTCTGAATGTGCTCAATTTCTGATAGAACTTGTATGTCCTTGTCTGTGTAAGATACCACTCGTATCCTCCTTCCCCATATATACGAAAAAATAGAGAGAAGCAAGAGGAGTTTAGTTGCTTAGAAAATCTAGCCCTCTCCCTCTTGCTTCTCTTTTTTCATCTAGAATGGAATATCATCATCCCCTGCTATCATAGCATCTATGTCGATTCCAAGACCCCTCTTCTTAGGTTTAGAGGTAGGCGGTGGAGACACCGATGGAATTGGCGGAGGAGGAGTGGGTTCTGGACCGGGCTTGCTTGTTTCACTCTCTATGGGAGGAACGATCTCTTGAGGAGGGGTATCTTCTAGAGTGCTAGAATCTATATAGCCAGAAGACATGTTCTGGCTCCAATCAAATTTCTGGTCAAACTTAGAAACCAACGACGTAGCCATCTTCAATAGATCTTGAATTTGCTCCTTATCTAACTCTTTTACTTTCTCCAAGTGAAAACAGTCTTTATCTCCAAATCTAGTTGGAACTTTTCCAACTCGAATTCTAGTTAGAAATCGTCTTGTATTCACAGAGCTTCTTTCCAGAGCATCATCATGACTTGATACTAGATGCAGCAATGGCTCTGCTTGATAAATTTCAGATAAGTATTCATTTACTGGGCCGTACTTAATGCCTTTAGCTCGAATGAAGATAAAGACTGGCTTACCAGACTCATCGAGAATTACATCTCCATCTGGCTTGGTCAATAAACCAGCAACTATGAGATTAGATCTACATGGTCTGCAATACTCGACTGCCGCTCTTGCCTGAGAATTCTTTCCGCATTGCAAACCACTAGTCCCAAAGTATGGAGGATTGCCTTTTCGGTAGCTAAAACACTCAATCCTGGTTTGATTTGGATTGTTTGGATCCGGAACTTCTTTAACTAGGATCTGCTTAATGAATAGGATCGCCATGTAAACTTCGGATAGATTATAATCGAAGCCCCTGATCTGTAGTTTCCCAGGAACCTCCACGATTCCCTTGTGATTGGTTCTGCTAGCTCCGGAGATGTACACACTCTTCCAGAATTCCTCTTCTGGTGCAATCTGCTTCCGGCTGGTAACATCTTGATACATTTTTCATCTCCTTATCTTGTGGGTTTGAGTACAAAATCTGAGTAGCTGTAGGTGCCATTCGGCAAAAGAATTATATAGAACTCCTCGTTAAACCAGCATTGGATTTGATACTCGGCGAGTTTGTCAGAACTAAATTCTTTCTTAACTTTGCTCTCGAATTGAGAGGTGTCAATTCTAGATGTGAAGAAAGACGTGAAGATTCGAACTTTATTAGAAGTAATTGGTCCTCTCATCAATTTTGTGTGAGGGCAATACGCTACAAACGTAATTCCGCTTTGAACGGGATAGAAAATCTCATTCTTAACGAAGTACATTCCTGTATCTAAATCTTTAACTATTCGTTCTGCTTCTTGAATTCTTTGAATTGAGGTATGAATCCTACACATACTTTGGTCTGGTCTTGAGATGCTTTGGCAATCTGAACAATCTTCAGGTTTGATATCAAATAAATCGTAGTTTTTAACTTCCCTAAGCCTTAAGATCTTCGATCGATTGAGAAGAAATTTAACCAGCGTTATCGGATATATGATCCCATCCAGTTTGTTCTTGCAAAAATCTTCCGCTTTAATTTCATACATGATATGTTACCTCCCTTTCGTAAAGTTCATAACAAGTTATCCCTTTTTCGTAATCGAAAGTAGATCCAACTATTTGCCTCCTTTCCAGTTACTTTTCTTTTTCTAGCTATTCTCTCTGGTATGTATATCACATTTTCTCATTCCTCCTTTCTTTCCCTACAACGAATTTTTCGAACAAAAAATCTGCATTATATTAGATTCTAATCTCTCCCATCATCACCATTGAGGGGGGGATCAAAAAAGATCGCCCTCAATGGCGATGACAGGAGAGACATGTAAATTTCGAACAAAAAATCTACAAAACTTACTCTAAAAATCAAGACTATTGAAGATCTAGGCTAAAAGAGGCCAAAAGAAAGACCTCTCTTAGGCTAGACCTTCAATGGTCCTACGAATTTCCAATAATTAATATATAAAGTTAATGGCTTCCAAAACAGAATAATTCTAGTAGAAACTAACTAACTTCTTCAGAATTACTAGCTACATTTTGCTCAGATTTCTTCTCTGGAGGAGAAGGTATATTGACCTGAACCGGTCTAAGAGGATTATCAAGATCAAAAACCACATTCGCAGAAGGGGAGGGATTTAGATCGCATAGAAGCCTCTTCATAGCCGGAGGGAAATCTGGATCATCATACGTGAGAGTAAGCCTAGATTTAAACGTAAAATGGACTCCATCTGAGGTTTCTTGGACACCAAGAAACTGGCTTCTTTCACATTCAGCTACGAAACTCCCTTTCTTAATGGTTATCTTGCTCATTTTTCACCTGGCCTCCTTTTTCTATGTTTTCTTCTAAAACAAACGGAAATTCTTCTGAGTTTAAATCCATCCTCCGAAACAAATAATTTAAGATAACTATAGACTTATTTGTTCTTAGAACATAACTAATAAGGGGATTTCTAATCTTGGGTAACAAGAAAGAAAGCATTTCATAGATCTTTGTAAACATTTGAGAATCAATCTCATTCTTTTCGATCCAATTTCGATTAGCTCGAATAGATTTCCAAATTGGATATACCAAGTCCATATCTAAGCCATCTTCCCAATATACAATGCTTCTAATAATAAATTCTGCAGCGCTTTTATCAGCTATGGTAAGAAAGTCTAAGTTTGCTAATCCATATTTCTGCAACCAAGCTTCATACAAACAATTGGCTAGTTTAATCCTACTTTCTTCATCCATCCAACCAAAGATCACATCATATAGGGCTTCGTAAGTTGGAATAAAATCTTTGCTTGCTAGAGCATCTTGGAGTTGAGAAATATAGAGATCTTGTAAGCTTTGGTTAGCAATGTCATATGAATCAGAATCTTCATCATCTCGATAGGGATCTTGTGGAGTATCTAACCATATGGAGTCAATTTTTGTTATTTCCATTTGTTTTTTTGGCTCCTTTCTAACCCCGGCTCTTAGCCGGTTAACATGATACTTGTTAAATATGCTTTGAGCAATTCTTTAGGAGTATTTGTCTTTGCCTCAACAAAAGACGAATGTCCTGTTTGGATTATGTTACTAATAATTTCATTTTTTGATACAACATCGTCCGCTATTGGACCAAAGAACTCACTCAAAAGAGCTAAACAATTGTATCCAATGAGAACATACGTCTCAGCCTCGCCTAGTCTCTGACCCCCACCTCTCGATTTTCCTGCTACTGGTTGCCTAGTTTTAGATGTATACAATCCAGTGGACCTAGCATGGACCTTGAACTCAGCAATATGTTCTAGTTTATTAATATACATGTAACCCACAGGAACTGGGTAGTATGTTTTTTGGTTATCATAACATGGTAGCACTAGGTGGTATTTTGTTTGTAACCCAGCCGCTTTCAAAGCAAGTAAAATCTCCTTATACGTAGGAGCTTTAAATGGCGGAATAAGAATAGGAAAAAATTCAAACTTTTTTGTTTGTTCTAGTAACTCCCTAAATTGAGAGGGAGAAGAGGTTTGAATGAAACGAATTACCGAACTAGAATAACGCTGATTTGGAGTCTTATCTAATAAGGGAAGAATTAAACTAACAATTCTTTCTACATTTTGTTTAGTGGGGCTAGATAGAATCTTTCTTGCCATCCATTTAGAAAGAAGGCCCACATAGAGTTCATAAAGCTGACCCACATTCATTCTATTAACAATGCCAAGGGGGTTTAAGATAAGCTCAACTCTTTCTCCCCACGGAGTTATAGGCATAGAGTCTTCATCTTCAATCAAGGCAATCGTCCCTTTGTTACCATGACGATTAGAGAGTTTGTCCCCAGTGGTTATATTTAGCTGGAATCTAAGATAGAATTTCAATAGGGTCTTTTCTAATTTCTCCCCCTTGTTAGTTAGAATTTGAGAAGGACTGATATTATATCTTTTTCTCGTCTCTTGTGACAAACCATGTAAGATAGGTGGAGGATTGTTACTGAAACAATCAATTTGCATAATAAACCCACCTGGACTTTTCTTCACATAGAGTCCAGATTCCATTTCTTCTAATTCTTCTTCTGAGACTTGAAAGATAGATTCTAGATTACCAGGAACTTTCTTCAATAATGGTTCGCCTTTTTTGGTATCCGTTCCTTCTGGAACAATGTACACAACTCGATCATCTGGTTCAATTTCTTCTTCGATAACCAAGGAGTGGTAAGAAACCAACTTTTGTTGCTCAACTACTGAGCTGCTAATCACAATGGCATCTTCGAAGTTATAACCCTTGTACGGCATTATAGCGGTTAGAAAGTTTCTTCCTGTACTAATGCTTCCATAAGATACGCATGCCCCCTCAGCAATGATCTGGTTCTTTTGAACGATCTCTCCTGGAGACACAACAGGATGAAAAACAGATAGCGTATGCTTTCCACTCCCACTTCGTAGTATAGTAGGTCTTATATCAATAGAAATCCTATTGCTAGCGGATAGGCCATCTTTTTGAGATGGGGAGTATCGAACTTGCTCAATAAGACCGTCCTGTTGTTGTGTTTCTTCTAACACCTTAGTTTGGTTCTCCTCTCTTTTTTACGAAAGTGGTTGGAGAATAATACTATCTTGACTAACATTTAGAACCCGAGCTTTAGTAGGAGACCTCTTGACAAATTTATCTGACAAGTAATTGGTTAAAATTCCTTCATACCCGCTCATTACGGCAGGGGGCTCAGGATTGCTGAGCGGAAGAGCTTGTTTCATTTGCTGAGTTGCCATCATGACCCTGGCCCCATCATTCATTTCTATAAAGGGAATTAAAGAAGAGGTTGTGCTTAGAATACCAGAACCCTCACTATTAGACCCATCGCTCTTTCCAAATATACCCCTAGCACTGCTTATATAACTCCCAATAGCAAGTTGTTGGTTAATTCCGATATTTCCTCCTTCTGGGGTATCAACTGGGTCAATGTTGGAGTAATATGATGGATCTAAATTTCTCTTTGCCACTGAGACTGCTTCTCTTGATATGGCGCCCGTAGTTTTTCCTACGAACGTAACTTTCGTTATTTCTGCTAGTTCCTCTACTGGATTCTGGTATTCCATCTTAGAAACAATCTCGGAATTTCGAAATTGGGTTAGAACCTTATTGGGTTCAATTTCAAGTTTAGCGTTATAGTTTCCAGCTAAAATCTGCTCTCTATACAATGAGTACTGGGCTAAGATGTATTTTTGAAGATAATTAACAAAGATCTCAGAACTTCGAAGTCGATAATATGTTAGATCATTTGGCCTATGGGTTTTTCCTTCTGAAATTCCATGGCACATGTAGTATATGATTTGTGGAAGATTTACAGGCAAGTACATACTAAGAAGAATCTGTTTAGCCATGGAGTCAACGATATTAGATAGAATCTCAAATAGAACATAAACTACTCTTCTACTTCCAGACACGATCTCAATAATATCTTTGTATAAATCTTTGCTCTCGATTGGTTTATCTGTAGAAGATGGAAACTTTATTCTTCTGAATGAATTTGCAAATAGCTCTTGTTCCTTATTTCTTATGCCTGTGATTATAAGAAAGAGGTTAGTCGCAACTTTTATAAGCAACTCTCCCTCGGAAATATTTCTGGGTCTTTTGGTTTCAATTCGATATGATAACGAAAACAATTCAAGCGCCTCTTTAAGTCCCATGTAAGCACAAAGAACTAAGGCCAAAGGATACTGACCAGCAGCAATAAAGATACTAAAGTAATTGTAACTTCTAGTTTCCTTTAAACTAATCGTAAAGGTAGAATAGGCGCTCCTAAATACACTAACTCCCCTTTCAGGAAATGTTATTGGAACTATAAATAACTGGTTAACAAGAAGGTTAATCTTGCCATCAATAAGCATTCTACCATCTGATTGGACTTTTGGAATATAAATCTGTATCTTTTGTAATTGATTATTGTAATTTCTAATTGTAATCTGCAAAATTGAAATATCACTAGGAGAAACGTCATATTTTGATGGTTGATATTCTTTGATTTGATATGATACAATCTTTGTAGGAATATCTTTTGATTCCAGAACCTTGAATGTTTCTATTGAGTCCTTTATTAAGTTAGTTTCAAAGTCCTTTTTCCTCTTCTCAACTATATGGCCTGGTACCTTGTCATCTACCAGCTCAGTCACAGGAGCTGCTTTCACAACAGGATGGCTGGCTTGAGTTTGAACTTTCTCTGGTTCTAAGAACTCATCTTTTAGGTTTGTCACAAGTTTTGCTAAAACTTGTTTCTTTTCCTTGGTGGTAAGACTGGAAGCTATTCTGGCGATCCTGCTTGGATTAGGAATTGTCCTAGAAACGATAGACTTAAAAGCTAAGTCAATAGATTTGTGGACAATGGGTTCGGGTGGTTTTGAAATAAGAGATGGAATCTTTTTCTTCTCAGCATTAGAAGGCTCAGGAACCGAAGATGCATATACGAGAATGTCATTATCCGCGTCTTCCAAATTCTTTTTAACCAGGTAAGATGATATACTTTTTTGAATAACTTCCTGGTCTACTTCTGGAACTTCCTCATTCACAACCGGGGAGACAGCACTTGCAATAGTACTAGCATGTTGCTCAACTTCTTTGGAATCAAGATTGGATCCTTGTTTACTTGCTTCGGTTTTAATCATTGTAATTCGATTTAAGACCCTCACATAGTTCACGTCTCGGTCTTTAACTAAAAGACGGTATAAGACTCCTTTTGTCGGGGAAATTGTACATAACAACAAATCATCAAATGGCAACTCAGTTGGCTGTGTTTTTAGAAGTTTTAAGATTGGAAATAACTTAGAATTCATATAGTAGGGAACATTCTTTGATACATCTACCATATAGATCAAGACTTTTCGGTGGCGCGGAAATTGACTTAACGTAGAAAATAAGAACCTGGTAATAAATTGTCCATAACGCATTCTGTAGTTGGTGGGTTTAAACTTAATATCCATAGAAGAGAAAAACCAACTATAATCAATCATAAAATTGCGAGCAATCATACTTATCGTTGGAGTCATTTTAAGAGGAACCAACCTTTTCTTTCGATACAAAGTTATGAGCTTCGCAGATAAGAAAGTTCTGGGAATAACCGTGCTAGGAACTACAACATGAAAAGAATCAATCCTTCTAATTTTAAGTGCTTCGTAGTTTTCTAACATTGTGGTATTCTCAGGAAAGAAAACAAGCAAATAAGGCCTAGTTTTCGTATACGGAAAATAGACCTGAGAAACCACTTGGACATAAGGAATAAGTTGGTCTAGACGTCTAGCCACTTTGTTTTGTTTTCCTCCTGAGAGTTACTTCTTTGTAAATTTCCCCTGGATTTCTTTAAAATCTCCCGCCAAAACTTGCTCTAAGATACTAAGTTCTTCTGGAGATTTCTCAGATAGAAGACCTAACATAATACTTTTGTTTACATTCTCAAACGCCAGGCCTTGAAGCGGTGACTGAACAAAAACTACCTCTTTAATATTTAAGAGGATTGGTTCATATGGCTCAATTAGCCTAGCGGGTTTAGACAAATCTTTCTTTGCTCTGAGTACGTGGCTCACTAAGACCTCTAAATGGACTAAATCCATAGCCCCAAACGAGGAGTATACTGATACAAGACGACTTAAAAGATGGTGGGGGCCTTTCGTAATTTCTCTTCCAGATAGAAGACGCTGAACATATAGAACTTGTTTTTGAACATCGCTTATGGTAGAAGGTACTTTTAGTAGATCATCTTCCTCTCCGTAGCTTATTTCAATAACTTCCTCTCTTTTCACAACGCTAGAACCAAGTTGCAATTCTACAGGATAATCTAAAATGAGTTCTAAACGATAACCATCTGAAAATAAAACTGTAGCAATAAGTGACTTAACCCAGATAGAAGTTTCTTTTATTACAAGATTATAATTATACGTATAGAATGGATCTAAGACAATAGTCAATCTACATGGCATTTTGGTTATGAGCCGAGTTTGGTCTTGATACAAATACTTAGATAAAAGCGTCTTATCTCGAATCTCAAAATTGTTTTCTGTAATGTCTTTTAGTATATCTGGAATCTGAACATTGACCGTCCCACCTAAGTGGAATACTCGCATTATAAGCTGCGTTCCCCTCTCTCCTATCACTTGGGCTGCTATAAGCCCAACGTAAGGAGATCGAGTTTGCATCCATAAGTTACCATAACATGTATGACAAATCTTAGGACTCTTGCAAAAGATAGGACTTCGTAACTTAATTGTATCTCCATCTGCAAAGTTATCTAAGTCAAGAAATTCCACTTTCTTGGTCTTATCGTTTATAATAAAGCGACCAGAAAGACGAGATCTAAGATCTTTATTTAACTTAACCTGGACTGCTCTTTGTGTCCCGCAATCTGTAAGAGTCCTATGCAACTCAACAGAATTTAGAACGTAAGCCAAAATTCTAGAAAAATAACCTGTATCTGCCGTATTTATAACTCGGTTGATAATTCCGTATCTCGCTCCATATCCCATGTTAAAGTACTCATTAGGAGTCAAACCATCTGCCAGGCCCTTAGAGATTGTTGGTAAGATATTTCCCTCAGCGTCAGATACGGTTCCTTTCGCAGCGATAATCTGAAGTGGCTGCTGCCAAGATTTAGCACCTCCAGATTCCACGAGATCATATAGAGAAGAATCTTTAAGAAGCTCAGGTAACTCAGCTTTCATCTTTGTTAGGATCTTCTCAGCCTGTTCTGGGGTTGCCATTGCAAGCTGTTGTTTGTAATGATTTAATTTTTCGGAAACCGTTAGATCATCTAAACTTATTGAAGGTGCGAACAAAGTAGCGTACTTAAAACCAAGATCTTGTAATTCGTATGCAATGTTTGCTATCTGATCTTGAGGATATCCTTTTGCAAGCAAATCTTTAAAGATCTGATCTATTACCTTTCTGTCGGCTGGTTTGCTAGAAACATAAGATTGGAATTCTTCAGGAAGTTTTAACGCTAGAATCCATCTTCCAACGGTCATTACTTTTCCTCTGAAAGACACTAACTGATATATATCGGACATCCTCTTTATAGATTCCTCATTCTGAACCGTAATAACCGTTGAGGGATGACTTGGTGGGGGATCTTTTGTGAGAAGATACAATCCAGTATACATTTCTTTGCTTAAAGAAAATGCTAAACCCCCAACAGTGGCTGAGTTGTGGAAGGACATCATTTTAGTTCGAGCTTCTAGTTGTGCCTCATCTGTAAGAGGGTGATAGACTGCCATCGTGTCTCCATCAAAATCCGCATTAAAACCACCCACTTGCAGAGAGGGAATTCCAATTGTATCTGTATCTGAGAGAACAGGATAAAACGCTCGGACAGATTCTCGATGCAAAACTGGGTCTCTTTTTGCGATTACTACCCTACCAGCCATGCTTGCTTCGGTGGCGTTCCACATAATTCGTTTAAGTCTATCAGGAATATGATCTCCGTCTTTAATGGCTCGTATGACTTTTAGAATCACATCGACTGATAGGGGCTCATTGGTAAATTCTTTAAGAGCTTCCCTTAGTTCGCTTGTATCTTCTCCAGAATACAAAAGCTTATGGATTATAAATGGTTCAAACATTTTAACTGCCATCTTAAATGGCAGAGATATTTCATTTATTCGCAACGAAGGATTAGCGGAAATAACTGCTCGACCAGAATAATCAACTCGTTTACCTAGTATACTAGACCGAATCAACCCAAATTTCTTTCCAATTCTGGCTCGGGCCAGATCATCGTATTTCATAACTTCTTCTTGTAAGTGGAATATTGAGATCGCCCCAGTTACTCCACTGGTGGTCACAGGACCAAGTGTCCGTCTAAGAATTTTAATGTAAGCATCATTAATAGAATCAATGATCCAACGACCATCAGATGATTTGAATGCTGGCCTAAAATCAGGAGGAATAACTGGTATCTTTTGGACTGTAAAGAGCCTATCTTGGTATGCTTTTAAGAGGAAGTTATAAATCTTAGCTCTTTCACCAGTTAGATTGGCAAATCGAATCTCAGGGAATCTCTTAACAAAACCAGGAATTCCTACAATGTCTCCTCCGTTAGGGTCTTCTACTAGCTCTCCTTTGGAATTTATAGAATAGCGAGTTTGGGCCGAGAAAACATTTACGAGATTTCTAGATAATCTTATTAACATTCTGTATACAGATGGATGCAAGATAGGAACTTTCAAATCAATGTAAGAATACGTCTTTAATCTCTGAGGAGTTAAAAGAGGGCCAAAAATCGTCTCTGAAAATAGACCATCTTGATGGAAGACATCTGGTTGAGAAAATATATCTGGAGATGTGACTGGAATCAAACCAGAAACAAACTTTTCAACGTCAAGCAATTTAAACATATCGTTTTCTTCCTCACAGAATTTTGGCCCTTATAGGAGTAAAAGATTTGAGCTCAGATAATGGAACCTCCATACATCTTAGTCCAGTAATTGACAAAGAATCTAGAACTATAGCCCCATTGTTTCTAGAATTTCTTTGTAATTCCAGATTGGGAATTCCAGATCTAGCTTTGCTTAGTTCAATTGTATAACGAGATCCATTCTCAGGCTTCAATTCAAAGAATCTTCGAAGAAGAAAACGAATAGAATCAATCTTCATCTTTCTACTAAATTCTAACGCTATATGAAAAGACGTCTTTCCTGTAAATCGAATACTAGCTGATATGGTCAAAGGAAAAGATTCTAATAAACTTATATAACAAAAGCTAGTAACTTGCTTTGCCTTGTTAAAATCATCTGAATCGATATCTATAACGGCTCTATTATCGTAAGCATTGAAAACGGAATGAATAGACAAAGTCCTACCCGTAACAAAAGAATCATAGTTTCGACTAGTTAAAGAGAGGGGTTGACCATTAGAATCTTTCCTTCTAACAACGATTTGGGGCGAGTCACTATCACCAAGCATCATGAATACAAAGACATTTCTCCCAAGAACCTGCTTTAGTATACTTGGTTTAACTTTTTGGTAGTAATTCCAGATATCAATTTCTTTAAGTCCTTGGGGATAGTAATTGTTTCTTAGAACAATGGTGTCTGGGTGAGCTGGATATGACATTTTTTGGGCAACCCCTCTCTTTTTTTAGTTCAAGATAGATTAGTTCTCATTTTTTTTGTTCAGAATGTTACAAACTCTTACTAATAGCGAGTTGTAATTTAGATATAACGTCATCCATTGAGCTACTAAAAAGGAGAGAAAGGAACTTAATTGTTTCTTCTTCTATCTTTCTGGATGGTTTAAGAAGGAGCCTTTCTTTTGTTACAATATGGTAGAAATCTGTTCTTAAGAATTTACCAACGTAATGGCTAATAATTTTACATGGCAAAGTCTTAGTTTTAAACCCGAAGAAAGTTGATCCTTCCTGGCTATCAAGAAACTCCTTCAAGAACTTAATTCGATAAGTAGTGGATACAACCCCTCCCACGTTTCCGTTCTTAGAACCAGGATAATAGAATAGAGCTTGAGAAATTGTTTTAAAATCTTTGCTTGCATACTTGGGAAGAAGCATTCCCAGATATGCTGACAAGACAGCCGCTTGGTCAGGAAACAAATCAAGAAAACTTTGATATGGGATCTTCAGAGCCTTAGATAAAAGAGGATAAGTTACACACTCAGTTAAAGGAGAGATCATCGAAATATCTTTTGTGATATCTGGAAGAGATTTCTCTGGATCTTCTAGAAGATTACTTTCAAAAAGATGGTGCAAGTTTCTACTAGCGACAATCCATAAACGGTTCAATGTGCTAGAAGAACAAAGGGCCTTCAGGTTGCTTCCTTGGCTATTCTCATGAATTCGAGTAGAGCAAATACCATCATCATATAGAATTGAGTCTCGATACACACCCCTTAGCAACCATTTTACCGACTCATCAACTACGGTTGAGAAAAACGTAACCGGGTTTCTATCTGGAGAACAAAGAACAAGAATACTTTGCATAATGAAATTAAAAATCTCTATAACATGAATATCCATAGTTTTATTTTTTACCCTCTTAATATAATTCCACATAGCCCTATCTGTTAGACCGTATCGAAAAACCTTCGTCTTCACAACTTCATAGATTTTAGAAATAATCTGATCTTCAACCAAATCTTTTACAAACTCATTGTAAACTATTCTATGTCTCCAGTTAGAAAATGCCAAGTCACTATTATAGATTAGAGCATAAACCTTCAAGTAAGATGAGATCAGAATAATTTTTCTAAGTTCTTCTTCGTCGAAAAAAATCGTGGTTTTCTTAACTTTGCTTCGGTTTATAAAAGAGGAAAAATCGACATTCAAAAAATCTAAGTACCTAGAAACGTAAGACTTAATATCTGGAATCTTAGACATAAAAAACTCAAATCTTTTCTCCTCATCTTCTGTTTCTTGAAAGAAAGTTAGAATCTCACATAACATATTGCCAAATGCAGGATCAAATTTGCTGAGAGATTCCAAAAATTCAGTAACTACATTAAACTTATTGGTTATCGTTCCCCGCTCTAAGTTAAGAAGACTTACGCACCTATCTCCACAACAAACTTTATAGACACTTGGATTATCTTTGATAAATTGAATGTCCTCTCCCACCCCAGTTCTCCTCCTTTACGTAAGCTACTTTTTTTATTCGTTAAAAAATGGAGTCATTCTAAGACCTCTTTTACAATCTAAGAACGGTCTCTGCTCAAATTCATTCATAATTAGATCTTTTGTAACTCGTTTCATTAAATCTAATCTTGGTAGTTTGGAACCTTGTCTAAGCTCTTCAGTAAAGAAAAACGTAAATGCTCCAAAAAAGTCACCGTTCAGGTATGCATCCGCAGATGTTTGATTTTCTTGACAAGCAGAAAATACCGCGTACGGTAACTGGGTTGGGAAACTGGAGACTAATTTCTTGCTTTTGTGAATAGGTCTAGAGCTTCTAGATAGAAGCTTTCGAATAGGCGTATCGTAGTTTACTGAAAGAAGCAAGTCTACAGGTGGGGGTAAAAAACGAGGAAACCATCTCCTTTGAACAGGCAAGCTCACCAAGGCGTCTAGAGTTCTAGTTCCAGTCCCAGAAAAGCAGCAATCTAAGATAACATTCGCTTGAACTTTCTTACCTTTGAGTGTAGAAAATATTCGTCCAAGGTCGTCATCTGAAATGTAATTACCATTCCAATCCATATCGCTTGGACATAGAACCTCATCTAACTTATCTATCTCATCACCACTAGTGTCTGGAACTTGGCTTCCATGACCAGAAAAATGGAAAACTAACCAGTCCCCTTCATTACATTCAGTTAACCATGAGAGCTCGCTTAGTATTGCTTCTTTTCTTGCATCATAATCAAGCAACATATGAATACTTTCTTCTGGAAAAGAAAACACATCAATAAGAACATTTTTCATACGAATAACGTCATTGCGACACCCGTTTAAATTCGCTCCTGGTATTTTGTACTTATTAATTCCAACCAATAAAGCTTTTTTCATTAGTTTTCTCCTTTACTAGTTATTTTTGTAGAATATATATAAAGATCTTTCAACCATATCAGAATGAATCTTCTAGTCTGAGTTTAGAAATAACTTGAAGTACGGTCTCTGGGTCTGGAGAGGAGTTAGGATCATAACTACATGATTCCCAGATCCCAAATTGATCTGGTCTCAAGTACTTCCTCGATTTAAGAACGTTAAAATTATGAGCATAACCATAGATATTGGGGTCTGACCTTGTGAAAATTACAATCCCCGGTTTCGACTCCCTAAAGTAACTATTGCATAGGTGGGGTAAGAAATTGTCTACCGATATCCACAAATCGCAACTTTTAATTAACTCAGCAACTTCTCGAAAGGAAAGAGAAAACTCAGTTCGATCTACTCCAGGAAGAATCTTTTCTCCATCTACACCTATTTGTATAATCTCAGAGTCAGGGAAAGCTTCTTTGATCATTCTTAAAAGTCTTTCCCAATGAGCATAGTGTTTCGCATTTTCTCTATTTGGATCATCAGTTCGAAGCTTCCTACTAAAAGGACTAATAACAATACGCATTGCTCCGCTAAATCCCCTCCTCTCTCTTGTTTCTTTCATATAGTTGCTTTTAGATACAATTCTCGATACGCATCTATAAGACTACTTTTCCAATTTCTTTCATCTGCAAAACGATAGATATTCATTCGATCCACCTGATCTGGACCCAATAATTCTTTCGCATCTGCAATACTAATTAGAACAACATTACCGTCTTCTTCCACTACGTCTTCAAAAACATCAGGATAACAAACTGCCATTACAATCTTTCGATCTGGAAATGCTGACCTTACCTCTGGGAAAATAGTTCTAAACATATAATGGTCCCCAATTCCATTGTCAAGAACAATGAATTTTGGAGGAACTGGGACAATATTCCATTGTTTTAGAAAAGAAGCAAAGATCCCTTCGTCATGGTTCCACATCTCTGCTCTGGTTCCTGAACGAATCCCGCCTTGCTCCTCTCTTAGATGCCAGGTAATGGCCTCAGAATCTACAAGTAACTTATATCCCTTCCTATACATAGAATATGTAAAGATTGTTTCCTCTCTATGTGCCACCTGAGATAGATCCAAACAGTAATCTACAATCTTCGCTCGATAAAGGAAGGAACTATATAGATGCTCTACATAGAATACTGGGAATCTCCCGCTGGTTGGGTCTCTCTCATGTTTGTACCACTGGATATTAGGAGCCCAGTAAATGTCTTTAATTTCATTGAAAGAAAGGATGTTAGATCTTGGAGAGACATTAGCTTTGGTGGGTAGAACCAGGCCAGCTACTGCTCCAATCTTCTTTTGGTCTGAATCTTCAATAAAGTGACTTAAAAGGATCTCCAAAGTCTTAGGTTCTGCAATCTCGTCATCATCTATCCTCCAGACTAGATCTTTTGCCATCTCTTGGCTTTTCTGGTGGTTATGGTGTTGACCTAGTCTGGGAGTAAAGAAAACAGACCACTTGATGCCTTTCTGAGATATCAAAGAAAAGATATTTTGATATGTACTATTCTCTCTTAGATCTTTCTGCTCTCCATCATCGAAGATAACCAGCTCATCTGGGGGAACCGTTTGATTCGCAATTGAGATTAATGTCATGGGTAACGTAGTAAAATAACGGTCCTTCGTTGAGATACAGCACAAAACGTGGGGCTTAGAAGATGCTGGCTGGATTGTCTCAATGTTGTGTTGTGATTCTTCGATCTGAGATTCTTCATTCTTAATTTCGGAAGATGTGTCATCATTACTAGGTTGCTCTTCTAGAATCGTAGGCATGTTTTCTTGTTCCTCCTTTTTACTAGTTTCTGGGAATCGAGTTGAGAAGATTATAGCTTTATCTCTACATTTTGAACATACAGGTTTTCCTTCAAAAAGCTCATATATTTCCTCTAAGCAAGATGAGCAGTGGTAGATCTTCCTATATGTTTTTCCTTTTTCCCATTTCATAAGCATGATATTAAAGATCCCCTGGGGATATACCCTAGATGGAATCTTCCATGGTACATTAGAAATAAGACCATCTTCATTCATGTAATAGTAATCGAAATCAGGAAAATGCTCTTCTCCTAAGCCATGTAACTTGTGGTGGAATCCCCAGAAACCATACGGCTCTCGATAAGGAACAGAAACAAGCAACTTAGAACAGCTCTTCTTTAAAGAATTTAGAAATTCGACCCCGTTTTCTAAGTGCTCAATGGTATCAAAACACACAATGGTATCGACACTAACATTCTCCCATATAAACGTCTTTGTAATATCTGCTTGCATAAACATAGCTTCTGGGTAATTTGCTCTAGCAAATTCAATAATATTACCATCAATATCGACTCCCAGATACGTACATCCTTTCTCTATAAAGTACATACATCCATAACCGGACCCACAACCAAGCTCAAGTATTGATTCTCCAGGGAGAACTTGGTCGGAACCCCACTTGTATTTTTCATGCTCTCGAGTTGGAGGTCGTATGAATCTAGGAATCACAGGCCTTTCATACTGATTGCCATATTTCTGTTGTAGGTAAGTTAAATTGTATCTTTCTTTTAGAATTTGGCTATTCCTCTTAAAAGATTCATCCCACTGGGGTAAACCATGAACCGTAGCCTCTCCTTTATGGTAAATTGGAAAGCCTCCAACTAGTACCCCAGGCTCAGAATCAGATCTTTGTAAAGTTCCCGGCTCTGGAACCTGAACAAGCTTGTAACCATAATATCTAGCCTTAACACAAAAATCAGTATCTTCTCCTGCTCCAGGATAAAAAGTTTCGTCTAAAAGTCCAACTTGGTCAAAAACTTGTCTCTTAATCATAACACAAAAGAAAACGATAAATTCTTGTTGCGCCGGCTCACTTGTTGTAAGAATTGGTCCAGTAATACCAACTGAGTCATCGTTTAGAAAAGGCGTTACCAATAGATCCAACCAGTTATTAGGATAACGAGGATATATAACAACATCATTATTCAGTAGGACTACAAACTGGCCTTTGCTAACGTTAATTCCTTCGTTTACTGCTCGACCATAGCCCAGAGGTTCGGAAAAACTTAGTAGCTTAACGTAGGGGTGATTAAGACTTCGAACAAAATCTTCGGTTCCATCTGAACAGCCGTTAGCAACAACTATGATTTCAGTATCTCCATTTTTGAAATTTGTATTTTCAATAACACTCTGAAGGCATGGTTTTAAGCAATCTTCTAAATGATTATACGTTGGGATAATAATAGAGTACTTCATTTTATCAAAGTATCGATCTTTGATAATTTGCATATTTCTATTATAGATATCATCCCATTGTGGAAGATCAAAAACCGTTTTCTCAGCAGCATGATAAATAGGGAAGCTCGTGGTATATGTCCAAGTATCTCTTTCTTCTGGCACCTCGACTATTTTGTATCCCCCAAGAATAACTTTCATACAGTAATCTATATCTTCACCAGATCCAGGAGAAAACACTTCATCGAGAAGACCAAATTTCTGGATTATCTCTCTTTTGATCATAACTGTGGAGAAAACCAAAAATTTCTTACTTCCCAAGAACTCCGGTCTTTGTAGCTTGTTAGTTCCTGTAATTGCTACAAGTGGGTCTTCTAAAAATGGTTTTACAAGTATATTAAGCCAATCATCTGGAGCTTGCCAATCAAGTAGAACAACATCGTTATTTAAAAGAACGATAAACTCACCCTTAGCAACTTTAAGCCCCTCATTGGTAGCTCTCGTATAACCAAGGGGAGCAGGAAAGGTCAGCAACTTAAAAATATCATTGGAATAGCGCTCTTGAAGAGCAGAAACATATTGCTCCGTTCCATCTACACAACCATTCGCAACAATAATGATTTCGATTTCTCCTGGTCTTAGCGTAGTTGTTTTAATAAGACTTTCTATACAAGGTCTTAAACAATCGTTTAGGTGGTTATATGTGGGAATTATAACAGAGTACTTCATGGTTTGAAAGTCCTGACTAGTTTCTTTTCTATGAATTTAGCTAAATTCTTAGTTACAAATTCTGGATAACTAGAATCAATTTCAACAAATTGAAATGCTATATCTTTTCTACCAAACACATCTTGGCCTTTTTCTAAGCAAGATAAAATATAGTTCGGATCTTTGAACTGAGGTGAGTTGTATTCTTGATGTGCATAGCTTTCAATTTTTGAAACTATATGATTGACATCTCCCAAAAAACTAAAGTGCCACCCTCCATTCGGAATTATGTTCTCGCTCTCAGTATATCGAATTTGCTCAGGAGTCATATCTTTTGCTTTTGAGTAAGGTAAAATCTTAAACCACCGCCAAGTCCCGAGTTCTTTACAGTTAAGAAAATAGTAATAGAGACTTTGTTCAAGAGTTGAGAAACCATCTTTTAGTCGGTAGTTTCTTAAGACGGAAGCTCTGGGTATTTCATCAACATCTGAGACACAAACCAAATCTCCATCTGAACAATTTTTCCAGCCTCTTGAAATGCAACTTCTCTGATATCTCTCTCTAACCCAAGGATCTGGTCCCGAGGGCATATCATCAACGACAATATGAATAACTTTATCTAGAAACTTTTCAAATCTTTTCTTATTGGTTTCAAAGTACAGAGGTTTATCTTTGTCAGAAAAGGTTCTAGTTGCTTCCACAAGAACAAAGTAATCAACCACATCATATAACTCGTTAAAACGAATCTCTAACACATCCAACTCATTATAGAAAATAAATCCATCATATAAGAACGGTTTCCTACTCAACCAAATATTGCCATTTACCAAGACATGAAAACCCAGTTCTTCAAGAACCGCATTTCTAACAGAATCAGAAAGAAAATCATGCCCAGCTAATCCCCCGCCCCCCTTAACTTTTGGATACCAGTAAAGAATCGTTCTTTTAACTTCCTTCGTAGAATGCCCAGTATCAATGAAAACGAAGTCAAAGAACTTATCTCGAAAAACCTTACTTGCATCTATGGAATCCATTTGCATTAGGGTTACATAGGAGGATAAACCAAACTTAGCAATGTTACTTACAAATTCCTTGTAAACAGAATCAAACATTTCTTTCGTCCAGCCCTGAAAGAAAGGCTCTCCTTCGCTTCCAGCAAAAGTATCGATAGCATAAACTTTTAGATTCTTATTTTTGATTACATCCGCAACTGAGCACAAAGATCTTCCTTTCCAAACTCCCAGCTCAGCAATAATGGCATTTTGGGGTAACATAGAAAGGGCTATTCGATACGCATTTATATCCTCTCTAGGAAACCATCCATCTGGAAACTCATCGTTACATTTATCAGAGATGATTTCTCCATCAGATGGTTCAATTTGAGAAAAATCTTTAGCTTTTTTGCACTCAATTCTAAAGTTTCGACCCCAGTGGTGGACATATACTGGGTCTTTTCTTTGAAATGAATCAAATCCAGCCCCATAAAGATGGTCAATTAGTATCTCATCATACCATCCAAACTTATGAGGAGTCTGGGGTAGAGTTGTCCCATATATGCAATTCAATAGAATGTATCTTTCTTGTTTCGAAACATAGGGAAATGCTTGACAAATTTGTAATATATCAGGCATTTCAATAAAGAGCTTTCCCCCTGGTTTCAAAACTCGGTTCCACTCCTTAAACATTGCCATGACTTCTCTTGGATCAAAATGCTCAACTAAATGAGAAGCATGAATCTCATCAATGCTTGACGAATCAAAAGGTAAAGATCTTGCATCTGCCTTAACATCCGCAAACTCACTATCAATATCAACGTTTATACAGTTGGGCATAATCCAGTTACCACAACCTAGATTTAACCTTTTTCTGGTGGTAAGATTTCGGTGTTTTTGAAGAAGTAAGGATTCATTCCTAGTCATAATCTTAGAGACATCTTCCGGAATCCATCTTGAGAAAGTTCTGTTTCCTTTATGGTAAATTGGAAATTCTCCAAACATATGAGTTGGAGTGTATTTGGGGGATTGTTTCTCAGGAACCTGCACAATTTTGTAACCTAAATCGTATACTCGAATACAAAAATCTACATCTTCACAAAAACCAGGAGAAAAATCCTCATCAAGCCCACCCAAAGCCAGAAATAAAGACTTGTATGTCATAACACAGAAGAACATAGCATAATCTACACCTAGAACTTTGTGCTTAGCAACCATGGGACCAGAAATTCCAGTTCGATAATCTTTCTTAAAAGGTTCTTCTAGAATTCGAATCCAGGTACTAGAAGATCCAGAATCTAGAATTACAACATCATCATTAAGTATAATAATCTTATCTCCATTTGCCTTAGAAACTCCTGTGTTTACGGCTTTGGGAAAACCCACTGGTTCTCGAATCCAGTACAAACGAAACTCTTTTCCATAACTCCTTACATGGTCGTGAGTTGTGTCTGTGCACCCATTGGCAACAACTATAATCTCAGTATCTTCAGATGAGAAATCGGTATTTTTCTCAATTGATTTTAAACATTCTTTTAAGTTTTCCACATTATTATACGTAGGAATGATTATAGAATACTTAATTTTAGGATTCGGTTGGTTCATTTTTGTAAGGCACCCCCTCTTCTCAAAGACTTAGCTTTCTACAAACATGAGTATCTTCAAAAATCAAGACCAATTGGAGAGCTAAGTCTGGATCTGGTTGTGAATCTAAATCAATGGGCTCTGATGTCCAAACATCAAACTGAAATTTTCTTGCTTTCCCCAAGTACAAGTTTAAATTCTGAGGGTGACCAAATAAGGACGGTTTGGATTTTGTAAAGATTACCACTCCTGGTTTTCCTACTTCGTTGGCAAGATGTTGAAAAAAGTTATCGACACTAATCCAATAATGGCACTTAGCAATGTAGGACTTAAGTTCAGAAAGCGAAAGGTCATAATATATATTATCAATCAAGTCCGGACATAGAATTGGTTCTCCACTTAGAGAAAACTGGATAAATTTTCTTTTTCTTCCCCCACTTTCTTTTAGTTTCTCCAAGAATGGAATCCAATATAAATAGTTTTTTGCACATGTAAGGACATATGGGGGACTACTATTTAGTAAGAAATCATTTCGTTGGGTTATTAGTTTATAATCTGGTTTGATTATGCTTCGACTATAAGGACTAATTAGAACTGTGATGTAATCTCCATCCTTTTCCAGCATTGGCAAAGTCTCCATTATTGATTCGTTCAGTTCTATCTTCTTCCTTCTTGCATAAAGATTCATTGCTGGTGGTGGCAGTGGAAGGTATCATACTAGTATTCGAAAAATTAGAAGGTACTTGTTGTGGTTGAGAGCAGTACATAGCCCTAAAAGAATCAGAAAAAGGTCTATCATGAGGCCAGTTTACAGACCAACAAAACGCATATGGATTATCTCCACTAGGATACATTCTAGATAGTTCCTTTGAAGAAACGAAAAATATATCTCGACCCAAGTACTGACCACAAGTTAGATCATTTTCATTAGTGAGCAGATCAGAGAAAACTTCTGGGAATGTTGGAGAGATAATTATTGTTCTGTCTGGATTGGCCGCAAGGATATCTCCCAACGCACTCTTGAAAAGAATGTTGTCTCCTACCCCTCCAGTAGCCAGGCAGATTCTAGGAGGAAGAATCTTCACGCCAAATCTCTCATCAATGATGGAAAGAAGAGTTACCATTTGCTCTTGTAACTGGTCATTAGAAATACCTCGCATTCCTCCCATCGGATACGCGAAGTTAGTTACCCTCGCCCGAGTATCCACATGTAAAGATAATCCAGATAGAAACAAAGAATTCGTAAATAGAACATGAAACCACGTTAAGAAATCTGGAGAAAATCTTGAATCGTAACAAGAAAACTCTTTTACATAACCTATGTCAGGTTTCCTACATACGTATGAACTCACCAAGTACTCATTCCCAGTTAAAAGATAAGGATTAGGAATAAAGCGCTCACCAAATTGCACACTAGGAAAGATAGAAAAAGTCTTAAGAATGTTTCTAGAAATAAACTCATAGATCAATCCATCACGAGGAAGAAGAATACTTGGAGAAACTGCACCCAAAGAAGAGTCTTCTTGAAAGTGCTCTAATAAGAAAGCCAAAGCATCCGGGGCCACGATATGATCATCAGATAAGAACCAACATAAATCTTCCACCAAATCCAAAGCTTGGATAATAGAATCAAATTTACTTCCGCCTTTCTTTAATGGATGACCCACTAGAATTTCACATCCTTTTGAAGAAGCAAGGGAGAAGATGCCACTAAAATCAGCAATAGAAGGCAAATCTAAAGGTGACTCACTAGAGTCGATTATCACAATTCTATTAGGTACCCTCAGTTGGTTCACAAGGGAAATCAGAACCATGCTTAAGCAGGAGTATCGATCTTTTGTAGGAATAATACATGTGACATGCTCTCGGTTCTCTTCTAGTTGAGGCATTAGAGATTCCTCTTTCTTCAAGCGTAGGTACTCAATGCAAATAACTTGTTGTAAATCATTCGTTTCTTCCCATGGAAAATCTCGAATATTGCCTTTCGAGTTAATAAATGTTTTCTTCGCTCTGATTCCAGGTAAGGGTATAGCAATAGGTTCTTTGATATCTGAACTAAATGGAGCTACAAAAAAGAACTTGTAGAATCCAAATTCAGTTTCTAATCTCAGGTAGCTTTTTGCTATGGTGGCAACCTCGTCAATGCTACTACATAGAAACAAAGCAATCTTCTTCTTGCCCGCACCATTACCTTTAGTAGGAATTAGTAATCTGGAAACCTTTACAATTCTCGAACTCAAGAAATCTCCCACGCTTAGCTGAGAAAACTTCTTAGCTACCCCCAACAGAAACTCACTACAAAAATCTGGGACGATAATTTCTAGTAAGAATTCTGGATTCTTGGCCAATGATTTTGTTAGAAGAATTCTAGAATAAACTGCTTGGATCTGAGAGTTCGTTATACTTTCTGGCATATTTCTTCTCTCTCTCGTTTTCTACATACTCGTATAAAAAAGAGCATAGAGATTTAAACCGTGGTTTGAGCCAAGACTGTTTCAGAAGAATTCTCAAACCTAGCACAAAGATAAAGGGTTTTAGGGGAAGTTCCAGATACTTTCAAAAATAAAGCAACATTATTTGAACTGGGATTACTTGGATCAGAATCCACTTTATTTAGAATGATTTCTCCTGCCTTTCCAATCCACATTCTATCCACTAAGGTTTGTTCGTTGCTTCCTGCTGCCCCAACTTGACTTGTAGCTAAAATGACTCGTCCGGGGGTTCCAGATCCAGTTGCCGCTCCACCTGCAACTCTAAAATCTGCTCCTCCGATATTTGTTCCACTTCCCTTAGTTGCAGACAATGTAAAATTCCATGGACTAGAACTTAACACACCATTTCCCAAGAACCCACTATAACAGGGACCTATAACCAGTTGGTAACTAGCAGTTGGCCTAATGCCCTGGTTTCCAATAGCTACGACACCAGACAAAGCATCCGTAGTTGGTCCACAATCATAACCTATGCATACCGAATCTATAAGATTTATAACTCTGGAACCTGCAAGTCCACCAACAAGAACAGATCTTGTTAAGTTGCTACCACTAAATCCTGTCCTATAACCTAGAAATGTCCCGTAATCAGCATAGTTGGCTGAGGTTATGCTCGACTCACCTATTGCGCAGATATTAGAAGAGGTTAACCCTCTTCCAGCCATGTATCCAATAATGACGCTGGAGTTAGTACTGCATGTTTCTCCAGCAAATGCCCCAACAAACACATTCCCAGAAAGATTCCCTATAGGGCCCCTAGCTGCATAGTAACCTAGAACGCAATTATAACTAAACGTTCGAATGTCTGACTGGCTCATAGCAAGATATCCAACCACTGAGTTGCCTACATAATAGCAGCCAGATGCATTACAAGCACTAATCCCAATAATAACTTGGCCTCCGGTTCCTGACGTATACGCTACTGAATTATAACCCATTACAATACTAGAACTGTAGCCACTTGAATTATATCCAACCCAGTGACCAATGAAAATCCCACCACCTGCTCCATTAGCTCTCCCAGCATTATTACCAATCGCTACTGCGTTAGAAAATCCACTTGCACCATAACCTGCATAGTTACCAATCATAACGGAAGTATTGCCCCCAGAACAATAAGCCGCAGAATACTGGCCAATAGCAACACTTCCGCTTATATTACTGTAATAACTGTAACCAGCGTAATAACCTATACAAACCGAACCTTTCGAATTTGTAAAATCTATTCCGCCAAAATGACAGTACTGACCAATTGAAACCGAATAAGCAGGGCCACTAATACCTGTTCCAATAGAAATCGTGTATGGACCAACTGAATTTACAGTTCCACTAAGAGCTATGGCTAAGCTTCCGTACTGACCAGTGGTTGCTGCAGTACCAATGGCAATCGTAGCGGCGCTGCCAGAGAAAAGGTTGCCATGACCCGACCTAACAATTTGACCGGAATACAAATCAAGATATCGAACAGATACCGCGTTAGTGGCAAGATAAAGTGGAGACTGGTTCCCTGGTCCATCTGTCACAACTTGCCAGGTTGTAGATAATGTACTAGCTGTCTTTAGATTATACGTTCCTGTCCCGCTCCACCCCGAGTACCCCGAAAACCCTGAGTATCCTGAATAGCCACTCGAGCCGGGGTTATCTCCCGAATACCCACTATAACCTGAGTAACCACTAGTGCCTGGGTTATCTCCCGAGAATCCAGAATAGCCACTAAAACCAGAATACCCCGAATAGCCACTCGATCCAGAATACCCGCTAAAACCAGAATACCCCGAATAGCCACTTTCGCCCTTAGGGCCAATGTCTCCCGAATACCCGCTATAGCCTGAATAACCACTAGTGCCAGGGTTATCTCCTGAGTACCCACTAAAACCAGACACTCCGCTCCATCCGGAGTAACCACTAAAACCAGACAAACCACTCCTACCTGAGTAGCCTGAGAAACCAGAAAGCCCCTCAAAACGAGTCTTAGAGTAACCACTTACAGAAATGATTTTCATTCTCTTGGCTCCAAGAATCCAAGTTTACTCGAAAAAGACTAGAATAATCTTCCAAAGATTCATTCTTTTTTCCCTCTACTCTGAGCAACCAGCATAGTTCGATTGCCTTATCAAACCATCAACCTTAGATCTAACATTTATCCTGCTTCCCAGCCCATCGCAAGAAGCAATACTAGAATGAAACAACAACCACTTATTTCCAAATGTCACACACCCACCAAAACAAGACGAGAATACAAGTTTCGATGGAGGATAAGCATGGACATATACAGTCCCACTTCTTGAATCTACAAGAAACCAAGAATATGTAGCTCCAGATGCAAAAAGTTGAGGAATCTGTGTAGTAGAATCTCTAACTGAACGAGATGAGATACTCGCATTTCTATAGAGCGGAACAGAAAATATTAGAATACCACTAATATACCAATCAACGTAAGCTCCAAAACCACTCAGATTTCCTGGGTAGCCATCCCAGAAAGCAAATGGCGCGCCACTAGAATAAACGCTATTTAACCACGATGTAAGAGGATCAGCACTAACCTGTACTGCCCAATGGCTACCATAAAGATACAAGCCTCTGCTGTAATAATTGTACAAACCTATGCCTCCAGAAATGGAAGTCCAACTAGATCCATCATAGCATGTTATAGGAACGTATCCGCTCCCACTTATAATTGAGGTCGCCATCAGATAATCATTTACAACATTAAGTCGGTTAAAAATAGCGCTAGAGTCACCAACTCCCGCCATAGATTTAGAAACAAAAGAAAAAGAAGTACCATCAAAAACCACAATTTTCGAAGACGTATTATCCGATGCCGTTACCATGTTATGGGTTGCCATATAGAGCTTATCTTTATAGACTCGCATAGAACGAAAGTACAGGTCGTCACTACTCAGACCAATATCAGAATGCGTATAGATCCTGGAAACCTCATTCGTATCAGGAGAAAAAACTACTAGTTTAGACTTTCTCGAATTGTTGCATTGAACTGAGCAGTACAATTCGTCTCTATAAACCTCCATCGCCCATATACCCGTGTAGAACTCACCTTGGACCAAATCAGAAGAAGGCATTGAGAGAGAAGACCAGGAATCTTGTCTATAATCATAGACAAGAATCTTCGAGTAATCATCATATTCAGTGCTAGGCATCGCAGGTTGAGTAACACCAGTTCTAGGATAACTAGCACTAAATCCCATTGATATGTAGACCCTTTCTCCCCAAGCAACTACGCAGGTAAAAGTTGAAGCAAACCCAGTCTTAGCACTAGGAATATTTTCTAGAGTCCCAGTAAGTCCAGGCAGAGTTCGAAAAAAGCCAGGATAGAGAGTATTCCTGGGTCCTCCACAAGTAGAGCATACAAGATCCATTAAAGAATAAACTTTCCCGCTTTTTGAACCCGAAGTAAAAGAAAAGTATACGTTTCTTGATTCCTCTAGAACTAAGGCACTAGATACATTTGGTAACAAACCACTAAGCGGAACTGGACTGGTCCCACTAGAAAAATATACACTCCCCGATTGAAAAGAAAGAACAGGAGTTCCAGATACATAGCTTAAACTTAGAACAGAATTATTCTCAATTGTTTTTTGTCTTCCAAACTTATCTATTACTAGCATGTTCTTTTCTCGCCTGAACCAAGTTTTTACCAGTTCGTTCCCTTACATATAACTTTCGGTCCTAGATTATACATATCGCTAGAGACCCAAGCATTGTAAGTAAATATATACAATGACCCATTAAAGACTTTCATGGAATGAATTGATTCACCACTGTTATAACGAATAAACCATTGATAGTTTGGCATGGTTGAACCAAGATTAGCTTGAAACGGACGACAATCTATTTGAGTATAACATGCAAAACCGACTCCTGTGGTCTGCTTCTGTCCCCCAGCACACAAAGCCCCATTAAAGTAAGCAAGTGACCAGATATAAACTGGAGGAGTTGATGAACCCCGAGTTATCTCCCTCCACTTAGTGCCATCATAGACAAGAATCTTAGTACCTTGGTAATCGTAGAGAGAGGTATTCGTACTATACACGCTAATATATAGATAGCTTCCAGTACTCAAAAAAGCCGGAAACAAGGTATGCCCAGCTACGCAGTTTATCTGAGATTTTAGTATCGTAGACCAGGTAGTTCCATCATAAACTAGAAGCTTAGCACCATTGATATCGGTAGCAGCAGTTGTATTATAAGTTCCCATGTAAGCTTTTCCATTGAACTCAGCTAACCCGTTAAAAGAAGTATCCGCATTAACACACCCTAGATTAGATTTTGGGATAAGAACAAAACTGGTCCCATCAAAAAGTATAATCTTGGCCGCCGTTAGATCGGTAGCAGCAGTCGAATTGCTAGTTGCTAAGAAAAGTTTATTTTGGTAGATTCCCAGGGGCATAATTCTGGTATCATTTGCGTTTAGTCCAATGTCACTTTTCGTATAGACTTGGAAATTAGTCCCATCGAACGCTATAAGGCAAGTGGCAGTCCTATCAGTATTAGTGCTAGAATTTTGCATCTCAAAGTACAATCGGTTCTTATAAACACAAAATTGCCTACTACCACTATGATCTGCAGAAGGTAATCCCATAGCCTGCTTAGTGTAAGTTGAAAAGGAGGTTCCATCGTATACAAATAACTTAGCCCCGCTAGAGGTATTAGAAACCGTTGAATTTAGACTTGCAAAATAGAGCTTACCTTGAAATACCTCAGCCCCAGCAAACCCAGTATCATTGGCGTGGGCACCCATTATGGCTTTCGTAAACAACCGGTACGAATCTCCTTTAGGATAGATTAGATCAATTAAGTCACTAATTTTGAATGATACTCGGTTGTTTTGAATTCGAATATCTCCATCAATAATATAAGAACTATCTGGATCATAGTTCTTTGTAGAAACTAGCTTCTTGTTTAAGTCCATATCTCCTAGTACTATGTAATGTTTAGTTCTGGCAGATGAGTCACTATCAAGAAACCAATATAGGTCATTGCTTGTTACTTTCTTTTCACCTTTATTTGTAATGACTTTCATAAATCTCCTATACTCCTCCTCTCCCTCTTCTTAGTACCATACTCTTCCAGGAGGTCTAATAACTAAGATCTTCGCAGCAGAAGAATCCATATTTGATGATGGGTTGCTTGTCATAATGTACAAATCGTAGTTAAAACTAGTAGGAAACAAACCAATATCTCCAGAAACCAAAGGTCCTGGCAAGTTTGTCTTCGGAAAAAACGTTGGAGAGTACCCAAGTCTTTGAACTGAAATTTGAGACCCACTTAGATCCATCCTTTGGATGCTAGATAGCTCGTTCCCAATAATCAAAGCATCATCCCAAATCGTTGTTTGGATACTCCTAGTACTACCGCTAATAACTGGATTGGTCTCAGCATATGAATTTAGTAGATATATTTGGGGTCGGAACCACAAACTTATAGAATGCGCACCAGAATAACGAGTCATTATAAATCCATAGTCAGCAACCCATCTTGAACCAGAATTAAACTCCCTATAAGTTTCCGGCATTCTATAACCACTCCAGGTTATACCATCGAACGTAACATAGTGATAATAGTCAGAAGTCCCAGAACAAACTGAACCTACGAAGGCCGCCCCATATGATGGAACAAAGAATATGGGAACAAACTCATAAACGTAAGCGCCACTAAATAGACTAGTCTTAGGAATACCAGAACATCCAGTCCCACTAAAGATATAGATTTTTGCCACGTTAGTTGCGTGCGTAGAATAAGATCCAAAGATTATTCTATTGTCGCCAAACTTGATACCATTAGCAAGGATTCTTTCGTTAGCCGTTATACCTAGGTTACCCTTAGTGAGATAGGTCCAAGTTGTACCATCAAAACAAAGAATTTTAGTTGCTGTCGCATCTGTAGCGACCGTTGCATTATCAGAGACAAAATATAACTTGCCACTTATATCCCCAAGAAACTTAACGCTGTCCGAAGCCCCAATATTTGTTTGGGATCTCGTATAGTACTGAAATTGGCTTCCATCAAAAACATATAACTTACGTCCATTAGCATCTGTACTTGCGGACGAGTTGTCTGTTATAAAATACAACTTGTTATCATAAACTACCAAAGGACGAAACCCAGTATCAGCACTTACGCATCCAGGAATATCTGCCTTGGTAATTACCTGGGGAGGAGATCCTTTTCGAGTTAAGAATTCATAGATGGCCGATAAACTTCCTCTCGTAAATTTAGCCTCGTTTACAAGGTCTCTAACAACGATATCGCCAGACACGATTGTCATTCGACAAGTAGGGTCCAAGTCTCCAACATTACTAGACCCAACTAAGATTTTCGTATAAGGATTGACTAAACCAATAGTTGTTTTCCCATCAGAGCTTGCTTGGTCTGGACCCCCCTTCCAGTCACATGCTTTGGTTTTTTCTCTTCCGTTCTTATCGATAATCTTCATCGTTTCCTAGAAAGCCCCCCCTAGAATGCTAAGAAGCATCTCCCCAACTAGCAACAAACTCCAAAGCACTAGTTGGAGTTGATCCTAGTACAACTTCGATGCTTTTCGAAGAAGAGTCCAGAACTATAACCTCATTCACATCTCCAAAAATGAACGTATCTCCGCCATCTAGGGTTCCAGACCATATACGTCGGTAACTAGAATTATTATTGACTCGAATTGAAACTGAGATTCCCCCATTTGCTTCAGGATTATAGATAGAAAAGTACTTGACTATTCGTCTTCCAGAACTAGGTCCAGATACAATCGTTACTGGGCTTGTAGAACTAATTGTTCCATCATTTCCACCTTCTTGGAATGCCATCGCTTGTACTAGACCTCCTTTTTCTCAAGTAAAAAAGATTCTTTCTTATAGTCCAAACCAAGATCTTTGGACTGCTTCGGAAACATCTCCTGTTCCCCCGCCCCCACTAATTGTTACTCGAACTAGGCCACCCCCCACATCTTCCGCAACAACTGCGGTTCCCACAAAGTTTAGCCCCGAGATACTCGCAAGAACTAAATTTCCTTCATCATATACCGCTATATCTTGACCTGCTCCACTATAGCCTGAGATTCCCGAGTAGCCACTCACGCCTGAGTAACCAGAATAACCACTCGAACCAGGATTATCGCCCGAATAACCTGAGAAACCACTAAAACCCGAGTATCCCGAATAGCCACTTGAACCAGAATACCCACTGAAACCCGAGTATCCATTAACACCACTATAACCTGAATAGCCACTAAAACCACTTATTCCTGAGTAGCCAGAGAAACCACTTGTTCCTGAGTAACCAGAATAACCAGAATAACCACTCGAACCAGGGTTATCACCCGAGAATCCTGAGTAGCCAGAGAAACCACTTGTTCCTGAGTAGCCAGAGAAACCACTAAAACCCGAATACCCACTAAAACCACTCGTACCTGTGGGGCCTTGAGGACCAGAATACCCAGAGAAACCACTCGTACCAGAGTAGCCAGAGAAACCACTTGTTCCTGAGTAGCCAGAATAACCGCTCGAACCCGGATTATCTCCTGAAAAGCCAGAATAACCACTAAATCCACTCTTCCCAGAGAAACCACTAAAACCAGAATACCCACTAAAACCACTCGTACCTGTGGGGCCTTGTGGCCCAGAATACCCAGAGAAACCACTCGTACCAGAATAACCCGAGAAACCACTCACACCTGAGTAACCAGAATAACCGCTTGAACCAGGGTTATCACCTGAGAATCCTGAGTACCCCGAAAACCCTGAGTATCCCGAATAGCCACTCGAGCCGGGATTATCGCCCGAGAATCCTGAGTAGCCTGAGAAACCACTCAAGCCACTGTAACCAGAAAAACCACTCGTACCAGAATACCCAGAAAAACCGCTTACGCCAGAATAGCCACTAAAACCACTCCTACCAGAGTAACCCGAGAAACCACTCACGCCTGAGTAACCAGAATAACCACTCGAACCAGGGTTATCGCCCGAGAATCCCGAGTAACCACTAAATCCACTCCTACCAGAGTAACCCGAGAAACCACTCACGCCTGAGTAGCCAGAATAACCACTTATTCCGGCGGGACCTTGAAGACCAGAATAGCCAGAGAAACCGCTTACGCCAGAATAGCCACTAAAACCACTTATACCTGAGTATCCCGAATAACCACTCGAACCAGGATTATCGCCCGAGTATCCTGAGTAACCACTAAATCCACTCGTACCAGAATACCCCGAAAAACCACTTACTCCCGAGTATCCTGAGTAACCACTTATTCCAGCAGGACCCTGAGGACCAGAATACCCGGAGAAACCACTCGTACCTTCAGGACCTTGTGGGCCAGAGTACCCACTGAATCCACTAAAACCTGAGTAGCCACTAAAGCCGCTTGTTCCTTCAGGACCTTGTGAACCAGAATACCCACTGAATCCACTTACACCAGAGTAACCAGAGAAACCGCTTGTTCCTTCAGGACCTTGTGGACCGGAATATCCCGAGAACCCACTTACTCCTGAATAACCACTAAAGCCGCTAGTTCCTTGAGGACCCTGAGGTCCAGAAAAACCTGAGTAGCCAGAGAAACCACTTATTCCAGCGGGACCTTGAGGACCAGAATAACCCGAGAAACCACTCACTCCTGAGTAACCACTAAAGCCGCTTGTTCCTTCAGGACCTTGTGGACCGGAATATCCCGAGAACCCACTAAAACCTGAGTATCCTGAGTAACCACTCGAGCCAGGGCTATCTCCAGAATAACCCGAGAATCCACTAAAACCTGAGTATCCTGAATAGCCACTCGAGCCAGGGCTATCTCCAGAATAACCCGAGAATCCACTAAAACCTGAGTATCCTGAATAGCCACTCGAGCCAGGCATATCGCCGCTATAGCCCGAGAATCCACTAAAACCAGAATACCCACTAAAACCACTTATTCCTTCAGGTCCTTGTGGACCAGAGTAGCCAGAGAAACCACTAAAACCTGAGTAGCCAGAATAACCACTTATTCCAGTGGGACCTTGTGGTCCAGAATAACCCGAGAATCCACTAAAACCAGAATACCCACTAAAACCACTTATTCCTTCAGGTCCTTGAGAGCCAGAATAACCCGAGAAACCACTCACTCCTGAGTAGCCACTAAAACCAGAAACACCTTCTAACCCAGAATATCCTGAGAAACCGCTCGTACCAGAATACCCACTAAAACCGCTAGTTCCTGCAGGACCCTGAGGACCAGAATACCCGGAGAAACCACTTGTGCCCGAATAACCACTAAAACCAGATGTTCCCGAAACGCCTTGAGGTCCAGAATATCCTGAGAAGCCACTAAAACCAGAATACCCACTAAAACCGCTAGTTCCTGCTGGTCCTTGAGGTCCAGAATATCCTGAGAAGCCACTAAAACCTGAGTATCCTGAGTAACCACTCGAACCGGGTATATCGCCACTATAACCCGAGAATCCACTAAAACCAGAATACCCACTAAAACCACTAGTTCCTGCTGGTCCTTGAGGTCCAGAATACCCTGAGAATCCACTAAAACCTGAGTAACCACTCGAGCCAGCAGGGCCCTGGGGTCCTGAGAAACCGCTAGAACCTGAGTAGCCAGAGAAACCACTTATTCCAGCGGGACCTTGAGGACCAGAGTAACCAGAAAAACCACTAAAACCTGAGTATCCAGAATAACCACTTATTCCAGCGGGACCTTGAGGACCAGAGTAACCAGAAAAACCACTTGCGCCAGAATAGCCACTTGAGCCAGGAAGATCACCACTAAAACCCGAGTATCCCGAATAGCCACTCCACCCGCTTACTCCAGAATAACCTGAGTAACCACTAAGACCAGTTCCAGAATATCCACTAAAACCTGAGTAGCCACTCCACCCACTCACTCCAGAATAACCTGAGTAACCCGAATAGCCACTCCGCCCACTCGTTCCAGAATAACCCGAGAAACCACTTGGGCCTGCTGGACCTGGAGAACCCGAGTAACCCGAATAGCCACTCCGCCCACTCGTTCCAGAATAACCTGAGTATCCAGACCATCCAGATCTACCACTCGTTCCAGAATAACCCGAGTAACCCGAATAGCCACTCCGCCCACTCGTTCCAGAATACCCAGAGAAACCACTATAACCTACTGGACCTGGAGAACCCGAGTAACCAGACCATCCAGAGAAACCCATCCTACCACTATAACCACTCACTCCTGAGTAGCCACTAAATCCAGAGAAACCACTATGACCAGAAACTGCCTTCTTAGTAGAGGGAAAATAACTAGAACTAATAGAATAAGGTAAATCTGGAGCTTTCTCCTCTCCTGCAAATCCAGGAGGAGTAGGTAAGGATATAGGAGGTTTAGTTGGGTTGTTTGCCATATTCTCTTGTATAAATCTCTCCTTGTTTATTTTAGAAGCTACTAGAACTATTCTCGTTATAGAGTTAAGTCAGCAAAAAGAAATAAACACCCCAACAGAAAAAAGCATACCTACTTTACTATCCCAAAAACTACATGTAACCATCCGTCATATGGAATCTTATGAAAGAAACATTCTTCAATGAATTTCTGGATTCTGTCTTTTGGTTCTTGCTCGTTGCTATTTGTCGTAGGAATCATAGAATTCATTAGCAAGAATCCTACTAGACCACCCGTTCTATCTTTACCTCCAGCGCAATGGATCCAAACTTTTTTCTTTGAGCAGATACTCGATTGAGCCACAGAAACAAAATGACGAAATCTTTCTAAATCTTCTTCTTTCATAATACCAGTCGAAGAGAAATCATAGCACAAGTGTAAAACTGGCTTGGTTCGAAAAAAGTTAATCTCAGCCGCCTCAGGACCTCTTCTTTGATCTGGTCGAATGTTCATTGCTAAGACCACATCTGGTTTCATTAACCAGTACATAAGCCTAAGTCTAATGGGACCAAATTGTCCACTTCGATATAACTGATCAGATAGAACTACGCCAAAGTTTTTCCATAATCTAGCAAGCAGCCATGAAAAGAATTGAGACATATCTTTGCCTTTACTCCTTTTTTATTTGTAGAGAGTTTTGTTCTTTAGACAAAGAGCAAAGCTTCCCCTTCCTCATATATTTCATAGTACATTCAAACTAAGATCTATTCTTCATACATTCCTGCGTTTTGAATATTCAAAATTAATAGAGGGGAAGAAATAGTTTCCCTATACATTCTATTATTTAGTTCTACAACTTGCTTATTAGAAGAGTAATCAATATAGAACTCATTAGGACTAACTTGCTTAACTGGGTAAAAGAATCTAGATGGAATCACACCATCAAACCATCTAATTTTTTCGTATATTCTCACCCGAATCCTATTTCTAGCATTATATTTTGTTGCTATTCTCCGTAGTGTTCTTAGGTTATCGATGTGTTCAGAAAGCATTTCGTTGCTTAGAAAAGGAAAATCATTTAAGAGAGTTATTTCTGCGGTTCCGTTGTGTTTGATAATCTCTTCAATTAGCTCTAAGCCCTTAACTACGTCATATCCTTTTTGTAATGTATCTACTATGGTTTGGGATAAAGCCTCTAGACCAATTAGAAATACATACTGAGAAAGGTCTCTATCTTGAAAAATAGAGACATCTAGATCTGGTCTAATAAAGAACTCAACAAAGATATTCTCAGGGAGATTCAAACTGGTAAACGCCTTCTCAAGAGTAGGACCAGGAACAGAATCTTGGCATGTAAAAATATAGATCTTGCTATCTATACTAGAAAGTCTTCCCCCAACATTTGCAAGTTCTGCTAAGACCTCGATAGATCCAGGTCGATTGTATCGAGATACATACTTTGAGTAACAAAATAGACAATCTCCATAGTAACAACCATTTGCTATACTAAATGAGAATACTACGTTTTTAATCTTCTCATTTGAAGATAGCATCTTTTTAATGAAATCTTCAAAGTAGAAACTAAAATTGGATGAGATATCTAAACCAAATGCTCTTTCAAAGGGCCCAGTAATAACTCGACACCTTGTTTCTTGAATAAAATCCATTAAGGGACCACCAAGAGTAAACTTATCTGTAATTATGCTCTTGACCCTAGCATACTGGCTAGTAAAAAATAGAGATAAGAAGACATTATCCGAATCATTAAATACGTAATTAGTATGAAAATTAGATGGAATAAATACATGTAAATAATCATTCTCTTTAAGATAGTCATCGAAAAAGGAGTAGCCATTGAATATTCTTAAAGAATTGCCAGATATGCTATACAAAGTGATTGCATAGTTCATTTCTACTTTTTCCCTCTTTCAGAAAAAAGCTACATGCTTATAATCTTACAACCAGGATCTTTGCTTAACTCATCAATGGAATCTAAGTCGTAAAAAAGCTCCCTATCAGATCGATTAAATAGGATAAGATGAACGTCCCCATCAGAATCTTTCATAATAACAAATTTGTTTTGTTTCAAAATTGTAAGTAAATTAATGATCCACATATTCTTTACTGAGTACTGGGGTATTTCAATACTCAGATCCATACATATGATTATCTTTCCAGTGCTTTCTTCACATACGTTCTTAATAACAAATCTTACATCACAAAAATCATATGGAATAATTTTACAGAACTCAACAAGATTCGAATTCTTAGCAAAAGATATACATTCTTCATTCTTTTTATCGATAACAAATACGATGTCTATCCCATGATAAGATTCAATCTCAGTGCTCCGAATCATAGACAATAAGAACTCTAAAAAACTATCTTCCGAAACTCCCTCATCTACCAAAATTAGAATAAGAACTTCTTTTTCTTTATTTGGGCTTGATCCAAGGAGATGGAGAAAATTAGTATACCGAAGATTGAATTCTACCTTGCCACATTTCTTTTTAACAAACTTCATTCTTTCCTCTCAAACTTAGTCTTAAAGAAAAAGAACTAGATCTTAGTCAAAACAAATTGTATATCCGAAACTACGTTATTATAGTTCTTTTGAGCAAATGCAATTCTATCTCTCGGTTGAATTGATGGAGACCAATCTTCGGTTGTAGACAGAAAGAAACTTTCAAGCTTAAAGTAAGGTTTGTTCTCTATACCGTATCTAAGAAGCAAGTCTTTAGAAAACTCGTACCATGGATCACTATCTTCAATCTTAATCCATGGTAGAACAGATAGCTCTGAAACAAATCTTTTTACTTTGTAACAAACCGTTTGATTTATACTCGTATAGTAAGTACTTTGAATTAGCAATGTCCCACTAGATTTTAGCAAAGTATGTAAATTTTTCATTAAGGTGTGAATATCTGTAACTTGTTCAAACTGGTAGTACAAAAAAATCTTATCAAACTCAACGCGTTGAAATAAAAGACTATCTAGATCCTCTGGATCATGATAAGCATAGAATGTAGACTTATTGTCCTCAGGCGGCAGGCCCACCTTGCAATATGATTCTGGAAGAATAAGAACTAGCTCTTTGTAAGATTCAAGATCGTGGAAAGGTTTCTTTCCTGGTTTCGACCTGCTAGTTTCATTACTACTAGTTAGATTCGTTACTTTAGGCTCTTTGAGTTTTTCTTCCATCTTAATTTCCCCCAACTTTCTCTTCTTTGTACATGTTTTCTAGAATACCTCTCCTGTGAATATATTCAAATGGCCAAGTACAATCCCAGTATGAACCGCCAGTTTGTAACCATTTTCAACAGCTTTCTTCATAAAGAATAAATCTTGAGTTGAGTAGGCAATCGTTCCAACTTCGGTAATTTCATTCTGAGTCTTAAACCATTTACCATCTGTTTTAAGCCTAGGATCTTCGAAAAGAGTTCTCTTCATTAGAGTGAACCCCATTCCCATACCATTACACTCAACAATGTCTCCTGGTTTCCAGTCCGTTCTTGGGGAAAAGTTATCTTCACCTGGAGTTCCCAAGATAAGAGGAGTAGGAGGAATTCCTTTTGTATGGTACAAGCCCCCAACAATATCATACTTATCGGTTAATTTCACAAGCTCTAAGAATGGGCCCTGTGTATTGGGCATAGATGGAATCAGTATATCATCTTCAACAAACAAAAAGAATGGTATATTATCAAATGCTTTATTTCTTAAGATCTCCTCAATTACTACATTGTATGCATCTGCGACTTCGAAACCCACAGCAAACATTCTGAAAAAAGGATGGTTCAAAGGCTTTATAATCCTATCCCAAGAATCAACTACCATGGGATGGATTCCAGTTACGATAGTCGTTTCAACTTGCTCAACCTTACCGCAATTCTTACAAACAATATTCTTTCTCTTTACATACTTGCCCCTAGTAGCTACTATCATTATACAGCCTAGATTCTTAAAAGAATTCCCAAATAGAAACTTAGATCGTTTATCTTTTACGGAAGAATCTGAAACTAGATTTTCTATAGTGGTAATGGGGGCATTGGTAACTTTTTTCGGAATTCTCTTCTTAGATTGTCTCTTCATTTTCTGATTCTCGTCCATCTTTCTTTCCTACCTCCTAGATCCAAGTATATCTCGTGGTGGTTTCTATACATCTTTCCAAGAAATCGGCTTAGAGATTCCTATGCATTTTTCAGAAGATCTCCCCCTTGCCATTGAACAAATTGTCTAAAGCTAGAAACGAGAATCAATTTCTCTGTAATAAGAAGAATCTCGTCTGTCTAATCGACATATATAAACTAGTCCAGCCTCCAACAAAGCTGGATTCATTATACGATGTTTAAGAATAAGACAAAAAAATCATCAAAATCTTTCATAAAACCACAGTTTTCTTAGTTGTATATCTAAGAAAGCTAACTTTGAGTAAGAACTAATAGGAGTAACCAGGTAGGGAGTTTTCTCAACAGATAGTTCTTGGATGCTTCTTACCTTAAAGAATGATAGTTTCTTAAGAGTGTCGCTTTCAATCCAAGAAATAGGCTGGTCTTCAGAGTTTACTCGTATTTTGTTCAAGAATCTAAGGACCAAGTAATCTAATAGGTCTGATCTTTTGGTCTCAAACTTTTCCCTACAAAGTAACGAATCGAAGATTCATTCACAATATAACAATCTATAGAAAGTAAAGAATCTGAGTAATAAACTCACAATGTACCACGTCTTTGTATTCTCACCGATTAGAATTTGTTGCCAAAGATCATTAATTTCAAACCAATCAGAATATAACTCGTTTTGAATGGTGGATGGTAGAAAACTATCTCTTATATACTCAGTAATGTAGTACTACCAACCTGGAAAGGTTCAAACATTATTCTTGGCTCTTTCTTTTTTATGATACTAGCAAAACTAGTTAAGCAGCTCCAGTTTCTGGATCTATGGACGTAAACAGAATGTAAGGAATAACACATCCTCCCTGGTCAGTTACTATTTGCGTATTTAGAATTGAAGATGGAAGGTTGTACGTAATCAGACCACCCCGACCTCCAACAAACGGAGCTGGAAACCGAGTGCCAAGAATTCCATCGGCTATTAAACCGCTGAGACTATAAGTCGAGGCAGTTGCTCCAGATCCCACAACATATCCTTTTACTCTCTGACCTACTATATAGATTTCGTATCCACTTGTGGTCCAGGAAGTTCCGAAAACACCAATTAGATATGTACTTCCGCCTACCAAGTTCACATTAAAGCTAGTCTGAAAAAGAAGCGCGTATCCGGAAATAGACCCCTCACCTGAGAATCCGAACCAACCGTCCGTATAACTAGCGGTTGAAAACGTATTTCCAGTCTTGGTATATATACCAATCTCAATAGTGTACTCATTACTCCAAGTTGCTGGTGAGGTTTCTAGATTATTTGTAAGCAAGATAGGTAATCTAACCGAGACAGCACTTACATTCCCAGGGACATATACTAAAGAAAAGATCGGCACTGCATCATAACATCGGTGCGCTTCCGTTAGTTCTGGGATGGCGTTATTTCCGAGAGTGCAGAACCATCGCATTGATGAGAAAACAGTACTTCCGCCTACCAAGTCAACGTAAGATCCACCATTTATAGATTTCTTTAGTTTCAAAGTCGAGCTATCAAGGATAATATCACCCTCATTAGAACTAGATACAGAAGGAGATGTACAAGAACGAAGATTTTCCAGTACCTCTGTAAGAGTGCCTCGGAATTCCATTTCTTTATAGGGTCGCTCCAGTTTCTGGATCTATCGATGTAAAGAGAATGTATGGAACAACAAATCCTCCCAGGTCAGATTTTATCTGGGTCGCAGATATGGGTGAAGGCAAAGCGGCGGTTGTCGTAGAAAACCGACCCCCAACAAGCGGAGCCGGGAACCGAGTACCAGCACCTCCCTCTGTTACTAAGCCTGCTATACTTACAGATGGTCCCGACATCTGTTTTCCAACTATAAACGCGTTGCCAGAAGTATTTGCCCTAGCAACTAGAACCCCAACTAAGTAATAGCTCCCAGACGCCAGCACCACAGAATTATTTTGTATCGCACTAGATGATATATTAACAAAGTAGGCCTTACTATTCAGTAAAGTTGAGGACCCACTAAACGATACTGTTGCCGTCTGAACGAGAGCCCAGGTTGAGAAACCTCCAGTATATAAACCAAAAGTTGCCGTATATGAGTTTGCTCCACTGGCGGTAAAATAAAAAGCCAATCTAATTAATTTTGCTGTCAGATTTCCTGGTACATACATAGAACTTAGCACCAGGTACTTATCGGTAGCTTGTGTAATATTAGTTAAACTCACCACAGCTGAGATTCCATCTGTCGCGGTAAACCATAACAAACTTAATGGTCTGCACCCTATTTCCGAATACGATCCACCACTAATAGAGGCTTTTAGCTTCATATCATTGGCATCTAAGATAATATTAGCTTCGTTAGAACTTGATACAGGTGGTGATGATACCGCCTTAAGAGTTAGTTTTATCTTTTTGGTTGTACCCTTAAATTCCAACTTACCAGAAAACCTCCTTCGACAGTTATTTTAGACAGCAGCTATAACCACCCTGCCATTAAATCTTGAATCTGGACTAGAACTAACATATATTCTTACATTATTAGAATCAATAATTGTAATCTGATCTGGAAATACAAGATTTCCAGTAGACGTATCCCACGTGCTAACTAACAGGGCTGAAGAATTAAGATTGTGAGTAAACGTTATGTAATAGTTACCGGTTCCAGAAGTCCACGATGTCGTATTATTGAACGTAGTTGTGTACCTAGAAAGAGATCCGCTAAAACCCGAGTAACCACTAAAACCACTTACTCCAGAGTAACCACTAAAACCAGATTTACCACTAAAACCACTTACTCCAGAGTAACCACTAAAACCACTTACGCCTGAATAGCCCGAGTAGCCACTAAAACCAGATTTACCACTAAAACCACTTACTCCATCTAGTCCTTGAGAACCAGAATAACCCGAGTAGCCACTAAAACCAGATTTACCACTAAAACCACTTACTCCATCTAGTCCTTGAGAACCAGAATAACCCGAGAAACCGCTTACGCCAGAATAGCCACTAAAACCACTTACTCCATCTAGTCCTTGAGAACCAGAATAACCCGAGAAACCGCTTACGCCAGAATAGCCACTAAAACCACTTACTCCATCTAGTCCTTGAGAACCAGAATACCCACTAAAACCACTTGTTCCCGAATACCCACTAAAACCACTTGTTCCTTCGAGACCTTGAGAACCAGAATATCCTGAGAAACCACTTACGCCCGAATACCCACTAAAACCACTTGTTCCTTGAGGACCAGAATACCCCGAAAAGCCGCTCGTACCAGAATATCCACTATATCCACTCGTACCTGTGGGGCCTTGAGGACCAGAATACCCAGAGAAACCACTTACACCAGAGTAACCCGAAAAGCCACTTGTTCCAGAATACCCACTAAATCCACTAGTTCCCTCAGGTCCTTGAGACCCAGAATACCCACTAAAACCAGAAACACCTTGTGGTCCAGAATACCCTGAAAAGCCACTTACACCAGAATACCCACTAAAACCACTTATTCCTTCCGGACCCTGAAGACCAGAGTATCCAGAGAAACCACTAGTACCACTTATTCCAGAATACCCACTAAAACCACTTGTTCCCGAATACCCACTAAAACCACTTGTTCCCGCAGGACCTTGCAACCCAGAATATCCAGAGAAACCACTTTCGCCCGAATAGCCACTAAACCCAGATGTTCCTTCTGGTCCTTGAGAACCAGAATACCCCGAGAAACCACTTATACCTGAGTAGCCAGAGAAACCAGATTTACCACTAACACCACTCGCCCCAGAATACCCCGAGAAACCACTTACACCCGAGTAACCACTAAAACCAGATGTTCCTTCTGGTCCTTGTGAGCCAGAATATCCCGAGAAACCACTTACACCCGAGTAACCACTAAAACCAGAAGTACCTTGTAGTCCAGAATACCCACTAAATCCACTCGTTCCTATGGGACCTTGTGGGCCTGAATATCCAGAGAAACCACTTACACCTGAGTAGCCCGAGAAACCACTTGTTCCTGTAGGACCTTGAGGACCCGAGTACCCACTAAAACCACTTTCACCCGAGTAACCACTAAAACCACTCACACCTGTAGGACCTTGAGGTCCAGAATATCCACTAAATCCACTTACACCAGAGTAACCAGAGAAACCACTTGTTCCTTCGGGTCCTTGAGGACCAGAATAGCCCGAGAAACCACTAAAACCACTCGTACCTGTTGGGCCTTGAGGTCCAGAATATCCACTAAATCCACTTACACCAGAGTAACCAGACAAACCACTTGGTCCCGAGTAACCACTAAAACCAGAAATTCCTTCTGGTCCTTGTGGGCCGGAATATCCACTAAAACCAGACCTCCCACTTACACCCGAGTAACCCGAAAAGCCACTGGTTCCAGAATACCCACTAAATCCACTCGTTCCTGTAGGGCCTTGAGGACCAGAATACCCAGAGAAACCACTCGTACCAGAATAGCCACTAAATCCAGACGTTCCTTCTGGGCCTTGAGAACCAGAATACCCAGAGAAACCACTCGTACCAGAATAGCCACTAAATCCAGAAGTACCCTGGGGTCCAGAATACCCAGAGAAACCACTTACACCAGAGTAACCCGAAAAGCCACTCGTCCCCTGGGGCCCTGGTTCTCCACTATATCCACTATATCCACTCGTTCCAGTGGGACCCTGAGAACCAGAATATCCCGAGAAACCACTAACGCCCGAATAGCCACTAAAACCAGAAGTTCCAGTGGGACCCTGAGAACCAGAATATCCCGAGAAACCACTAACGCCCGAATAGCCACTAAAACCAGAAGTTCCAGTGGGACCCTGAGAACCAGAGTAGCCACTAAATCCACTTAGACCCGAATAGCCACTAAATCCAGAAGTTCCCTGGGGTCCTGGTTCTCCACTATATCCACTATATCCACTCGTTCCAGCGGGGCCTTGAGACCCGGAATACCCAGAGAAACCACTCGTACCCGAATAGCCACTAAAACCAGAAGTTCCCTGGGGTCCTGGTTCTCCACTATATCCACTAAAACCAGATGTTCCCTCTGGACCCTGAGAACCAGAGTAGCCACTAAATCCACTTAGACCCGAATAGCCACTAAAACCAGATGTTCCAGTAGAGCCCTGGGGTCCGGAATAACCCGAGAATCCACTCGTTCCAGAATACCCACTAAAACCAGATGTTCCCTCTGGACCCTGAGAACCAGAATATCCCGAAAAGCCACTCGCGCCCGAATAGCCAGAGAAACCACTTGGTCCAGAATAGCCACTAAAACCACTTGTTCCCTGAGGTCCTGGTTCTCCACTATATCCACTATATCCACTCGTTCCTTGAGGGCCCTGACAACCAGAATACCCCGAAAAGCCACTCGTGCCCGAATAGCCAGAGAAACCACTTGTACCTGAGTAACCAGAAAAGCCACTTGGGCCAGAATACCCAGAGAAACCACTTAGACCCGAATAACCACTAAAACCAGATGTTCCCTGAGGACCAGTCTCCCCACTGTATCCACTAAAACCAGACGTTCCCGAAACGCCTTGTGGACCAGAATAGCCAGAGAAACCACTTGTACCTGAGTAACCAGAAAAGCCACTTGGCCCCGAATAACCACTAAATCCGGATGTTCCCTGGGGTCCAGCTTCTCCACTATACCCACTAAATCCCGAGTAACCACTTAGACCAGACCTTCCACTATAACCACTAAAACCCGAATAGCCACTCGAACCAGGAGCATCCCCACTATAGCCCGAAAAGCCACTAAATCCCGAGTAACCACTTAGACCTGAGTAGCCACTAAAACCACTAAAACCCGAATAGCCACTGGTTCCCGAAGGCCCAGAAAAACCACTAAATCCCGAGTACCCACTTAGACCAGGCCCCCCACTATAACCACTAAAACCCGAGTAGCCACTGGAACCTGAGTAACCAGACAATCCGCTAAATCCTGAGTACCCACTATAACCACTAGGCCCTGGGGGTCCAGAGGAACCACTATAACCGCTCCTGCCCGACTGGCCACTAGCTCCAGAATAACCGCTAAATCCACTCTTGCCAGAGAAACCACTCAACCCACTTACACCTGCAGGACCTGGCTGCCCAGACCAACCACTAAAACCTGAGAAACCAGACAAACCAGGTACTCCGGGTAAGCCACTCCAACCAGAGTATCCACTCCATCCAGAAAAACCACTTTGTCCACTAAAACCACTAAAACCTGATTGGCCTGGTTCTCCACCACCGCCACTACCGCCACTACCTCCTTCTCCCCCACCACCACCGCCGCCACCAGTACCAGCCGAAGAACCAGGGCCACTATACGAAGGAGGAAGATACGAAGGTGGAGGTTGCTTATCTCCTGCGAAACCTGGAGGAGCAGGCATAGCCTGAGGAACTGAACTAGGGGTTGAAGGCGTGGATGGAGTATGAGTTCTCTCAGAAAAGGATTCCCAGGGACAATTTCTATCTCCTATTGGATTAGCTCTTTCTGCATATTTGGCTAGTCCTGTTTGATCACATCTCTTACGACCATCAGTGTTTATGTCTTTGTCAGCTCGAAGATTAAACTCATCTTTGGTCCATATTCGAATCTCACCATCAGCAATAATATGAATCTTCTTTCCAACTTTCAGAAATAAGTTTCCTTCTGTTTCAAGGTGAACATCGTCTTTAAATTTCGCATGGAATTGTCTCTTAGTAATATCAACCCGGAAGAAATCTCCAAGATACGTTCTAAATAGAAATTGTTCCTGTTCTTCTCTCTCATCTAAAACAAGGACGGTTTGATTATCATCAACTTTACAGATAGATGCTATGTCACCAGCAGGCGGGTTAGTCAGGAGGCGCTTTTTCCCTGTAATTTCCCAGCGCTCATCTTGAGGGTCGTCAGATATGACAATCGTTCTGCCTTCTGGAGATTTGAAGAGAACCCACTTATCTTCATACTTTCCGACTTGGCACTCAGGTAAGACTTTCGAAGATTCAATTTCCAGGGATGCAAAATAGTAGGGTCTGTTTGCATTTCCCTGCTCAAAAAAGACCCAAACCCAAGACCCTTTTCTAGGAACTAAGCAAGCACCATAGTACCAATTCTCAGGGTTCGCTTCTAAGTTTCTTCCACCCAGATACGTATTAGCTGGACGGGCCCAGATTGCCTTTTCTTTATCTAGCTCAGGCATCAAAGCTGGAATCCAGACCTTGACCCTGCCAAATTGCTCTGGGTCTCTATTATCTATGACTTCTGCTCTGAAGAAGCCATTCAGAAGTTGCTCCATTTTCTACCCTATCCACCAGAAAGTTAGTTTCCTTTCCATACCGTTGCTTATAATCTCGTTACAATTATCTCGATAGCTTTTGATATACGGGTATAAGAATAAGAATGAAACTTCGAGAAAAATGAACCAGCAATGGTTGATCCTTTAAGCTCAGAGCAAATAAAGAATGAGACAAACCTACCATAATCTTCCAGCGCAGCCACAAAACTAGATCCAAAACTACGAAATAATACTGACGAAAATACAAAGGGGCTTATACCCGGCATAATAGAAAAGTCAGATAGGGCAGCTACAAAACTAGTAATCTTGGAAAAATCATATGATTCTAACCTATCTTTTATTAGATCAGGAGAGAACCCAGACATAGAACTAGCTCTTAGATAAAGTCTATCTCCACTGGGGATACTAAAAAACGAACTCAAAACATAACACGCGACCATAAACTTAAGAGAGCCAATAAGATAAGAGTAACTTGTAAGAAGACCATATTTCTTACCAAATACTCGAATTAAGATAGCAGATAAGAAATCGCATATAAAAGAGGCATAGTCCTCTGACATTCGGCCTCGTTCTAGACCATGCACATGATACAAAATAAACCCGTACAATGCTAGACCATATAAATTTCTGTAATCAACTCGACCTATGTTACTGGCAGAAAAATAAGATATGTTTAAAAAGACTTGTTTCTCGGACTTAACATACGCTGCTGGTAAAACATATGAGGGAGCTAAACATATGGTAAATGCTTTTGGATTATTTTGTAAGAATCTAACTAGTGGCTCCTTACTATAATGGCTAATCGTAGGAAGGCTAGAGCCAATAATAGAAACTAGGTCTTTTTGGGTGGCAATTTGTTGAATTTGACCCAATTCTGACTTCGTTTTTGCAATATTAGGGGTCTTTTCGAGTAGTTCAAAGTCGTATTTTTTCTCCTTTCCAGATCCAAGAAAAGAAACAATTCTAGCCATGCTCCAGACTGCTTGACCTCTCTTTCTTATATATACGCACCTCTGAACCTATGTAAAGCAAAAAAAGAGACAAGACCCTAAGAAAAACTAGTTTCTCTATAAGGGAAAAGACCTAAGATCAGAAACTGGTTTTGGAAGAAATCTATCTCTTGCAACTTCTAGGATTGCGGCAAAGTCAGGAACTAAAATTGTGGGCATTACGAATTCCTCTATGCTGTAAGCCCCATTAACGAAAAGAATAAGAGGCCAAAGAACCACAGTTCCATATTCCTGGTAAGATACATAGTCTGGTCTGTATTTAAGTTTCGGGGTCATAGGAATCTGTTTCGATCTTTGTAATAAGTAGAATAAGTTCTTCTCAACTGCCCACACCTCAAAAGATGGAAAAATAAATAGTCCATTCTCAGTCTTATACTGAGCCCTTAAGTTATCAATATCCGTAGTTAAAGATATGTTAGAATTTGTCTCGGCGTCCAGAGTGTACATTCTTAAGATTTACTCTCCTTTTTCCTCTGGGTTTTTGTCGCTTAGAACCATTCCAGGATAATGGTTTGACCACCAAGAAGGAAACTTAGTCCAAGATTGAACCGCTAATCTAGAATTTATTTCTTCCAGATCATAAGTATCGAAGACTAAATTCGATAGACACCAAAGATAGTCTCCCTGAACTAAGTTAATAGGAATATCAAGTTTTCCATTATGAAATTTTTCATGCATAGTTTCTGTCAAGGGAACATAGCCTAGACGATTTTGATAGTGGATTTCAATTACATCTCTCGCAATATCGAAAGTACAGAACTCCTTCTCCTCTTTCATATATTTTTGAATCACACCCTTAACTAAAAGAAACAAAGAAGGAATATGGTGATGAATACAAATAGAAACATCTTCTTTGCTTTCAAACGTTATGGCGCATTTGCTAACTTTTAGAACTTCAAGAATGTATTGTCTCCAAAGAGAAAATTCATAGCTCTTTCTAACGAGGGATTCTACGTTCTTTATAAATTTAACGAATTGTTTATCATCTTCAAACTCTCTAATTCTTAAAGACAAAGAAAAGGCGTAGTTAGGAGAAAAAAGAATCTTATCAGAAGTATTCGCAGTAATAAGACTAGATCTATCTTCCTTGCTTTCTGGTTGGAGAAAAAGACCCTCTTCCTGTTGCTTAAGAAGATCTTCTAAGCAAATACTTGGTTTATCCTGCAATTCTTCTTTTCCTCTCTTTTATCTTTTTATGTATATTTTACTAAGATAAACTATTCAGTAACCTCTTTCTAGAGACTCCAATTCTAGAAAATATAGGATTTTTCAATTGGCTTGGTTCAACAATATCAGAAGAAAGCTTCATATTCGCAAATAAGACTCGATAAGAAACAGCTGCGCATAGATCTTTAAATGGGTGTATACAAAAATAAACAGAGGAGGATACATTGTCAACAACACAGAGGTCAGTCCATCCAGATAACCTAGCTCTAAATCTTAGTTTTCCTTGTGCCAAAAGATCATAGTTCTGGATTGATTGCCTAGATAAAATCACATGGAGCAATTTAAAGTTTTCCGGCTTGTAATGAACCATAGCTTCCAAACTAGGAGGAGATCCAGATGTAAGAACCCTAACTAATTTACTTGTATATACTTTTCTCCAGGTTCTATACAACTTTTTTGTAATTCTTCTGCCCGCCATCACAAATAAATTTAGTAGAGCAGGTCTGGTTATATCCGAGATTAGAACTTTGCTAATTTTCTCAGCAGGCATCTTAAAGAAAAGACACTTGACACCAAGAATTACGTTCACCGATTCTTCCGAACTGGCCTTTGACTTCTTAAATTCTTCAGTTGAGCCTGTAAGGGTTTGACCTTTCTCACCAAAATCATACTGAAATTTTTGCGAAGTCACAACATTGTCAACTAACTCAGATTTGGTTAGCCGGATAACAATCCATGTTGGATCTGGATATAACTCAGTTACTATAGTGGGTGCACTACGGGGCTCGGCACTAATCGTAGGTGGGGGCGTGGAACTAGGAACAGGACATGGGCCACCAGCACATGGTCCTCCTCCACCTTTGCCAGCAGTTGGATGGGGCCCTTTGGGGGGCGGGGGCGAATAAGGTACAGGCAAGTTAGACCCAGATTGCGATTTTTCTACTGATAGTTGCCATGGTATCTTAAAAGTATCGGAGAGAGAAGAACTTGGCTTTAACCCATACCTCCGAAGAATAGAAGATACTAGTCTCTCAAGGCCAGGTTTATTGATCTTAAATGTTCGTTCCGCCCCTGGTATTTTCATTACACTCCTAGCCCATTCTGGAAGAAGAGAATTAAGAATTATATCTAGACTATATATAAGAGCTAGACGCTCTATAGATTTTCCGATTACAGCGGCTACGTTATCATCAACATCATCTGAAACCAAAACTGGGATTATATAGATCATATTCGTTTTACCCCCAGGAGAAAAAACTCTAAGAAAGAAAAATATGGTGCTTAGTAAGACTTTGATGCCAAAAGATTCGTAATCTTTGATTCAGGCAAATCTTCTAAACAAGATTTACAAAGATTCTGAAAACTACAAAAATAACAACTTTCTCTTTCATATTCGGGAGGTGGAATAGTAGATTTCGATAAGTATTCTAAAAGTTTGAGAGATCGATTCAGAAATGTCTCTCCTACTTTCTGGTCATAGGGAAAAGTCTCGAATTGAATAAGTCTGTCTTTAGGTTTGTAGTAAATTATCTCAACGTTACGAATTGAATAACCGTATTCTAAATTTAAAACGCAAGCATATGTTTGGACTTGGTCAAAATCTTTCTTGCTTGGTAACCCAGTCTTAATATCAAAAAGAGTAGATTCTGTAATCGCGTCAACTCGGCCTTTTAACATGTATGTATCTGACTTAAATGATTTCTCAGTCTCTAAGAACTGATAGTACTTATAGAATAAAGAATGAATAAAGGTGCCAATTTCTTGGTCAAAAACTAAGAATGGATCTTCTTGCTTCTCTTCTAGGGGGTACTTTTTTCTCGTAAAGTAGGCAGATCGCAAACAACCAACTACCTCAGAGACCGAGTTATAAGTCTTTGTGTACGAAAGCTGCCTTCTTTTTTGTTCCCTAAGAACTGATACCAAATTAGACTTAAACAACTCGTAATCAAAACAATGGGAAATAGAAGAAGGCTTAGAACTATTCCCAGAATAACTAAGACTAAGATCTGAGTAACCTGTTGTATTACTAGCACTTAGTTCCTCTTTTTTAACTTCCCAAAACGAGGTTTCTTCCTTATCAGATACTTGGCTGCTAATAGTAGTAGAAATCGAAGTTTGCTTATTAGACTCTAAAATCTTTCTTTTCTTATTTTCTTCCTCCACTATTTCTAGAAGCTTCGAATAAATAGACATTGTTCTGTCCTTGTGGTTTTCTAACATATCGAAATTTCGTTACATTACTTGGCATTTTCAGAAGTTATTTCTCGTATTAGAATTGCAAACTCAACCAACGATTCTCTTAGTATATTATAAGCATCAAATGCAAGCCTTCCCTTCCTAGAAGAAAAATACGCAGCAACTTCTGGTTGCTCACTAATAGGCCTTCCTAAAAGCAATCGATCACATGCTAACCCAAGCCCCACCTTTTCTACCTTTTCAGATATGTATTTCTGGACCTTTGAGCTGGTTCGATCTTTCATCTTAGAGACTTTCTTAATAACCGATTCTCGAATCATTTTCCTTGTTTCCTGCTCAAGAAGGGCCTGTTTTGCATAGAGCTTAGCAGAATCAGAAGCCAACTTTGCCTCTTTTAAAAGTTTGCTTTTTGAAGAAGGCACAGACCCGGTAAGAAATTTTGAAGCAACATAATGCATATCAGAATACATCTCAATGAGAACCGATAAGACCGCAGCCTTGGTGGTCATGTATTCCTTTATAACTTGAGGACAACATATTCCAGATAACTCAGTTACTGGCTTTTGAAAAAATAAGTAATCTAACGAATACAAACATTCCAAGATACGAACTTTTGTGCTTTTGGGCAAAGAAACAGACATGTGTATATCCCCCCTTAAATGTCCTAATCGTCTTCACTACTAGACCCAGACGAATTAGCAGAACTAAATGTATGCAAAGATCTTTTAGATGGAATAAACCTTTCATCCTCTAAAAGCTCCAAACGAACCTTTCTAGTATCATCTGGAAACTTTACATTTTTAACCGAATTCAGAATTTTTACCAGAGCAGAGATGGTGGCGCCTTTCTTACCAATAATCTTACCATAATCGCTCTTATGAGCTTGCACTTGGATTAGAATCATTTTCGTAGTTAAAAGAATACCAATCTTCACATCTTCTGGTTTGCATACCAGATTCTTTAGAATATTATATGATGCATCCATCAGAGCTTCTTTCATATTTGTTGTCATGATTGTTAGTTCCTCCTCTTTACGTATTTCTTATTCTCGTTCCTTACTTGTATATATAGTTTTGTTCAAATCTTATGCTTTTCTTTTCTTCGAACTTCTTTTTAGTAAGGATCAAATTTCTAACTTTCTGACCTATGTCTACTAAGAACTACTCGGTCTTTTGCTTTTCCCCTATAAGCATAAGAAAGTCTATAGTTTCCATACATATGCGCTAACTTACAAGTAAAGAAACTACTCCAAAAAGAACTCATTGGGAATGCGCATTGGATTTCATCTGCAACGGAAACCGCAACGAAGTACCTGTCTTGGTAAGATAAGACTTCAACGGAAATCTGACCAAGTTCATATAGATGATCAAGGGCGTAATCTAAAGATACTTTTAAAATTGGAGGTATGATCCTATACAAAATCGGGTCTTCAACATCGATATAAGGCAAACATGGCTTTATATCACATACTATAGAATCATTATGGTATACATCTATGTTGGTGACAAAAGAAAGATATAGAACAAAACAATGAGCCTCAAACCAATTACTAAACTCAAAGAACTTAGTAATATTTTGATACGAAACTGCTATAATACACCCATCTCTTTCCCAGCTTATGACATATATGGTATGAATCTTAGGAATAACATCTTTCCTAAGGTACTTTTCCAAAGATTGTAGAATGTATTCTCTTCTAGTCTTATACGTCCTATACTGACGAATATTTCGAAGTAATTTCCGAATCGATGGCATCCGTAACATTTTTCTCGAACTCCTCTCTAAATTTCTGATCTGTCATATATCTTTCGAGAGCATCTCGAGTTCGAAATTTAACATTTGGCATCGTTTGGAGGTAATTCCAGGCCCCCGATACTATTCTTTTAGTCAGTTTCAAGAAAGAGAAATTTGACCAAAAATCACTAAACCCACTATTATAATCTAGAATTAGAGGAACTCGAATATTCAAAGCAAAAAGCTTATTCTTAGAACACTTAGCAATAACCTCAATTCCATCAAATCCATACATATCTGGTTTAAGAGCGGAACTTATAGTAAGTTCTAAAAGATGAAACGCATTGTATTTTAATGAATTCCCGCCCGGCATCTCTTTTCCAGCAGATAGAAACTTCAAGTCTCTGGGTGTTGCATATGGTCCCAATTGAAGAAGATCTCTAAGTTGGTTTACAACAATAAATAAGATATTGTACTTGCTACAATTAGCAACGTACTTGGGAATCAACAAAGACATTAATCTACTTCGATAACCTACCACCTTAGCAGGATCTGTAGTTTCTAGTTCTTTTTCAGAAAGTGTATTTGCTAAACTATCCCAAACTACGATACTAGGTACATCAACCAGTTGCTTGCTTTCTTTAAACAAACACATAGCCTGGAGGACCTTAAAAACTTTCTCAAGAGTTAAGTCAGTATAAGGTTTAATCTTGGGGTTTCGAACCCCCAATTGAGCCAATCTTTGAGTTGTAACTGCGTGTTCCGAATCCAGATATACACTTAAACATTCTTTTCCAAACATATTTTGAGCATTTGCAATTACTTGGGCTGCCAAGGTGCTCTTACCACATCCAGGAGCTCCTGTGATAACTGGCATTGTGCCTATAGCAAACCCACCTCCCAAAATAGCATCAAGAAGGCGGATTCCTGTTGGAATAAGGTTCTTAGTTCCGCTAGAAGATTCTATCTTAGCCTGAACTCTCATGTATTCAGAAAACTGGATATAGATATCCTCCTTGTCCTCGTCAGTAGATGGCTCTGAGAGGCTTCCTTCTTGAGATTCTTCAAGAGAAGTAGTTCTGGGTTTTCTTCCTCTTCTTTTAGGAGAGCCAATGATTTCTTCGCTTGGTGGGGACAATGAACTTAGCTCTTCATGAACCTTAGACGCAGCAGAAAAGAAATCATCCACCACTTCCGACTCAAATCTAGGTTCTTCCAGAATAAGAGAATCATCATTAGAAGACAATAAGTTATCTTCTGGGAAATTTGGTTCGTTCGTTTCATAAACCAAAGCAGAATCCTCATCATTTACATCTAGATGAGTTTCCCCGCCCCCCTCACCTTCTTCTACAAAGACTCCATCTTCAAAAATTTCTGAGCTTCTTTTTATCATCTTTCGCCTATCCTCCTCAGAAAAAATGTTGGGTTTCATCCAATTATTGTTCTAGAAGGAAAAGAAACAAGAATCATTTTTAGATAGGAATATATGACCCCTAAAAGATGGTACATACACTCCTACTCGGAACAAAGAGGGATTTGTAGAAAGAAACTGAGTTACCGCTCTTTTAACATCCGGAATATAATCAAAGTCATCTATCAAAACATGGGTACAGAACTTAGAAAATAATGCTAGATCAGAATAACAAAAATCAAAATCATGGTTTCCATCAATGTATCCGAGATCAAAACTAGAAGGAAGTTCTTTTATTGTGCTTGAATCGCATATCATAAATTCAATCTTCACCGAAGGAAACGAAGAAAGAAGTAACTTTTTAGCATGTTCAATATAGCCAACCATACCACCATGCAAAGACGAGTTGTTATCTATGCCAAGATATCGTTCTACATATTCCTTAGCCCCAGATAACAAGGCATAAGATGAGTAACCCCCACGAACACCAATTTCTACGATTGATCTAGGTCTGAGTCCTCTAGCAAAGAAATATAGAAGATTGTAGTATCTTTGTTTATAACTTTCGTAATCCTTGCTTGTCTTATCCCCTGGAACCCAAATAGAAAAAGGAATCTCCCACTTTAAATCTAAGAATTCTTCTCTCCTATCCAAAAGATCACATCTTATGAGATTCACTCTTCTCTATATCCTTTCTTTGTTAGATATCTAGGACATCTTTAAGATTAGTTAGAGAAAATGATTCATTCTCGTCTTCAGGCTCTTCGTCAAAATCATCGTCATCAGACAAGAACTCATCAACATCAAGATTATCGTCATCTTGTTGTAGGTACATCATTTTAGGTACATTCCTCCTTCCTACTAAAAGTTTAACCTCCTCTTATTTTTTCTAAGATATAGGCAAGACAATATTGAAAATAAGTAATGCCGCAATAATAATCTTTAGAACCTTTCGGATAGTCAGATCTTTACTAGAATCAAAAACTGGAGTCCTCAAATAAGTTACTAAGTATATACTACGTCTCTTCTTTCATCTGAGATTCCATCTTTTCCAGAAAATCATAGTACCTTGGATTTTCCTTAAGATGGGCCTTAGCAATCGCCTTAGCAATCTGGGGATTATCTGTATGTTCCATTTCGACTTTGATTCCTTTTTCTAGTTGATCTGGAAGAAAGTCTGAATCTGGATCCTGACTATGCTTCAAGTCTTCCAATTTAATGGAGATAGGGCTTGTATCTTCTTCCCTTAGAATCTTTCTTAGAGCCTCATCTAAAAATGCATCTAATTTTACTGTCTTGAGTTTCATATCTTTTAGTTTCCTCCCTCTAAACTGGCTGAGATCTAGAAACCTCGATAGGAGTTCTTAGCAACGAGACAATTGTTCTACAATGCCACTCAGGCCCCCCAGTCACTCGTTGGAAAGAAAACGAACTCGCCTTCAAAAGATACTTCTCTCCAACAACCCCATACTCAATTGTTAGAGGATAGAATAGAACTGGTTCTCCAATCTTCATTAAGTTATACATATAGGTATTTCGAAAGATCTCTAGGTGGATCTGGCTCAAATTTGCATAATCCCTAGTTAATCTAGCATCGATAAAAGTCTTATCTCTTTCATACCCAGTATGAGAAACAATGTATCTAGATCTTTGTATCTCAGAATTAATGGTCAGATTCATACTGGGGTCTGAAATAGATTTCTCCGCAATTTCCTGCTGTTGGCGCTCGAATTTATAAAAAAGCGTATCTTTTGGACTAGAAATAATTTTCTGCGTGTTTCCGTAATAAGTTGGAAAAGCATGTCCTCCATGAACCACTTGCACAGGATCTATGGTATAGTAATCCGTCCCATTGGTACATCTTTCAATGATAGCAGGAAGATCTGGGTGATCAGCGGCTAGAGCATAGATTGTAAATTCTGGAGATCTTAGCATATTTGCATGAAGAGATTCAATCCTAAACACATCGTCAAAAGTATAGAATAGTAACAATGGCCCAGGAAAGATACCAAAATTAAAATCCAAGTAACGAATCGACTGAATATAAGATAAAGGAGGAACTACGACTTGATCCAAGATTGTTTCATTGATTTCTTCCGTTCGCAATTGCAACTTTGGGATCATGGCTTTAGAAGATAAATCTCTAAGAATAACCTCAAGTTTCTGGTTCATGTAAGTTTCATTTACTAAGGTGCTTAGTTTCTGAATGGCATTCTTGACTAAGGCTGTAAAGGTAACTGGAACTCTCTCTGCCGTGCTTCCAAAGGGAGGAGGTGTCCTAGCAGAAATCGTTCTAGTATGAGCAACGGTATCTTCAGTTAGCACAAATAGTTCTAGATTTTGAATAACATTTTCATGAAGTTGGCCATGTTCTTTCATTAAGGAAATAGATAAGCTCCCATGTTGCTGGCGCAATAATTCTTCTACCAGTGATTCTATGGGGTCGATCAGAAGAGAAAACTGAATAACGGGCCATATCGTTAGCAAGGAAAAAGTCATGTTTAAAGAAAGAAGATACCCAGTAACATCTTGAGATCCGATCTTAAGCTCAATAATATAAAGCTCTTTCTGGATACCTGGAATCATTCTACTTTAGTTTCTCTCTTAGTACAAGAACCTGGTTTTAAGATTTTGTTCATTCTAATAAAAGAACGGAACAAATAATTGAAGTATGGTTATGTAGTTTGGAGAAAAAGAGGAGTTATATAAATTGCAAATCCAGGCTAGAAAAGCAATATCTAATCAAAGTACAAAAATTATTCAAGAATGGTTCAAATGTAAAGAGAATTTCGAATATTTCTGTAGGAATTATATTAAGATAGATCTTCCTGGTGCAACAACTTTACTACAACCTTACAAAGAACAGCTAAGAGTCATTAACTTTATACAGGACCAGAAACATGTTGTAATTCTTAAATCAAGGCAGATTGGAATTTCTACGATCATTCAGGCTTACCTAGTATACTTAGCGGTATTTTTTAAGAATGTTAGTATAGGAGTTATTTCAAAAGATGCAGGCGAGGCCACTCAATTCGCCAAAGTATGTACGTCTATGCTTGAGTACCTTCCCAAGTGGATGAAACCGAAATTTAAGAAATCTACAGAACAATCTTTCATTCTAAGCAACGGATCTAAGTTACAAGTCTCTGCAATCTTACCATCTAACCCCCAAAAGACTTTTCGAGGACGAAACTTAACAGTGTTGGTTCTAGACGAAGCAGCACACTGCCAATACATTGATCAAGCATGGATAGGAATGTCTCCTGCTCTCGTTACGAACCAAAAACATGCTCGAGAAAATAACATTCCATATGCTACAATCATCATCTCAACACCTAATAAAACAACGGGTATTGGTAAATGGTTCTTTGAAAAATACAAAGCAGCTTTAAATGGAGAAGGTGCATTCCGAGCCACTTCCGTTCATTGGAAAGATATTCAAGAACTAGGTAAAGCTTGGTACCAAGAGCAATGCAGCCTTCTTGGTTATAACCAAAGCGCTATTGATCAGGAGCTGAACTTAAAATTTATTCCTGGTGAAGGAGCTTTCTTCCCAGAATGGATTGCTTCTAAGTTACAAGAACAAGAAATAGAACCCAAGATGAAAATCAATCTTCTTCCAGGAACTCCCCATGAAGGATGGATCTTCCAAGAACCCGATACATCTAAGTTCTATCTTATAGGAGTTGACACAGCATCTGAATACGGACCTTCCAAAAGTGCAATTGAGATATTTGAATACGATACCTTAGAACAAGTCTTTGAGTTCCAAGGAAAATTACCAATCCTGAATTTCAAGCAAATAATCATAAAGATTGCAAAATTGTATCCAGGTATTCTAATTGTAGAAAACAATAGCTATGCTAATCAAATGGTCAGTGAGCTTGCACTTATAGATGGGATAAACGTATTTTCAGAGATCAAACCTGGGGGGAAGATTTCCTACGGAATTAGCACAAATGCCAAAACTAGACCCCTTATGATAGATGCTTTGTACTCATACGTAAGTCAGTATCCAGAAACAATTAAATCTTCTCGTTTAAAACTCGAACTTGTGGGACTAGTAGAAAAAAATGGGAGGATACAAGCTGACAAGGGAGAGACTGATGATCTAGTCCTCGCATCTTCTTTTTGTTACTACGTAAGGAAGTATAGCCCTCCTCTATCAGCCGTACTAAGAGATAGAAAACCTGGGGAAGAACTACCTTCGGAACTCGACCTACTTAGGTCAATAGCGGGATGGAATTTCGAGTCGAGCGAACAACCATCTATTTCCAACATATATCAAAACGCATCTGAGAGTGCTTCTCTGTCTTCATTGAATCGAGAAATTATCTCCAGAGTTAGACAGAACTTAGAACGAGGGGAAATAGAAGATATATTCATTAGAACGATTCCTTCGATAGCTTCTTAGTAAAACATACATATGTGGATAGTATAGGGGGAAAAAGTACAAATGGATATACTAGACGAAAGTAAAGATCTTTTACAGGAAATCTTTGCTTGGCCTGGTGGAGAACCAGTTATTAGCCTTGACGACCAAGTTACATTGTATACAAGCCCGGATCTAAAACAAAAATTCATAGAAGGAATGTCTGAACACAAACTAACAGCCCCAGTGAGTAAAACAATACAAGAACTAGTTGAAAAAGATAGACTCATTCCTTGTTGGGTTAATAAGGGGCTAGGATCTATAATCTTATTCAAGATCTTTGCTCCACTGGATGTAAAAAGCATCGGTTCTTTTTACGCACCAAGTGAGAACGTCGTTGCATTACTAATGGATAATTCCACTTTTTTTCTTTTCTACATTCCAAATAGAACGCTAGCCTATCTTACCTTGCATGAGTTATGTCATTATGCAGCAGGAAACAGTTCCTCTTTCCCATCTCTAAGCGCAAAAATTCTAACCAAGTACTACGAAGTCCTGTTTCATACTTTATTTGAAATGTTTGCTGGTAAAAGATTAGATCCAAAACCAGACCTAACGAAAAGAGCAACAAAGTACTGGTCTAATCTAGTTAGTAAGGAACAAAAAAGAACTGCAGATATCGTAAAAGGCGATGATATCAAAAATCTAATTCTTAAATGCTTTGGGGACTACCTGGGGTTAAAAGATGTGGCCCAAGAAGTTTCTGAAAATGTGAAGATACTAGTGGACACTGCAAGGAAAGACTTAGGGAAGATTCTAACAAACATTGAGAAATTTAAGTATGTTCTTATACCTCTCTATATCGCTTATGGAGATGGATTGGGGTTTAAGAACTTAACCACATTTGCAATTCAAGAATACTGGTGTGCCTCAGAGGTAATATGCGTATGCGCAGAGAATCCGTCAAGATTTCCTGTTGTTTACAAAGTTATTAGCTCCATCTAAAGATTTCGAACTAAAAAATAGAGGAGAATAGAAAATAGATGCCAATTTCAGCACCTAAAGATCCTAAGCTAAAGGCTCTGGTCTCTAAGTTAGATAGGGCTAAAAAGATCACAGCTATGGCTACGGCCCAAAGGAAAGCCGCCTTAAAAGAGAGCAAGTTTCCCACCGGTAACACAGAAGTAAGAGCTATTAAGAAAGCAGGAATCGAGGCGGCCACCCGAGTTAGAAAAACCACAGCAAGCCGACGAGTCCCAGAATCTCCAGAGGTTGTAACTCAGATTGCCACTGCTGCAGTTGAGGTATCAAAGGTTAGTGCGAACTTAGTTGAGAGACTGGGTGAAATTTCTGCTAAGATCGTCAAAGCGACTGCTCAAAACTTAGGCAAAGCCGTTTCTGATTACTCGAAAGCTATTTCCGAAGACATTAGCGTGAATAAAAGAAATCTAATGGCCCTCTCATTAAGTGCCATAAGCCCTATTGCAGGATACTTTGCATCCAAGTTCTTTGAAACAGAATTCTTTCAAAACATAAAGAATAAGTTTAAAGAGAAGGCATCTGACGTACTATCCCTTATTGGCGAAAAGATAAGAACAGTTCTTAGTAAGATTCCCGTTGTTAAGAGCTTTGTTGCTGGAATTTCTAAGGTCAGCAGGGCAGAAAAGACTGAGGAAATTCCCCAGTTACAACACGGTGGCGTGGTTAAGAAAGCAGGTCTTGCTAAAATTCACGCAGCCGAGGTCATAGGACCAATAGATAAGGTCATTCCTTTTACAAATCGAAAATGGAGACGTGAACTTATTGGAGATGCTCTTAGTCAAATAGGCAAACTTAGTGGAATTAAAATTGGATTTAACAAACTATCTAAGTACTTAACAAAACAAGTTTTTGGAATCTTCTCCGCTATTGGGGCTAGGATAGGTAGGTGGAAACAGACCTACGAAATGTTTATGGCTCGATTTCCTATCTTTAGAGATATTAAAGAGTGGACAGGAGCGATGTATAAATTTATTTCTTCTCCTTTTAGGTTTCTCTTCAAAGTCCGAGGTTACACTTATGCAAAAGATATCATGAGAAAAGGAAGCCTCTTAGAACAGATGGTCCATATTCTAGCCACAACATACGTATCTACAATGTATCGATATGATTATCTTCTTGCATATCTTAGACAAGCCACATATCGACTTGGAATAATCGCACAATTAAAAGATCCCAGTGTCCAAGAACCATCTGGTCCTATGGGTTGGAGAATAGCAGGAAAGGTCACGGGGGGCCTATTATTTCTCCCTAGCCTATTAATCAAAGCTCTTCTTGGGTGGGGTGGACCTCTTAAACTATCTAAAAGACTCCTAAGAGGAAAACGAAGAACCACAATAAAGTCGCCCTTTTGGTACACTGCTTTGCCTGAGTCGTTTGAATCAGAATGGGGCCCAACACAACCCCAAACTATTAACCAAATTCTCGTTCTAGTTGGAGAATCTGGTCTTAAATTACTAAGAAAGAGAAAACAAGGACTTATAGGACTTACTTCTGGTATCACAACTGAAAGCAAACAAAAGGCGCTACCCTCGCCTCCTTACCCAACCCCTCTTCTCGTCACCGAAGCTGAACTCCATGCGCTAAGAAGCAAAAAAGGAACGATTATAGAAATTCTCTCAGAAATCGTGTCTGGAATTAGAAAGAAACTATCAGAAGAGAAAAAAACTCTTGCTAAAACCATTAGGAGCAAATTAGAAGATATTACGGGTGGCATTAAAAAAGACCTACTAAAAAAGAAAGAAACTCTACCTAAAATTCTTACAACCGTACTAACTCGTACTACATCTCCATTTTCTAAGAAAATCTCGGCTTTCATAACCGCAGCTTTGGATTTCTTCAAAAAGTTTGGAGCTCTTTCTAAGAGTCTAGCCAGAAAAGGCGGATCTTATTTCTTTAAGATACTGGGGGTTCTTGGTAGTCTTGCTAGTTCGGTTTTTGGTTTTTTGGGTTCGGTGGGTATGAGATTTCTTTCTTTAGCAGTTGGCAGATTCCTCCCTTCAGTTGGAAGACTTTTTCCTTTCGTTGGTAGATTCTTCCCTTTAATTGGAAGATTTCTTCCTTTAATTGGTGGTTTTCTTGGTAGATTCCTTCCTTTCGTTGTAGCAAGAATTCCTTTACTAACAGCCCTGCTTGGAGCTGGTAAGTTTTACAGTGAGCTTAGTAAGGAAGAAACGCCTAGAGAAAAAGCGTTTAGAGAAAAATACAATATTCCCAAAGCAGGAATGGCCGGGGTTAGTGCATTTAGCACTATAGGGTCCCTTGTTGGTCTAGATTTAGAAAAAGAAATGAAAGAAGCTGATGAGGCCATTTCAAATATTGATAAAAAGAGACAAGAATCCAATCAAATCTTTTTAGAAAAGAAAATTTCTCAAATGTCTCCTGCGGCTCGAGACGCCTTCGAGAAACAACTCAGGCAAACCGCCGCAGAAAGGGGCCCACAAGCTGCCGTCGAAGCTCTGCTAAAATTAAGACGGGATGGTTTATTGATTTCGAAAGATCAGAAACTATACGTAGCAGGTGAGCTTGATATAACGCCCATTAAAGAAAAAGCTAAACAAACTGTCCAGTCAAAAATTGAAGAAGCATCAGAAAAAGCCAACCAAATAATTTCAAAAGGAATAAAGATTACAGAAGATATCAAACATAAATTAGAACAGGAAGGAGTTGTAGAAAAGGTAAATAAGATAAAAGAACAAGCCTTAGACAAACTAAAAAGTAGCGCAGAAAAAATAAAGAAACTTAAGAAAGAAGGAGATATTTGGTCAGACTATCCATACGAACTAGGAATGCCTCCTGAAGAAGCAACAAGCGACAAAATTAAGAGAATTGCTGAGCGCCAAGCAAAGGAGGGATACAACATTGCTAAAGAAAGTATAGAAAAAACGTATAACGAACTTGTATCTGATACATACAAACAAATAGAGAAACTTTTTTCCATAAACATAAAACAAGCCTTTTCAGAGGGCTCAGAAAAAATCACAAGCTATCTAGATAGTTTATTCTCTGGGGTGAAAGACAAACTGACATCGATAATGGGGGAAATCTCTCCGGTTATTTCCAAGTTTAGTAATTTCTTAGACATAGCTCAAAGATTTATAGAAGAAAAAGCAACCCCATTTATAACGAGTCTACTCGAAGAAGGCAAAGCCCTACCACAAAAACTAGGGTTGAAAAAACCTAAGTCTCCATTAGAAAACATATTTGATACGTTAAGAAACCTTCCTCAGAAATTAGGAGCAAAAGAACCTAGTGCGTCTCCATTCGAAAACTTGTTTGATAAGATAAGAAACCTTCCTCAGAAATTAGGAGCAAAAGAACCTAGTGCGTCTCCATTCGAAAACTTGTTTGATAAGATAAGAAACGTTCCTCAAAAATTAGGGTTAGAACCTAAGTCTCTATTAGAAAACATACTTGATACGATAAGAAACGCTCCTCAGAAATTAGGGTTAAAACCCAAGTCTCCACTAGAAAACATATTTGATACGTTAAGAAATCTTCCTCAAAAACTAGGAGCAAAAGAACCCACTACGTCCCCAATAGAAGACTTAGAAAGATTCTTAGGCCTAAGAAAAACACCCTTAGAAAAAGCTAAAGAGAAGATCGAAGAAATAAGACTAGAACCCGTACTCAGAAGGTCCTCCGATTTTATATCAGATGTAGCAGATCTTGTAAAATCTTCAATAGAAAAAGGAACAACCAGAATCGAAGACATCTGGGCCCTAGCTAAGAAAGATCTATCTGAAACTGATATTCGGTCGGGTCTTTTGTACCAAATCATGCTTCAAGTACAAAGAGATTTCGTAATGGAGCAAATGCAAGAAGGGACAATTCCATTTCCCCAGGGCCTGTTTTCTAGTAGTCAATCAGCCAAGATTCAATCTGAGCAAATTCGAATACTACGAAACATCGAAAACAAACTAACTCCAAAGCCTACGGTTGAAAGTGGAGGTAGCAAGGAGGGAGGAAGTTCATCTACCTCAATCAACCAGAATATCTTAACTAACCAGATAAGCAACAATTCTATAATCAATCGTGGAGTTGCAAGAGAAAGTAAAGCAGGTATCCCGAGCCCAGCAGATGCATTGCAGTTTGGGAATCTAAGCGAGAGCTACATTCCTAGTATAGTGCAATAGAAAACTTCTAAGAAAGAGGTCTAAAAAACATGGTTCAAATACCAAAAATCATAGGCTTTCCTCCAGACCAGGTCATAGAAGGCCAGAATATGCTAATAAATTCTATTCCAATAATGATGCTTAAACCCTGTCTTCCTGAATTTGAAGCGGGAATACAGTTATTCAGATTAAGCCCTTCTATGGATAAGTACAACGAGAGGTTGAGCCAGTATGGATTTTCCTTTGGGGGTGATAATTGGATTAGAATAGCATTTAGACCAGAATCATTTACGGAAGATTTTTCTGCCGAGTACGGAGAAACATTCTTTTCAAAATTAACTGATGTGGTTAGTGGGGGCTTAGCAGATCTTGCCTATATACTAGGAACCAGAACCGCCGGTGAGGCCGGACGAAAAGTGGTTAGCCCAGAAAGTGCTCAAGGCAAGATAATCAGAGAAACAGAAGAACAAATTGCAAGAACGGCTGGTGAGTTCCTAGGCGAAAGCGCTGTAGAGAAGCTCAGTAAAGCGCTTCATATGGTTGGTCAGGCCCTAGCAGGACAAAGATTTCAATTTCCATTGGTTTGGAAAAACAGTGCCTTTTCTCCATCTTACGATGTCACGATCACCCTCTATAATCCAAAACCAAAAGATCCAGAATCTACCAGGAAGTACATAGTTGGACCCTTAGTAGCATTATTACTATTCACGGTACCCCAATCCGAGGATGGTACCATGTATAGTTGGCCATTTTTGTGCGAAGCTAAATGCCCAGGAATCTTCTATCTTCGAGCCGGTTGTGTAACCTCCGTCAATATTACGAAAAACATAGAGCAATATACCGCTTATAACCAACAATTGGGCATCGTAGAGGTAAGAATTAGTCTCAGATCTTTGTACTCAGTTCTAGTCGATTGTGGGTCTACTCTAGGAGGAGCTCTTCCAAGACTCCACGACTATGTCGAAGTCATGAAAGAAACAAAAGAAACCCGCCCAGTTCATAGTCTTGGATCTTCACCTAGTGATCAAAGAGGAGGAAAAGGAGGCCGGTTAAGCCAGTTAGGGGCTTCTGCTCAACCCTTAACTAGATCTTCTGATTTTAACGAGGAGCCAAAGAGCAGAGTATCTCCACAGGACCAAGCCATAGCAAAGTTATTTTAATGTGCTTGGGAGTCCTATGGTTTTTTCGTGCTATTGGGAGTGGGGAAGAAGCATAGCTTATTCCTACAATATAGAACCAAGTACAACGCAATAAACCATCGGAATAAAGCCATTGTTTGGGAACTTATAGTATAGCCCCTAGGGTATAAGGCTAAGAGAAGATCTGTACAGAGTTCATCGATTTGTTGCTTAAAGTAAATAGGTTTCTTTGAAGTTTTAACTGATAGCAATCTTCGAGTAAAATCTAACATTTCTGGATTGCAAAATAGTCGATAGTCTTTAATCTCAGAAAATAACAAAGACAAAATAATTTCTAACTTATCTGTATAGGCGTGGGTTGATAATTTCTGGATAGATTTTCTCGCTAAATCAATTCCAATTCCAGTTCTATTCTTAGCCTGAATCAACGCTTCCTCGTCTATCGATGAGTAAATTGTAATCCTTTCCACTATGCTTCGAATAAAAGCTTTTCTTCGAACCTCGTTTGTAATATCTACCTGGATACCGAAAGGAGCCTGCTCTGGACTATAATCGGTTGTGACGGTGGTTCCAAGTTTCTTCCTTTGAATATCATAGTACATAGCCAGAAACGATTTCAAAGAAATTGACACCCTAGTTCTAGTCTCCCTCACAAGAAAACTAAACAGATTCGCACCCAAGATCCTATCTTTCTTGTTCAAGAAAGTCTTAAATTCTAGTTCATACTTCCTAGAGATTTCGGAAGCTAAGTGGTCTAAGGCTCCACTAATACCTCCTTTCTTTCTAAAGAGATGGGTTTTAGGAATGAGTTGTAAGGCGAGGGAAAAAGCATCTGGGTTACAGTACTTAAGGCTCTTATGCAAGAAATTCGAATAATGTAAAATTACAAGTAGAAGCAGCGAAGTCTTATACATGCTCATATCACCAACTGACAAAAAAGAGCCAGCCAAAGAAACTAAAAGATAAGAATCTGGATTTCGTTCTAGTTTCCAATGTTCTTTAATTTTACTTCCAGCAAAAAAGGAATCCATCGAGTTGAGGATAGCCGAAGGACTAATTCCTAACTCCCTAGTAAGTTGCAAAGAAAATTCTCTAAACTTTGGGTAGAAACACGCTCCAGATAAAGAGGCAAGATCCGATGCAGCTTTCTTAACAATTAAGATTCGTACATTTCTTTGGGTCGATATAGGAGAAGAAACAATTTTTGTAATTAGATCAAGCATCTTTTTTTGACTCTCTCTTTTCTATATGTGTGTAGTCTAGCATATGTATACTGTACATAAAAGTTCTTACGATTTAACTTGGCTAGATAATACGGTAATCGTTATGTCACTTTCTGTAAAATATAAGAACTCAGGAACATATTCTAACAGTTCCTGCTCGGATAAATCCTCTAGAGTATAATTATAAAAGATATTGCATCGTGGTTCAATAAGCCTAACGTGCTCCACCCCATCTATGTTATGACAGACATCAATAATTTCAGATCGAAACAGGCTTTTCTGAATTCCGAAACGAGACTTAAAGGACTTAACCAAAGTTTCCTTCACAGTAGGAATCAATAGAACCTCCGAAACTGGAGACAGAGGTTCCCTAACAAGTTCCAAAGAAATCTTTAGAGGAATCGTAAACTCTGGAACTACCCACCCTAGATCACCGAAAACGTATTTCTTCTTTTTACTTCGTACGTACACAATGTCATCTACCTTTGGCTGTATGAAGCTCCATTGCATAGTTGGAGTTACTTGCTCTAGCTGAGCGATCATATCTTTCTTACCTTGCCATGGTCCACCCTCAGCGCCCGAGACAATGTAACGATCTCCTACGGTTCCGCTTGAAGGAACTTGCTTTAAGTCCATATCCAACACATCTTGCTGTGTAACTCGATTGTATTGCATATTTCGCATAGTACCATAACAATTCGCAAATTTTAAGTTTACGAAATCAGTTAACATCCTGTACTTAGAAAATGTTGCGCTCTTTAAGAGTTTCTGAATAATATTTAGCTCAAAAGCCTTCTTGTCGATGGAATCATAATAAGATTTTAGAATAACAGGAACATCGTAGACGATGATTTTTGACACTAGATAGTTCCTCCTTCTTGTTTTTTATTGTAGTATGTACTTAGTTCCAATAGCTAACTTAGACCAATCTCCTAGCGAGTAGTAAGAACCGAATGGAACATCCCAGTAAACAAAGAAATCAGAACTTGGAATTTGCTCAGTTTTAGTCCCATCCTGAGTTCTGTAGGTTATTCGGAGATTAACTCCTGTTGATTGGTCTAGAACAAAAACGGTATTAGAATTATCTTCTTGCGTTTCTATGAAAAGGACAATTGGAAATACATCCCACGTAAAAGGAATAGTAACGGGAGAGGTAGAATCGAGAACATAACTCACTAATTCCTGTATTACTGGAGTAATATCAATGGTTAGTTCGATACTTGTGGTTGCGTCATTAAAAACAACCTCTTTCTCTACATAGGTGCTGGTTTTACTTCTAGAAATGAAATCTTGTGGAGAACTAAATAAATCTGGATGAGAACTCAGCTCAGCTCGGATTCGAAAAGTAACTTTTCGGTCCTCTTCCACTAAATCTTGGTCTAAGTTATTGCCCCCTGAGATAGGAACTAGGTCTATGGAATCAAATTTAGGAGTTGCTTCTTGAACTTTCATATTGATCTCGGCTTTTGTTAAATCTTGTATCCAAGACCAAGTGTAGCGAATATATTCGGTCGAAGTTTGAATCACTTCTTTCAGTCCTGTTGTTGCTTGGGTCCAACCCCTGTTGACACCCCAGTCAGACATGGAGCACGCAAGATTTAGAGAACTTCCATCAAACCAAAACACGTTGTTAAGATTATCCTCTCCAGCTGAACTATAGGCCATAGCGCCACCGTATCTAGAGTTCGAGCAACTAGCACCACCAGCAATTCTATCTAAAAGGGTCCCAATAAAACTTGCAGATCCGGAAGAAACTAATGAAAATTCCTCCATATCAAAATAATATTCATCTCCCGTTCCATCAGTTATTCCTCCAAATAAAGTGCAAGTATAAGGACTATCGTACACGTATGACCCAGCTCTGCTAGCTTGTAAAGATCCCCAATAAGATCCCACTCCTTCAGATCCCGCATACAAAACCTCAATATCCGATACATTCGCCACAATACTGGTAGTATCAAAAAATTGTGTCACTCCCCCAATAACAAAACAATCTCCAACATAACTTTCAGCCGCGTTAGAAATACCTCTCGCATATGAAAGAGACGCCGTACTGGTAGTTAGCGTTCGATCATCATAGAGATCCAAAACCACGTCCGTAAATAATGAGTTATCTACTCTAAAACCACCAACAACAGTAATCTTACCATACGCAGTAGTAAAAGAAACTGGCCAAAGAAGGCCATTACTTAAACTAGTAGTCCATGTAGACCAAGTATCATCTGGCAGATAATAGAACGTTACTTCTAAAACTGAGTCGGTTAGATCTGGAACCGTCGTGAATGCACTAAAAGAATCAACCCAACTATGTGATCCACCAATAAAAACCGCCTCGGAGCCTCCAGAAATGCATGAGGCAGTCCCAGCAAGTCTTCCACCCCAGTATAGGTCATTGTTTGTAACCAAGACCTCTTTAGTGGTAAAAGATATGATAGAGAGTCGATTAAAAGAGTAGCCACCTAATTCTGTGCATCCTCCATGAAAAATCCCAACATCGTACCAATGGACAGTCTGGACTTCTTCCGCTCTCCATAGATTTAATGGCCCAATATTGTATTCTCGGCCGTAAGGGGCTCCAGAAAAACGAAACCCCAAAGTGCTGCTCGATTGAACTCGAAAAGTGCTTCTCATCACAGGAAACAAGTCTACAGATAATCGAAAATTTGTAAGGGCTTTCGTTACTAGTTCGGAACTAATAATGGAAGTTGAATCCTCGACTACTAGAAAACCAAAATTAATCTCAGCTTGAATCTCTTCTCCTGTAATAGCCCTAGGGGTTGGAACAAGGTCAATATTGGTAAAAGATGTTTCAAAGAATTCGTCTGACCCCTCGCTAAGTTCAATTTCTGAGTTCGTATCCAAGAATTTAATCTTGCAAAACCACTTATAAGAATAATCTTCATTCGTTAATTCTGGAAGCTCATTTTGGTCTCTTTTCACATTAACTCGGAACTTTGTGGGACTTCCAGAATATGTAACAAAAGATATAAGGCCTGACTCATAATCCGGATTTTGATATATGACATTGGGACTTATGATTTGATTTTTAAGAGGAAGAAGATACTTGAACTGGTTAGACCTAGTACTGAATACTCCTGCAAAGATCGAAGTGTAGAATTCTCCATCAATTTTAAATACCTGATCGGAAGGAATAAAGAAAAACTCGTTACCAGGATCTAGACCAAAAGTAAAGTTAAAAGCAAGCTTCTCAGTCCTAAAAGGAACTAAGGTTTCTTGCATCTTAGACGTGATGATATCGTATGTTTCTGATTTCGCAATTATGTATTCTTGGATATCATTTATCTGAGTATCAGATCTTTTAAGAATAGGAATACACTGATCATAAGAGGTTTCTCGATCCACAACTTGAAGATTCTTATAGTCATTCGTAGAAACAAGCTTAAAAATAGTGCTTATATGTTGAAGAGAATTATAGCGAACCGTTTCTAGATCTTCTTCATCTTTCCCACCAGAACTAGGAAATGGATTCCCTACCATCAAAGATACGGTCCTAGAAACGGGACCATCTTGAACCTTAACTTGGCTTTGTAAACTAGTTATAGAATATGCTGGAACATTACCCATGGATCCCATAGTTTCATAGATCTTAACTCGGACTTTAGATCCAGGGGGAGGTTGTTTTCCTATAAGAGAGTTGCCAAAAAAGATTCGAACTAGTTTTTCATTTCCCCCAGTAGAAACTCTTTTGTAGACAAAACCCTCGCTATCTGATAAAAGAAGAAACAAACTACTATACTTCTTATAAGGAATCCAAGTTGCCGAACCGGTTTCTAAGACCTCAACCTCAACATCATATAATTGATTAGAATATAAGAAATCCATCGTTAAGAATTGGTATGGTTTTATATCAGAGGGAATTGTGGTAAAGTAAACTTTCTCATCTAATTGTTTAATAGAAGTTGAGAATATAACGTACGGAGCATCATTCGTGGTGGTATCTAGAACAAACGGCAAAGATTGAGATTCAGATGTATCTGGATCTATCTCGGTTACACTCTTGGGGTAGCCTCCAGAAATTTCTATTAGAATATCTTTAGGAATTCGAAATACAATGTCGTTCGAATTGTATTGAGAGGTAACAGCGGTTCCTTTTGGAATTTGAATTGTAATCTGAGGTGAAGCAAAATCTAATCTTAGAGCAATGTTTAGTTGCGTTTCGCTATAATATGCATTTTTAGGAGAGTACGCAACAAATGCTGCCAAATTATAGATGCTCTCTGGCAGCTTTGCTTGGGTAAGAAAAAACTCTCTGTACGAAACCAAAGAATAAAAAAGCTGGTTAATAGATAGTTCAGATAGAATCTTACATATAGAATAAATGACCGGAGTCTTAGAAACATCAATATTCTCAACTTCTAAGTAACTTTTTACATAGTCCCTAATGTAAGAATAGATTGTATCTTTATTTAGTGCAATCTCCTCGCTAACTAGCGAGACAGGAAAAGTTTTGTCAGACACAATTCTTTCTCCCCCTAGTTTAAGAAAACTTATGGAACTTTCATTTTACCTCTTTTCTACATACTACAAGCATCTGGGTTCAAAGATCCAGTAATATCGATATCTAAATCTGCTATCTGCTGAGTTAAAGACCCAGAAGAAAAATCAATAGTAAAAACAGAGCTAACATAATTGCTGGTTCCAACGGGTTTTCGGACCATACCACAACCTTTATCCAGAGAACGACTAGCCTGAGAACTAGAAACTGCCCCTAACCCATAAGGCTGAGAGGAAGACAAGAAACTAAGTTGTAGCAATCCAGATGCAATTTCTCCAGTTGCGAAAGAAATTTCATCCATGTAACTATAAGTCCAAGAACTAGATCCAGTTAAGGCCCCTAGCAAGTAAGAAGAAAACCTATTGCTCATGCTCCTAGTAATGCAAGCTAAAGATAAAGATCCCATCTGTTGCACAGAGGTATAGTTATTAACAAACTTCTCACAAGTCGAAAGATACAAAAGATTAGGGCTTACACTACTTACACCCCCAAGAATGTAAAAAGATGGATTAGAATCATAATCAAAATTACAAGCAATGGCATGTCCAGCTCTTGCTCCTAAACAAAGATTGCCAAATGCAGTGCTTGAAGACCAGATACCAATCTTAGAAATATTACTTAGAGTTGTAGTTCCAGAGCCTCCCACGCCCCCACAATGGAAACCAATCTCATTGGTGCCAGGAGAGTACATTTGGGCAGCAGCCCATTTAGTGGTAGCGGTGAGAAGTGGGTATCCAGAACTCACAACATAATTGGAATTAAGTTTCTGCCCAGTGGTTGTAGAAACCGTCCCACTTGAATCGGAACTCCCGCCAAGCAAAAGAACTATATCGGAATAAGTTTTATTTGTAGCTGCCAACCCGTACCTAGTACCTCCCGAACTAGCAAGAGTCCCTGTTTTAGATTGGGTATACAGATTATAAGTTGTGAAATTCCAGGAACTAGATGACTGAATCCCCGGATGCACAAACTTTGTGTAAAGCATATCAAGATCTAAAACAAGGATATTCTGAGATAGAACCATTCTAATGGTTTCTCTTGAAAGACCAAGTACAAATTGCTTCCTCCCACGACCAATCTCAGAATAGTACGTTGGATCAGCAAAACTTGGTGTGATTGTTTCCTGGCCAGAAGCTAAATTTCCAGCATCTTCAATAAATGCATACTTGGCGCTTTGTAAGGAAAAAGAAACAATATCTTCTTGATCTTTAGCTTGGGGAGCATAGTAATTAAGCCAGAAGAATACTCCCCCATCCGCAACGCTAGTTGGTTGCCAAGAGACAGTTGCTGACATATCAGAAAGCTGGGCTAGGTGAAAGTTGTTACATTGAAATGGGTCTACTAAGATGGTATCTGAATATTCTCCTATATATTGCCCATAGATTGCGCAGACCCGAATATACTGAGGTTTTACCTTGTTCCTTACTATGTATGAGGTATCGGGTATGAAATAAGTATTCAAAGCAGTTTGAAAGTCAGGATCTTCAGCAACTTGAACTTTATAAAGACTCGCCCCAAGGACTGGGTTCCAAGATAAAGAAATACTTCCATCAGAAACTTGAACTGAGGCTTGAAGATTCTCAACCCTCCCTAAGCCAAGAAACAATCTAGTGGGTTGGGCTGGAGTGACTGCAAGATCGGTTTCTCCATTCTGAGGAGTCTTAGATGTTATAAGTGCGTATCTTTCAACCAAAGGAACAAGAGGAATGGTGACAGACGTTTCTTCTATATTCTCATACTTAGATAGATAGTTTTGAGGAGAAACGGAGGTGGAATCTGAGAGGTATATACAGTAGGAAACTTTGCTTTTAGAATCTAGTATGGGGTCCCAGAATAAAGTTACCGTCTTAGCTTGCGTATTATAGACTGGATCTTTAAGGGAGGGAGAAGGGGGAGGAGAAATAATAGGACTTAGCATCATCGTTTTAAGATTCATCGTAATTATACAATCCCACGAATAAGTGAACAATTTCTGGGTACCTTGTAAATAGATGCTCAGTTGGAAATGAAGGTTTCCATCTGGAAAGTAACTATAATGAGGAGTAAGAATTGTAAATTTCTTATCCCCCGCAAAGTTAATAGATCCAAGAGTCTTATTCCACTCTTTGACGAATAGGGTGGCAGTTGTCTGGTTGAAAGTTGGTTCTGTGGTGTCATACATGGCATCGATAACTACGGTGCCATCTTGATTCCTACTAATATGAATCTTACTAACCGATAAAGCATACTCTTGAGGGTAGAAATTTTGCATAGAATCAGGAGATAGTTCTATTTCAATATCTGTAACTTTGTACGAGTACTCACAACACCCATTTACATAATCAAAGCTAAGATCAAAGGGAAGAATATACTCATCGTTATCATCCAGGGCAACAATCTGCGACCCTTGAGATAAAGATGAAGGTTTAGATGTGATATCTATTTGTACACTTCTAAGAGGCAACCAAGCAGAGTCGGAACTGGTTCCATCTACATAGTTACAAGTGCTGGATAAGTAACAAAACACGCTGTTTCTATGAATTGGAGTTGTTTTGGCGATTACATACGAGTCAGAAAATGGAAAATCTTCCAACAAAGAAGGCATATTCTCAAAATCAAGATTCGTAACCAATCTAGACAACTCGGTTATACTATCAATAGCTTGGCGCCTGGTAATTTCTGGTAGCTCAGCGTCTTCTCCACCACTAGCAGGAAACGGATTCGTAATAGAGAATTCTAGAAGTTGCAATTCCTGGGTTACTGGATCTTGAACAAAGATTCGATCACAGCTCTTTATTGAACCGGCAATAACATTTCCCGCTGACCCCATGGTCTCCTCAACGGTAACTCGGACAGTAGATCCAGGCTGGGGTTGTTGACCGAGAAGGCTATTGCCAAAATAGATCTTAAGATTATTTCCAGATCTTCTAACTACGTATCCCCGATCATAAGGGGACATAAGGAATAAGCTATAGAATTCTGTATATATCTCTGGTGTGGATGATCCAGGGGGGATAATAGAAACCTCTATACGTGAGGCCTGATCAGTTAGTGGAACCGAAATGCTCCAGAATTCATACGTTTGGATCTTTTCTTCTACTTGAAACTCATGGACTGTTTCTCGAACCTGTTCCACATCTACTAGGAAATGAAAGTACTTGACTCCAGTCTCTGAATTCGTTGAGTATCTGACAGGAATAGAATATATTCTATTTTGATCATGGACTTGAATAGATGCCGTATTGTTATTTGTCACGGTAATACGGCAAGAATACATAGAAAGAAACTCAACATTTGATGCATAGAATTTATGCTTTTCAGGAATAACGAAACTTATACTACTTCTACTAAACATAAAAGGAACGCTAAATAGAACCTTTGCCCTTGCCTTAGATGCTGGCTTGGGCGAATAACCAAGTAACAAAGCCAAGTTTCTTATGTTATCCGACGAAAGAGCCTTAGTAAGATAAAATTCTCGATAAGCAGACGTAGAATAAAAATTCAGGTTGCTAATAAGAACGGATATTATGTTGGTAAAGTACGCCAGAAAATTTGACTTGACCCAATCAATATTCTCAATTTCGTTCTGTTCTTTAAAGAAGTCAATTATCTGCTTTCTGATTCTATCTCTAGAAGAATAAACTAATCCATCAATTTTGTTTGCCAAGTTCTATAACCCCTCTCTCATGTAAGTGAAAAGTCCTCTTCTCTCCCCTAATTGGAAATCAAAGGGGTGTGTGTTCCCGGTAGAAATATATATAAAGTTCTAGGTCAAAAAAATATACAAAAAATAAATCTTTGTAAAGAATCTTAGACGTTTAGAAGGTAAAGACCAGAAACAGAATCGAATTTTCGATTTAGCTCTGAAACTACAGATTGGTTCTTGTCCATAATAACTAGTAAAGATTGGGCAATATCCAAAGGATACAACTTTTTAGTGTATTCTAGAAACATGTACACATCAGTAACCTGAGGTTGGATTTGCTCTTCAGTTATACTCTGTTCTGTTTCCGCCTTTAATTTTGTAAACGTAATGTTGGTTTGGGTAGAACGTTCTACACCAACAACCTTTAACAAGGGATAATTAGCACCTTCTGGTTGTATTGGATGAATACAGTACGGTTTAACTAGATCAAAAACATAAGGCTCAAATCCAAACTCAGTCGGAATAACAAAACTGGTATCTCCTCCCAGATCTTGGTATCCACTCTCTTCCGCAGACATCTGGGAATTGGTTTCCTCGATATAAAAAACAGGCACCAATAGGAACTTCTTCCATTTCAATCCTGATAAAGATCCAATCCTTTCATATGGCCCTGACATAAGAGACTGGTCTTCCCACACCGTCTTATCTATATCAATATTATAATACGTAACAAAGAAAGGAATGGCATGCTTTGCATAGTACTTATAGACTAGATAAAAATATTCTTCTATGTACTTGGAAATTGAATGGTATAGTTGCAAGTATCCAAGCTCCTTTACATAAAGAAAGAAAGAGTCTTGTTATTTCTTATTGAGTTGGTAAGAAAGTTTCTTAGAGGAAGATACTCCGGTTCCTCTTGAAATTCTTGCGACAACTGGGAGTAATTTCTTCCTAGATTTGTCTGCGAATTCCTGAATTACAAGCTTAGAAGATAGAGGAATAGAACTAACATCGAGTTTCGCAGAAAGACCAGAAATATCATAGTTTATCTGGTTGCTTAGATCATATAAGTACTGGAGAACAAACTTGCCTTGTGGGAAAATTAAACTAACTCCCTTCACTTTGTATGAAACTGGGTCAACAGCCGGTCTCCATCTGTTAGGTATGGTATGCATTACGTCAAATCTATCTACTAATTGCATATCCTTTTGAGTAATCGCATAATCTATTAAGCCTGAGTGAGCAACAATGGGATTTACTATCAAGAGGCTACAGTAATAATAATTTGGGGAAGAAGATTGGCGACCGAGGACAGAAAGCGCTAAGGATCGTTCCTCTTGAGGGATAAACATTATTAACCTAGAAGCTACAACCTTCTTCTTAAAAAAGCCTTTTTGAATTTTTAGAAGAAAGATTCCGACCTCATCTATGTAAGTGGTTGCCATTGATGTATTTTTCCTCCGCTTACTTCTTTAAATTGTACCTTGCCTAATGAAATTAAAATAAGATTCCTCGGTAATAGCCACCTTTAGATCTTTAACTTGCTTTCTGTATTCCACCGTTATGGTCACAATGAAACCTTTCCGGTTAGGCAGATAAGAAATATCAATCTTAGAAATATTAGCCCTAGAATCGAAAGCCAGAAGAGAGTACTTAATTTCTTCTTCAATGGCTGAGCGAGTATCATCATCTGCTGGTTCAAATAGATATTTGTAAAGATTCGATCCAAAACTAGGATCAAATAGGTACGTCCCCCTAGGGACAATTAATATGTTGCTCCATGAGGATAAGATGACATCTAGATCATTTATCTTTCTAAAGTCTCCAGATGGAGAAATCTGGTGAACATAGTCAACGAGAATATCTTTACGACCAGCAACATTCTTTCTGAATCGATCTAGGTCTTTAATCATGTTTGGTTCTTACTTTATGCCCTCTCTCTATCTTTTCTCAGATTGAGATTTTTGTATTTGCTTTCTAGTATCTATGATGATAGACCCAATCTTTTGTACTTAAGATTAGAAGAGTCACTCAAAGCTTTTAGTTCTGCCTTTTCTCGTTCTTCGTCCAGCTTTACTTTCAATTGCAGGATATCGTAGAATCTCTTAACTGGCATTGCCATAATATCTTCGTAAGGTTGATGAAGGAGCTCCATCATTGCAAAGATATTCTCATTGAGAACTTTCAGGTAACTCATCACGGGGTTCACTTTCTTCGAGCCCCGACCCAAATACCATCCGAAAAAACTGTGAGACTAGATCAATATTCGATACTTGGATTTCCCCACAAGCTACACACTTGCTCCTAAATTTTAATTCGATTCCATACTTACCAAATTCATCCTTGTATTTATTAAAGATAAGTTTTCTATCAGGACTGGGCAAAGAAATGTAAGCAGAAATAATATCTTCCCTTGCTGTGTACTCATCCGTGGATCCAGAATCCAAAGTCTCCACGATTTTCTCTATAACAAGGGTTTCCGTTACTAGGTCTTCCATCATTTTATCAGGATAAGCATAATTCTTGGTTGCGTCTTCTTCCATGAAAATAGTTGGTTGTCTAAGAACGACAGTTATATTTGGACTGCTCGTTAATTGAACAGAAACCCTCTTTTGTAAGATACTCATCCCAGCCGCTTCAACAGGCTGGCCTACCTTAACATTCTCATTGTAAGGAGTCACAGAAAAGGCCTCAGCCAAATTAACAGAAACCGAATAATCTTTCCCGCAAGAAGTACAAGTTAGGTCATAGTTCCTAATATCTCCATACGTCACATGATACAAACCATATAGAAGAGCATCTCGATCTTTCAAGGTAACGTTCTTCGTAAAAGCCGAGTAATCTCGAATATGATCTGGTTTCCTAACAATGCAATCCCAAAGAGTTCGGTTTAGAACTTCTACAAGTCGGTTTGGAAGTTTAAAACTTCCTTTTAATCTCTCTTCATCCTGGACCGTCATTGTCCTCACTGAGAAAGTTTGAAGAGTTTGAGGAACAATGACATCATATTCTGGATATACAAGAGTTCTAAATCCTTTAAATAGCGGCATTTTTCTAGTTTCTCCTTTCTTCTTTATACAAAAATCGAAAAAAGAATCATCGTTTTTTGTTCACACAGTTATTTCTTCTTTGATTTTGTTTTGGCTCGCCTAGCTTTATAGCCAGCAACTCGGCCCATAGAAGCACAGAAGGCCCAGGGATCGGACACTTTGTCTTTCATTTTACTGACACAGGTTCGAATCTTTCTTTTTCTACCTCTAGTCATTGTCATAAAGGCTTTCTTTACACTTTTCTTAGTCCACCCTCTAGGGAGACTCGACCAAGCTTTACTTTTCGCCTCTAGAACTTGAGACTCGCTTATCTCTTCTCCTTCCTCTTCCTTCGAAGCACCAGAAATCATATTCAGTAAGAATCGAAGCTTATCTTCAAGTCTTCTTCTTCTCGCCATCAGCATATGGGCGCATGGACGAGGAAGGTCTGATCCAGAACATAAAGACTCAGTTTTATTCAAGTAAGAAATCTTCTTTAATTGAATACTAATATGTGCCTTTAAGATACATTCTGCTAGTGCATCTTCATCCTCTCCCGCAGACTCCTGGCAGGATCGATATAAGGGTTCAAGTTTAGAATCTAGTTCTTGGTAGCATTTGTAAAGAATAATTGTAAGAAGTGTTTGATAAGGAATCTTATCAGGATTCTTAATTAATAGAACCTTATCCGCTACGGTTTCAAAAGAATTGGAAAAAGATTCAGACTTTATTCCGCTTTCAAACACTTCTTTGTTACCATCAATTATAGAACTTATTGTTTCTAGCAATGTTTTTCGATACTTCTTTAAAGCCGCAATTGATTCTGCTAGCTCAGACAGAGACTTTCTATACTTCTGGTCAGAAAGAACTTTCTTATCTTTTGACCTAAGTTTCCTAAACTGGTCTAGCAATCTTTCTTCTTCCCGAAGAGCTAAGCCTAGTTCCATGAACAAAGTGGCTTTGCTAAGCTTAAATCCGCCACCTAGTTTAACTTTTGAGAAGTTCATAGACTCGGAAAGAAACTTCTTGCTCGTGCTTGCTCCATGTAAGCAGACCAAGTTTTCTCGTAGATTTAAGCTAGTTTTCTGGCCTATAACTTTTGAGTGTGCCTTAATAAAAGACTTAAATTTTTGCAAGATAGCTTCCTGCAACATATAAGATTCAGATAGAAAATCGATTGGAACTGGAATCTTCTTTCTACTCATAAGATAGTAAAGAATCTCAGCATCAGATGCATCTTCCAAAATGTACTTCTTCGCTTGTGGGTTCTTTGTTATATTAGAAAGAACAGATCTTGCCGTTACTAGAAATCGAATCGTTTCCTGAATTTTTTGCTTAGGACTTGTAGAACTCATAGCTTTGTTTCCTCTCTTTCTTTAGTAAGAAGTAACTGGAAAATAGTTACATTCCAGTTTGTATACGAATCTTATCTAATTGGAGCCTTGTTGCAGTTAGTTTCTTCATGGTTGAAACTATTTCTTTCTGAATCTTTGTTGAGCATGCGCTGGGATCTTTGGCTTTGGTACATTTAGGTAGCGAAGATCTAAGAGCATTAACTTGGTCCGTTAAGGCTCTAACTTTATATTCCTTTATGCATCGATCTGGATCTGGGTTAGTCCTACATGCTTTGGCGGCTTGGGAAAACTTCTTCTCGTAGACATATTTTGCTATCTTCACAATAGCCGCAGCAACAGGTAGAGCAATTCCAACAGTTGTAAGTGTAGAAAGCGCTCCCCCTAAAGCCCCTACTGAAGCTCCAGAACCAACCAAAGCTTTGGCTAAGCCTCCAAGACCCCAAGCAGTCATTGCTTTTCCTGCGCCAGCCATAGCAATTGCACCTGGTTTTTGCTCAGGTGGGGCAGCCGCAGCAGCTAATTTTTGTTGCATTCCTGCCACTTGGGCCTTGAGTAATTGGATCTCCTTTTGCCCGTTTTGAATTTGTTTCTGTAAATCCTGGATTCTTGTATTAATGGCATCCTTCTCAGCTGGTCTCTTTGCCACTGCTAGCTGAGATTGAAGCTGGTTCTTTCTTGCCTCAAGTTGTTTAACCTCAGCTTGTTTCTTTTGGATAGCCGTCTGCTCCCGAAGTAATTTCCTAACTATTGGATAATTGCGAGATGAAACCCCAAACAAAGAGGGTGGAATAAAAGATACCTCTTTTTCTTTTAGTAACTTAGAAAAAGGAGGAGAAAAAGATATAAATGATAGCAGAAATACTTCTTTTAGAGGTTCATTTTTAGACTTTTTTACTTGATCCAAAGACCCAGTTAAGTAGAATTCAAGAAGTTGTTGGTCTGAACATAAAGCAACGAACTCTCTAATTTTAGGGTTATGTTTATTCTTAACAAAAAGATACTTTCTTAATCCATACAATATAGCTGTAGTATATAGAAGAGATTTATTATCGGAATGTTCCATTCTATCTCTTTGTCTCCCTTATATTTGTAAAAGAAAACTCGCTTTAACAAAAAAAGAAAGGGTAGAAATTCAGATTTTTCTACCCTTTTCTTACTAAGAAAAAAACAAATAAGTGGAAAAAATACTTTACATCATTTTTCTCATCTTGTTTCTAATTTCTTTGATCTTAGCCTGAATTCTATTCGCACACTTCTTAGAATTCCTAACCTTTCCACATATCGCTATGGATCGTCTTAACTGAGCCTCTCTCTTTCTTAAGGCATCCACCTTGTACTTCTTTATGCATATAGATTTCTCTGCGCCCTTCTTCCTAGAACATGCCTTTGCAGCTTCGCTAAAATAACGATCATATACCTTCTTGCTAGCATAGATAATAAGAGCTGCCAACGCCACTCCCGCAACCATGTAAGCAGCCGGACCCAAGGACCTAATCTTCGACACAATGTCATCGGGGTTTACTTGGGGAGAATTTCGGACAGCATCAATTATGTCCTCCATACCCTGCCTGGCCTTAGCGGCATAGTCGGATACCATTTTCGAAATTTCGCTGCTGCTCTTACCCGCCTTAGCGCCTAGATTCGAAATAAACTCTTTAGCACTAGAAACGGCACTACCAATGCTAGGAAGACCACCCTGTTCAGACAATAACGTCTTCGCATAATTAGCATACTCAATTCCAACACTGGGGTCAAAACTTAAAGATGCTTCTCGAATAAGCATAGCAGCCAGATCTTTTCGAATCCTCTTTTTAGTTTCGGATAACTTAGTAGGAGTTAAGTTGGGAAGTTTCTTTCCTCTCTTCTGAAAGAAGACTCTGGCTTCGCTAAGTTTCGAAGACAGACCAAAAGATCTCAAAGGAACCGCTGAGGATATAGTCTGAATAATTTCCTTTTTCTCCTTTCCCATCTCAGAAGGAAGAATTTGATTCAGAATATGAGATGCTTTCCTTGAGAACTCATCTAAAAGAATCAGCTCCCGAATATAGTTCTTATCATTTGGTACAATCTTGCCAGTTGTCACCATTTCAAGCAACTGGTAATCAGATAACTCATTTAGGACAAGATTTTGAACTTGTTTCTTTCCTCTTGGAGTTTTTGCTTTTTGTGAAAGATATGAAGCGAGCTCCTTCCTAACCAAAGTCAATAGAAGAAGATTTTCTTTAATTGCATTCATTACTAAATTTACCTCCTTACACATTTGTTAAAAAATTCTCTATCTTCAGACAGTTTTTTGTTAAGTTTTTTCTCTTAGTTGTCATGTCCTTTTATCCATTTCTCAGTAAATATTTTGGGGAAATTATCAGTCTGAGATCAATCCCCCTCTACCAACTACCATCTCTAAGATCTGGTAATCTGTGAGTTCATTAAGAATAGTATCCTGAAGTTTCTTCTTTTTAGTTCTAGCCTTTGGAAAAGAAGCTATAGATTCCAAAGAACGCTTCTAGCATGAGCTAGTAATAATAAAATTTCCTTATTAACATTAATGTGCATTTTAGTTCTTTCCCCTTATCTCTTTTTCTTTGCAGGGAACCCGCCTTTCAAAAAGCAGGCTTCCCTCAAGCAAAGTTAAAAATGCTAGTAGGATCTGCCACCTTAGAAATTGCCAGAGAATGGTCTGTTTTCGGCCAATTTTTTGTTAAGTTTGTCTCTTAGTTTAGCTATCCTTTTATCAATTTCTCGGTTACACTTTGGGGGATTGTCAGTTCTCACGCATAGTTGTCTTGCTTTCTCAAGATCCTTGATTTGTTTCTGGAGTGTTTCAATCTCGTATTTCCTAACACAGCTTTCATAAGCTCTTTTTGGCAGCCCCTCGCATTTTGACTTTTCTACAGCTCGAGTGATGCGTTTTACTCTCGAAATAATCCATATAACAAATGTTATATAAGCTGCAAGAGGAATAATATTAAGAAGTTCCGGATTATGCCTTATCACGTGAAAAACAACATCTATGCCTTGACCAGTTTGTTCTACAAGATCTTTCAGAAAATTGAATACACCCCCAACACCCTCTTGTTCTGCTAAAAGACTAGCCTCCTGAAGGGAGAAAAGGTCCTCACTTCCTAAAGTTTTTTTGGACCGACTCAGACATGGTTTTCTGGAGCTTTGCCCTTAGTTTAGCAATCTTTTTCTGGATTTCCATATTGCACTTCTGAGGATTTCTGGTCTTAGAGCACAGTCTCGCAGATGACTGAAGCTGTTTAATTTCTGCCTGGATGGCTTGGGACTTGTACTTTCGAACGCAAGCATCAAAGGCTTTTCCTCTTTGTCCCCTACATGCCCTTGCAGCCTGAGAGAAGAATCTTCGATATATTTTTGTACCAGCATATAGAAGAGTTCCTGCCAAAGCCGCAGCCCCAATTCCACCAGCTAAAGCGGGATTAGTTTCAATCCACTTCTGGACAGGTCCCAGTTGTCCTTGCGCCTTATCTACAAGCCCTCGCATAGTGTCGTATGCACTTTGGGCTGCTCCTTGCGCAGTATTGTATGCACTTTGGGCTGCTCCTCCAACTTTATTCATAAGAGCGGAAGCTGCAGAAGGCACTTCGCCCATCGTATCAAGTGCTGTGTCGGTGGGTACTTCGCCTATCGTATCAAGTGCTGTGTTGGGACCCTCACCAGACAGCCCAGGAGCCACAGGCTTTTTAGCAGCCGCTTTAGCTGCGTTGAGCCTTGCAACCTCCCTAGTATAGGCAGCCGGGTCTGAAAGTGCAAGCCATGGATCGACAAAATCAGCTTCAAGAAGCATCTTAGCCTTGCCTAAAAGCTCCTTCTCCTTCAAGGGATCAAGAACCGATCTAGATTCAGAAATAAGAGCCTTTATAAGTTTTTGCTTAGTTTGAGTCTTAATCTTTGAAGCTTCCTGCAGAGAAACATATGGAATTTTCTTTTTGCCCTTTAGATATTCCTTAGCTTCGCTAAGACGAGAACTCATCTTGTAGAAACGAAGGGGAAGAGAATTTCGAATCGCTTCGGCAAATTCCTTACCAACTCCTGCTTGAAGGAGAATTCTAGATGCTCTCCTGGTAAAAGTCTCATGTAGGACTAACTCTCTAGCAATATTAGACTTGTTAGAAGTTACTATGCCTCCAATTACCATCTCTAAGATCTGGTAATCTGTGGCTTTGTTGAGAATAGCATCTTGGATTTTCTTCTTCTGATTTCTAGTCATTGGAAGAGAACTAATAGACTCAGAAAGCGAACTTCTAACATGACCTAGTAATAATAGAATTTCCTCATTAACATTAAGCATTTTTGGTTTTCCTCCTTGTTTTTCTCTATCTAGTAGGATTTTCTACTAAGCTTAGCATACAGAATCCAACACATTATGCCTTGGATAGTTTTTGTCTCTTTTGGATTAGTTTCATTAGCCTCTTTCTTAGAAATGCCTGGCATTTCGAAGGATTGGATGTCTTTCTGCATAGAGACATACTAGACTGGACTTGTGAGATTTCTTTCGCCAAGGCTTCCCTCTTAGCTTTCTGTACGCACTCATCAAAAGCAGCTCCCTTTAAGTGAGAACACGCTCGGCCATACGCACTAATATGCCTCCGATAAATCCTTCTTCCAGCATAAGCCAATAAGCCAGCCAACGCAACCCCACCAATAATGTGGGTTAGGGTTGGGTTGGAATCAACCCACTGCTTAACTTGCTGAAAAGAACCTTCATGTTTATCAATCATTTGCTTTAAAGCATTATAGAAATCTGAAATTTTCTCGCTCGCCTTATCAACTAGAGATGGAGTGGTGGCCCCAGGTTCTCCGCTAAGTGGTGGAACTTCTGTTTGTTCTGTTCCATAAGCAGACTCTGGATAGTGCCTTCCTGTAACTGCGCCAGAAAATTCGGGTCCAAGGCTATACTCATCCCCAGGTCCAGGTACAGATGCCGCTGGCTCGAGGCTTGTATAGTAGGGATGGGTAATTGGGTTTGGCCCAGTAGGTCCTCCTATATAACTAGGATGAAGGGCCATGGTTCCTCCAGATTTACCAAGTTCTCCGATCGCTTCTGGTGTTATAGTCCCAGCAGGAAGTGCATTCTCAGGACCTGCCCAGCCCCTTGCAGCATGGCGAACATCCTGCTGAGCAATTCGGGCAACGTCCGCTGGAGATGAGGATTGTCCAATTACCTTTTTCCAGTACTCATAAGGCGTCCTTAGGAAGAAATCTTTAGCTGCTTCAAGAGCGTCTCCCCTACCCTGTTCAGCTAAAAGTCTAGCCTTAGACAAAAACTCCATTCTTTTCAAATTATCGAAGGTACTCTCCGACTCTCGAAGAAACGAGGCAATAAGAACTGGTCTTAGATTCTTTCTTACTTTCTTCATTTCATTTAAAGAAAGAGAAGGAAAAGATTTCTTTCCAGAAACAAACTTTTTGACTTCGGTTAATCTGGAGCTGGTCTTAAAGATTCTTAGAGGAACAGAATATGCAAAGACCTCGGAAAGTTCTTTTAAGGAACTTGACTTCTTAGATATAGACCTAAGTATAGAAGCAACCTTAAAAGAAAAGGCCTCATGCAATATAACTTCCCTTGCAATGTCATGTTTCTTAGAAACCATTCGTCCATTAATTACCATTTCCAGAATCTGATAATCGGTTAGCTTGTTCAAAATAATATCTTTAGCACTGGCTCTGTTCTTTTTGGCAATGTAAGGAAGCAAGGCTTCTGAAAGAGCTTCTCGAATATGAAGTAAAAGAAGCATAGTTTCCTTTCTGGGATCATATTTAGCCATGTTTACAAAGTCTCCTTTCCAAGAAATATTCTTTTAAGTGTGCTTATATACTTATCGACGTCCACCATATGTCTTAACAAGCTCTTTAGATCCTACAAATTGCTCCTGGATTCCCTTAATGTAGTTCAAAACCCATGGTTCTCGATAAGCATAATCAACATGGAATGGAATTTCAACGTCCAACCTAGCAATCGACTCAATATCAAAGGAATACAAGTCCTGAGGATCCTTTAGAGGGAAACACCCATCATAGCAAACAAAGTACTCAACCGAAACACCATCTGGGGCAGTGGTCCAGTAATAGATCAAGCAACCAAAGGTCTTCATAGAATACCCATCGCCCTGGTCACCATCAATAAGATCAGTAGCCCCAGTTCTATAGTCTCTAATCATCTTAATCCAAGCATGGAAAATGTTGAGAATAGGAACCTTGTTAAATTCTAAGAACTTTATAGAAATTTCATTACCATAATCAATGTTACCTGGCACTGCCCACTTCAAACCACCAAGACCAGGTAACTCAACTTTGGCCAGAGTTCCCCCAACTGGAGTTACAGAAAGACATGACGCAGATAGAATTAACTGGACTTCTGACAGAGAAGTAATGTTACTATCTAGCAATGAAACATAGTCTCCAAGCGCTCGAGGCAAACGATCAAACCAAGTAAAACCATACCCTGAAGTATAAGGATCAGCAGTTCCAGTTAACCCACCAAACTTACGACTAAATAGATTTTCCCTTAGAGCAGCAAAAGACGTTTTCATTCAGACTACCCCCTATTTTTAGAAGCGTGTGTATTTTTGTCCTTCTTGGATTTTGTAACCCTTCTTTTCTTTTTACTAGGCAAAGAAGCAGAGATGATTGAGTTTCCAGCCGCTATGGAATCTGGATATGGAACTCGGAGGACAGACTTCTCTCTAGATGGGGCTGGAGAGTCTATTGGCAAAAAAGACTCAGCAACTTTTCTAGCATATTTCATGAACATAAACTCTACCATTGGATCAAAGAAGAAATCTGAATCCATCAAGAAGATCTCCTCTTTTTGCAAAAAGATAGAATTTCCTAATATTTTGTTCTTAACATAGTTCAAATCTACAGAAAATGGATACTCAAAATATGAACAAATTAGTTTCTTAGTTACATACTAAGTTTATTCTTCTTGTTGGGATGTTGGGAGGCTGGAGGGACTTGTTTTCGAAAGAGAGACTTTTCTTCGGACTTGCATCGCGGAATCAACAGCTTCGATAAGCTCATAAATCTGCTCTTCTTCAAGAAGACCAGTTCCTGGACCATTTTGTCCAACTTTTCGAACCATCTCAAACTCATCTTTCAAAGATCTAGATATCTCCTTCCTTATTTCTAATAGCACTCGGAATAACTCGCTCAGAGACTTAACTCTTTCCGTGTAAACCATTGAGTTTCTAAAATCTGGCCGGTCTGGAAAAAGGAGGTCTATCTTCTTCTTTGTATGATCCAATTCTTGGATTAATTGAAAAAGAGCATTTCGGTTCGTAGCAAATTCTTGAAGCAAAGAATTTAGTCGTTCCTGGGGATCTATGCTATTAGGATTCGTGACTCCAGGAAGACCACACCCATCATCTATTGATACCGGAAGGTCCAAAGATGAAGAATTCTGGTCTTCCTGGAGTAGGGGATCTTGGTCTTCGAAATCAATCGAGGTAGTTAAACTTTCGTCTTGGGAACTCATAAGTCCTCCTAGTTTTGGCCCAACTAGAAACCGGAGTAAAGTAACCAACAACGCGAGTGATGTAATCTGAAACTTTCTCCCCACAAATTGGACATATTTCCACTTTCTTTAAGACGGAGTGCCTATTTGGACATACAGAAAATACAGGATTCAAGGCAAAGTGCTCAAGACCACATGAAATGGCATATTGAATTAGTTTTTTCATTTGGTCTTTCGTTGCTGGGGCTCCAATATTTAGATGACTAATCATACCACCTGTAAAGTACTTACTCATAATTCCATCAATTCTAGCTCTATCAAATAGGTCAATATCTAACCACAAAGGAACGAATTGGTTAGCATATAACATATGCTCATTGTCTCCAAAAAAGACCGCATCCTTTCTTGCCGACACAATAGCTGCGCCTTCTGCAGGAACTTGCTCAATGTTAATTGGAATAGAATACTGGTCTATTTTATCTTTAGCTAATGAATTTAGATAGTTTAGAATTTCGATGGCAAAATCTTGATTCTCAATTAAATCATAGCCCATGTACCTGAGTCCCTCATAGAAACCATTTATACCAACCGTAGAATAGAACATACGATCCAAATCAAACCACTTAAGAGGACTAAAGAATTGGAGACTCCCCTCTTCGATCTTATCCCTAAGAAGCATTCTATGAGCATAAAGAATCTTTACACTATCTTCAAAAGAATCTGCAATATGCATCTTAAATAAAGACTTATCTCCTCCGCTCATCCTACCTAGTCGTGCTACGTTAATTGTGCACACCCTGTGTGAGCCAATATTAATACCTCCATTCCCAAAACTATCAATCCCCTTGTATTGCATCAAATCAGCAACATTATTAATTAGTCGGCAACAAGATGCAATCTTTGCATAATCAGTTGTTATAAAGATATTAAAGAGCCCTTCTCGATTATAATTAGCAACCTGGTCTATAAAATCATAGTCTAAACTACCATTTGCAAAAATATTACAGGTAGTAACTGGGAATCTATATGGCAAGTTGGTCATGGGATCTTTATCGGCCATAAACTTTAAGAAAATATTTTGCACTTCTATAATAACGTCTTCTATATCTTTAGCACATGTACCATCTGGAAAGTAATGATTATCGAAAACTCTCTCCAAAGTAGGCCTATCAAAAATAGATACGTTTGTAAAGGGACTATTATGAGCATAGATTCCAGAAGAACAAACAAAATTCTCATCTCCTTCAACGGAAATATCATACACGTAGTTATCTACTGCTAAGTTAGTTTCTATTTTTGTAACAAATGCAAGTTCTTTGGTTAGGACCTGAGATGGATTATTTGGATCTTCCGATTCAACAACTACTTGCATTCCCGGTTTGGTCTGGTTAGGAGAGAACGTTCTAATTATTCCATTTTCATCTTTGTAGAAAAGACTATGGTCTTCGGTGGTAGAGATCTTGGATCCATCTTGAAGGTACAGATCGTAGAGATCATTTTTCCTAACATGCTTCTCAACTGCGTAGATCTTGTGGAACATTTCTGTTCCATCTTCCGTATTAAATGACTTGGTGTAGTAGGAATCACTTCCATTTAACGGAAAGTAAAGATCGAAATTGGTTGATTGGGGAATAAACCTATCAACAAATTTACCAATTTCTATATCCATCGGCTCTAATTCAACGAGTTCTATATCGTAATCTGGTGGAAGAATATGTATTGTTCCATTCTTCAGTGTAATGTAAACCATCCCATCTTCTTCTCGAATGGACTTAATGTTTTGTTTAACGATTGTCAAGCTTGGGTAAATAACTTGTTTCTGATTTGGCATGCGTATATTTCTCCTTCTCTTTTTTTTCTAAACTAAGTGGTTAGGACTCGATCTGCTAAACGAATAGTTGGGTACAAGTAAGGAACAACCTCTATGTTACCAGAAGAAGGTATTCGAACTACCACTCCCCCAAGATCTGGTTGGACTTTTCCGTAGCAATTTACCAACTTTGACCATCCTCCCCAAAGTTTCCAACATGGAGCTTGAATAAGAACTCTTGATGGAAATTTCAAGCATAGGAATCTATGAAGATGTCCTCTTGCATATAAGTCAATTTTATCTCCTATTCGATACAAACTTTGATCCAAGAAATTAGACTCTCTTTCCAAAGAGGTAGACAAATAGATTAAACTCTGACTTGAACCATGGACAAAGAAACACCTGGTTCCTACATTCTTCAATCTAATATTAGCAACTAGACCAAAGAAAGTCCCTCCCAACCTTAAGGTCACAAGTTTATCTAGTGACAAATCTATAGAATTATGATATCTAGATCCATCAACTGAGATAATTAACTTCCCACCAGATACCAAAGGGGTTAAGATCTTAGAGGCCACTTGAAGTTGAGCATCTAACTCTGCGGTTGTTAACTGGCGCCCAAATTCTCTTCTGTTATTTCCTTCACATATATCTCCAAGAAGAACAACGGTATCACACCCAGATGCCTTCTCACAGAAATCATTCCAATATTCTAATAGAACTTTTTGTGCGGAATTTGCTCTAATCTCAAGTGAGTCACCCGAAAAGTCACTCCATAACCCGTACAAACTTCCTACATGGAGGTCCCCAACAATTGCTATCTCTCTCGATTTAGATGGTAGTCTTGGCCTCTTTTTTGATGCCATTCTACTTTCCCCCTCTATTATGCACATATGTGAACTAGGTTTGAAGTACATGTATAGATCTTACAAAAAGTAGGTCCTGACAAGAAAGAAAAACCTCGAGAGGGGAGAAAGCATAAAACTAATGTAATCGAATTTCGTTAGACTTCAAAAATTTCTATACTAAATGGATCCAGGTCATTAGGAGTATCTGGTATCTTCTCATTCATAGTAAGGGCATCTCGTTCCTGTTCTATTGTTTTGGTTTGTTTCTTTCCTCCTTCTTTTACTACATTCACACTACTAGAAACTTCTTCTAGTTTATTGTAGTCAATTCGTCTCGATACTATATCCTTCATAGTAAAACCAAACGCGTACAATTTCTTCTTAATCGAACTGGTAGTTCGATATGGAAGAACCTCGGCAATTTCTTTAAACGAGCATCCCTTTCGAGCCAAGTCTAGAAGAACCTGAATTTCTTCTTCTGACCACCCTAAGTTCTTGATCAAAGTCTATCTCCCTCTCCTCTCTCTTTCTAGTCAATAAAAGTACAAAACTTTTCAACTTTTATTTTTATGTTCAGAGAGAGGTTAATTTTCACCCCTACTATCACCAAACAACAAGACTAAGCTCCAGTCTTCTGATTAGAAAAATTAGAACATAACTCCAAAGCCGTCATTCGTTTAGAACTTTTTACTCGGTAGACTCGAATCTTTTCGCAATATCTAAGAGAATCTCCACCAACTCGAAACTTGTTATTAACCGTATGCACAAATCTCTGAAATTCGTTTCGAATCTTAGATCGAATCTGAGAATTCTCTCTAATAAAAGTTGCTATAGCCTGTTTAGGTAGATGATACTCTTGTATAAGGTCATTTACAAGAAACCAAGAATAGTTGACAAATAAATCTGCTAGAGCAACTGCCCCAGCAAAATTCTGAGATAAGTCCATGGTAGTTTCAACTACCTGGGAAATATAGGAATCCGTCCTTTTAGGAGGTCTAGAAAAAAGATCTCCAAACCTTCTTCCTTCAAGAATCAAATGATATGTACTAGCCCCAATACAATAAGGAATAACCCACTTAGTAAGATCATGGGGGTAGTAGAAACCAGAAATGCATTTAGAAATAATTCTATTCGCGGTCTCAATATTGAACAATTTCTTTAAGTACATCCAGAGAAGATAAAGACCATTTAGTTTCATAAGACCCTTGAAGATCTCATTCGTATACGTGTTAAAGGACTTGCTTTGGCCAACATTCGCGTTGGGATCTACCGAAATATCGGAAGTGACAGATCGAAAGAACTTCTTTGACATATCTGAAAAATCAAGCTCATCTCTAGAAATTCCAGTAAGTTGAAGAAGTCTCTTTTTCTTCTCCGTGGTTCCAAAAGATGTATAGAGGTCACAAAAATCCTTATCATAGTTAATAGAAACATGCAACATGTCACCTAACCCCCTCTGAATATTCTATTATTTTAGTTTGTAACTTAGTGCATTGCATTGAAAGAAGATTGTGGTGAAGTTTGCTTATTGATTGGAAGTGTGCTAGGATCAACTAGTTGGCGAGAAACAAATACCCTCTGGTTAGAAGATGAGGGAAAAGAAGAAGTTCTTTTAGAAAAATCAAACTCGCCATCAATAACCACATCTAAAACCTCCTTTATATCTTCTCTTAAAGACTCGTACTTGAAACCCGTATAAAGAATCGTTCTTAGATTATTGTTTTTACAAAATGTGGCTAGATCCAAAAGCTGATCTGGATACAAATTAAATTCACCGCCGCAAAACACAACAGAATCAATTAGAGGTAGTCGGGATCTAATTTTTTCCTTTATTTCATCCAATGACATTTCAATGCCGTAGGAGGGATCTTGGAGTTCTGGTTGCTGGCACTTATAACACCGCCTATTGCATCCTGCGCAAAAAATCGTTAAAGAAATCCCCAGGAACGGATCATCATTTAACGTAATCGAAAAAGACGCAATAGGTACAAACAAGAACGGTCTTCCTTTCTCTTACAAACCAGACTTTCTTTTTTTTTGATTACTGGTGAGGAATAAAAAGTAATTTTTGTTCTAGGTTGGAGAGAACCAAAAAAAGCAGAAAAGCATCCTTAAACCAGAAAGACTAGAACTAAGAAGAAAAAAGAAAAGAACTCAGCCAAATCGCAACAGATCTAGGCAATCTGTTTTCTGAGGATAGCACTCACATTCTACAAAAATAGAATTATCACAACAAATTATAGAATGGACTCTTTGGCACCATCCCTTAGCCGAGTAACAAACTAGGTCTGAATAAGAATCACAATCTCGCGGGTCTTCTGGGACAATCATTCCGTTATCCAAAACTTTAACTTCGACAGGACGAATAATAGTCATTTTCTTTCGCCCTCCGTATCTGGTAATTTAGACTTCCTCTTTTCCCCTAAAGAACAACCACGATGAAGACTTGTAGTAACCAGGAACCTTAATTAGGTGGAAAAGTCCCTTTATTTTAGATCCTTCAAAAACTAACGAAATCTTCAGGTCATCTTGCCAAGATAAGATACGACATATGCCATAATCCCACTTCGTATATTCATTTCTTTCAGGACTTCGTAATAAGGCTTGCTCTTCTGAATGATCTGGAGTTTGGAACAACATGATTTTCTGATTAGATTTCTCAGGAAGGACTAAGTAGAGCTTCCTAGTAGCAAAACTAAGCCAAAGTTTTCGCTTTTCCTTAGGATGAAAGGGAGGGTACTTAATTCTTATATCGTGGTGAGTACTAGGTCTCCTATGAACAAGGATAATGAAAAGCGTCTTTTGCATTTCTCTTACTTGATGCCTCTCTTTTCTTGAACTAGACGAATGAAATCTTTGTAAGAAACATTTTGAACCAAATTAAATAGAAGAACAATACTCACATCATTCCTTGGACTACAAAGATAAGACACTTCTTTGGGGAGCAACTTGTCCAGAACGAGATTCATAGTTTCGTATGAAAAGCAACATATCGCATCGAAATAATTCTTCTTACAAACAAGGAGAGGTTCTTTTCCGGATCTTTCCGCATCTCGCTTAGTTTGGTTCCAGAAACAAAGAATGCCATGTTTCTTATCAGGTAGAAGAAAATCAGCTAGATCAAACGAAGAATAAAACTTCGTCTCAACATTGAAGATAGAGCAAAATGTAAAACCTTCACCTTTTGTACCACAAAGATCTCCAGATTGCCCTTTAAGAGACTCTCCACTTCCCTCCTTGAGAACTCTGGAGGTAAAGCGGGCTCCTGAGGAATGGCTTCGCCACAACAGGTCTTTATCTTTTCCCTCGCTAATCCACAAAGATAAGATCTTAGATACAGTTCTCTCAAATGAAGATCCCTTCGCTTTTCCATTCATGCTTCCATCACCCTACATCAACTACTACCATAGGTATCGAACCTAGCTCAAGTTTATCTATTAGTTCTCTTTTTTCTTCTTTCCCCTCGTCTCCAATTGCCTCATTGATAGGAATCTCCCCAAACGGAGTTCTTAGATTTCCCGAGTATCTCTTTCTAATAGCCCCAAGTTGGATCTTAATATCAGCCAAAGCAAATTTCTTAAACCACATCTCGAAACTCACTGGAATGGTCGATAAGTTAGAAGCATGTATCGTTTCGTATTCTGCGACTATAGGACCAGAATTTGGTCTGGGAGAGATTCGAACTATATTAGGATGCTCAAACTCGTACGTAAAATCAAAAGATGAGAACAATTTAACCGTCTTAGCAACTTCAACGTTTAGCGCCCATTCTCTCAGTTCAAACTGAGTAAAGGGACCCAGAGGAGGATGACCAAAAAGAAGTTCTTCTGCCGCAGAAAAATACAATTTAACCAAACGAATTATTTCTAAGTGCGCTGGATCTACAACATAGTACTTATTATAAGCATCTGGAACTTTGTCCCGGCTAGGATCAATGGTAGCCGTCGCTTTTCTGGGTAAGTAGAAAGAAAATTCTCTGAGTGTATTATTAACAATGTAGTTTGAAATATCCGTATCAGAAAACTCAACAATCTGAAAAGGAAAACCTAAGTTCATTTTTATGTAATCTAGAACAGAACCTATAGTTAGCATGCTTTTTTATCCTCTTGTAAAAAAGACTATGCTATAAAGAAGACCATATATTTGTTCAGATCTAAAATCTAGGTTCCATAGGTGAAACCAGAGAAAAAGCCACCTTTCTTTCTTCAGGGTTTAGGTACTGCTCAAAGATTGTGAAGATTGTGCCTTCATCTCTAAATATACCCAAGGCATCACAAACCTTCATGAAGTCAGCATAACTAGAACGTTTCTTCAAGATGTCCAGGCTATTTCTAATTATGGAGGCTCTTTTAGAAAGATTCAAATCTCGTTCCATAAACTTACATAAGACCTCAAAAGATACCAGCTTTAGGTTCCTAGATACAACCAGATTGAACTCTTCTTTATCGACCTTGGTAATACTATGGATTGGGGTATAGTCTAAAGAGGAGGGAAAAATTGGCTCATCATTTATAACAGAATCGTAGATTTTGTCCATAGAAAGACCCGCTTTTGCCATATAACGGGCAATTTTATATGCCTTTTTGTACCCAACGTTCTTAATATTAGGAACGCTGTCTGAGCTATCTCCTCCAATAGCTAAAACCAGTGGAAAATAAGAACAATCTAAGTCATTCGCTCCTGGATCTTTTAAGAAAAAAGACATAAGATCTGATCTGGAAATAACACTTATCGTTCTTTTGTTTTTAACCAGCTGCTTAATTTTATCTCCCTGGGTTGTTGAAAAGCACTGGAATAAATCTTTATCATTAGAGTATATGACAACTTTTTTACTCTCAGCATCAATCAGGTTATTTCTAAGAAGATAATAGGGAATAAAGTCAGCTTCTAAATGTTCTAACTGAATATTACATACTGAAGGCATAGCATTGCATACATCGACACTCAAGTTCATGTTTTTTCGAAGCACCTGAAAAAATAAATCTTTGTACTCATCATCTAGGCCATAGAACGGATCTAGTTTCCTAGCAATCTTGTAACTAGACATAATATTCTCGTGGTAGAAAGATCGGCCCACTTCATGAAAGAATATAAAAGAGACTTCTATGTTCCTAGATTGGGCAAATTTCCTATGAAATTCAATAAAGTAAAGAATCGCAGATAAGATACTGGTATCAATTCTTGAAGTCCTAGAGGCTATATCACAAACATACTCGACAAACTCTTTCATATAAATAGATTGAAGGCAGTTTCTAAGATCAACAAAAAGAAGCAAGTCTTTTTTCTCGCCGCTACTAGGATCCAGAACTAAAGAATCCAACACACTATAAGTAGGAATATACGGAATTAAAGACCGATCCCACATGTAAGAAGATCCTCTCTCTTTCCCCTTTTATTCTTCTAAGAAACTAGCTTTGCAGTAACAAGAAACAGGAACATTAGATACCAAGCCCTCAAACTTAAATATCATATTCGAAGAAGTTTCTTGGGATGCCAGAATCTCAACACGAATGTCTTCTCCATCATATGGTACTAAGAAGGGGAAATCAGGAACGGATGCAATTACGTCATTTTCATTATCGTCTAATTCGTCGCTAAGAAGAGATCCTACTTGTAGGTTATCTTGGACAGGAATTGAAAAGATTCTAGCAAACTCGCTCTGGTTTAAAGAATGGGTTGTAAAAAGAATTTGCTCCTTTGAAAAATGAACTTGGACCGAAGATGAACTAAAACTTTGGTTACATGCTCCAATCTTAGCACAAATGCTAAGGGGAACCCTAGCATCTACTATCGATGAAAACGTGCTTAGATTCATTAAGGACTCAATCGAGTCAACAAACTTGTTATCCAAAAACTCTCTCGAGGGCTTGAGAATCTTAAGCATAGAAATGGAATCAGAAATCGTAAAGAACTCATCATGAATTGCTAACTTAACATCTACGGATTTGAAGAACCCTTTAAAAAGCTCCAATTTCTGTCTAATATTACAGATGGGAACAGAAATCGTATCAATCCCTGAAAAAACAGGTTTGAGATCAATCATAAAAAGAACAGTTCTGTTGGTAGATAACTGCTGAATAAGAGAATTCTGGATGTCTACATCGTTACATAGATCTTTGAGAATTGAGATAACATCCGTAAGAGCTTTAAATTTATCCTTATCAATTGTGATTTCTTGCATTTTGCTTTTCTCCCCTCTCGTATTTATTAGTCGTCTTCTTCCAGAAGACTTTGAATCCTCTCAACAAGAAGTTTCGATTCTTCATTATCCTCTATCTTTCTAGAGACAAGAAGATAAATAAACTTATCCTCTGATTTAGAAATGAATTTAGTTGAGTGTAGTACGACCAAACATTTCTCTAAGACCTCAATCATTTCTAATGCGTAATCTGTGATCGAGTTCTTTAATGAGCTAGGAACTAAGAAAATAACAAAGATATGGGGTTTCTTGTTCTTTATAACAAGCTGGGTTATATAGAAAACATTGCCCAATTTTAGAAGATCATCTGGCGAGGGCGCAGATAAAAATAACTTATGGGCAGATTCTTCGTCAATATCATCTAAATCAACCTTCTCGAGGAATGGGTTTTTGGTCGGTGGTCCTTTAAGACAAGCACAAATATTTTTTAACAATGTTTGGTAAGTTTGAAGTTTCTTCACTTTATGTTCCCTCCTCAAATTACTTGTCCGCAAAAATTTTCTTCACACTAGGAACTATAGCGTGAGTCTGAAAAGACACATCACTGCTAGCAAAATCTTTACTATTTGCATTATATGAAACTTTGAAACTCCCCACATTTAGAAAGCTCTTAGAAAGATTCCGATAGAAAGATAGATCTATTCCATAATCTGACAAGATAATTACTTGTGGATGCACACAAATTGAGAAATCAAAAAAGATAGATCTAATCAAATTGGAATAGCTAGTTGATAAAGCAGATGCTATTATAAAGTTCCTTTCTATGTCTTCAGAGGGAGTGGAAGGAGTAAACTCAAAGATTTTATTCTTTGCTGGTACAAAGGCTTTTCTTATAAATTCATTATAGAACATTTGCCTATATTCTAAACTGTGTCTTAGATACACGCTAGTAACCAGGGCATCAAATATTCCTTCACATAGAACAATAACCGGTAGAGAAGAAGAATTCCTTCTGGGTTTCGTTGCCAGATAGTAATCAAAAAGAGCTAGGTACTTAGCTCCGTTCATATTCTTAACTTCTCTTGGAAGCAAAGAAAAAGATCGATATCTCGCCGAAGAATTTTTATCGTTCTCTTGAACCTTTATATTTCTACCAACAAGCTTGGTTTTCTTATAAGTTACAAAGAAAATGTAATCATTTCGATAAGTTTGGGCTTTTTGAGTTAGTTCATCCCACTCTAACGATGAGTAACTAGATAGCAAGAAATCTCGATTTTGATAAAGAAACATACCAACATCTAAAATAACTCCAGGTACAAAATTACGAAACACTCTGGCTGCATTGTCTGGGGTAAATACCTCTGGAGGTAAATTCAATCTTCGCCATAAGTACATAGACTTTTCTAGGTTACTAGAAACTAGCTTGGCATCTATTTCTTGGACAAGTATGTTTGTAGCAAACTCGGAAAGAACCTTATCTGCGTTTGAAGACATCTTATCAGAATTAACTCGAAAAAACTCACCAGCCCGATTAACAAATTCTCGTATCCTGGTAATTTCATCTACACAATCGTTTCCAAGAATTTTTCGAACTAGTTTATCTAGGGTTCCGGCCGAATCACACCTAAAACAATGGTAAATGGGTTTCTCTTTGTCGACATACAGATGGTAGTGGTTTTTGTTTATTTCTCCAACTT